AACACCACCCTCTTTAAACCATTTTACTTGTCGCTGGCCTGTAAAATATACTTGCCATAACGCTGATGGAACTCGTCAAAGTTCTTCAGCTTGGTTGGCTGGAATGGCAGGTTGTATGTGGTAAGTGCAATTCTAGCACCCATAACAACCAACTCAGTTTCAAAGTTCTTCATCATGTAAGCAAAGAAGTTATCGGCCATTTCATGGAACTGTTTATCGGATGTCTTGCGCTCAATAGCACCTTTGAGCTCGTAGCACATGGAGATCACTAAACTATACATGGCTGACACTTCTTTGACATTGAGTTCTTTTTCTTTGCCAGCCAAGATATCTTCGGGCTTGGGCATACGTCCGGCAATCTTACGATGTGCCATAAACTTCACAGCAAGGCCCTCACCGATAGTACCAGCAACCAAGTTCATCAAGGTGTCGTCGTCGCTGTCTTCGTCTTCAAGCAATTCACTCACAAAGGTCCACGAGCGTGGGGTGGCAAATGCACGGCTTGCACTCTTGGCGTCAAAGTCGTACAGGTCCTGTTTGGCAAAACTCAAGTAACCCACCACGTCCTTGTGGATATTGTTGTTCACTGCCCACTCTTGGTAACTGGCAAAATCCACTTTCATCTCTTGGTGGATGAAACGATTTGCCAGCGGAGTTGGCATACGATAAGTAACACCTTTGTCGCTTTCACGATTGCCTGCGGCAACCATTACAACATTTTTTGGCAGTGCATACTTGCCAATACGTCGATTCAGGATCAACTGATAAGCCGCGGCTTGAACACTGGGTGCGGCACTATTAAGTTCGTCCAAGAACAGCACCACCAGCGGATACTGTTCAGCAAGTTCTTCATCGGGCAGTTCAATTGGAGGAGCCCAATCCATCTTGCCCATGTCTTTGTTGTAAAAAGGAATACCACGAATGTCTGTAGGCTCCATCTGACCCAAACGCAGGTCAATCATATAGCCGCCAAGCTCGGCAGTGATGTCGGCTACCAATTCCGACTTGCCGATGCCAGGAGGACCCCAAAGGAATAAGGGTCGTTGTTTTTTAAATGCTTTGAGCAGACTCTTGCGAGCTTGCACTGAAGTGACGGTTCTTGTTTCTGACATGGCTGTGTCCTTAGGTTACGGTTAAAATTAATTGCTATATGGCTATTGTATATTAAACAGACTTCTGCGTCAATCTGTCAATGATTTGTTGTTGCAAAACAGCAACATCATCACGATCCACATAAAAATCAGTGCGTGGGTCGTAATACTCTCCAGCTTTGGGATCGTAATACAAGACGGCGCCACTAGGGTAGTGGAACGGACCTTCCAGGCCCTTGCGTGGACCATATTCTTGGTTGTGCTTGAAAACGGTATAGGCCATGTTATACACCCATTTCGTAGAAACTGACAGTAGGATCAAGTCTGAGCAATTCTTCGGCACAACGGGTCAAACGGCGCATCTTGTCACGCACCATTGCAGGAGGCAGTTCGCCATCACAGGTAAGATTTTCAGGACTCATGTCGCTGTCGATACTGTTGGCAATGGTCTGGCGATCTTTGGCATTGAGTAGGCTCAATTCGCGTTTATTCCAAATCTTAGCCCAGGTATTCTTTTGGGCCACATAGGCTTCTAGTGTGCTGATGTTCACGTCTGCTCCTTTTTAGTTTCTATACAAGTATTATAGCGAATCGGGCATTAATGGTCAACCAAATGCTTTTACCAGCCCTGTAAACCCAATTGCAAGGGCTACAATATTGACCAACAACTGTGGTTTATTTGCAACACGGATGCTCCATGCCATGAACAGGATTGTGCCTAAAAAGAAGGCAAGTATATTGTAAGGATAAGCCGCAGGACCCACGGCATTGAGACCATGCCCTGCTATGATAAACACTGCTCCAGTCCACTGTAAAATATCGTTTGTTTTTAAGTTCATACCCATATTATAGCTGAACGGGCATTAATGGTCAACCGGAGTTCTTACGGTGCTGTTGCTTGCAGATCAAAAGGTTTTACAAAGTATTCTTTGCTCATGATCACATTTGGCTTTCCTATACTTTTTACCCGGGCTAATATTGTTTCAATTTGCTCAACACCGGTGAGCCAGCAATGATATACTTCTGGGTCAGACAGTTGTATATTGTTAATTAGATCTGTGGTTTCTTCGGCCCTAGAGCCAACAAATAAGTTTTTTGCAGTGAGCCCGCGTAGATATGGAAACAGTGGTAATTCTCTGTCCAATGCCAAATTCCATTGCATATATAGAAAATCATCTATTCCGTGTCCTTGTAATTGATGCACAAATTCATGAGACGTTTGTTTGAGAGTTTCTAGCCAACGTATCATCATCCAAGTTTGTTTTAGGTATAGGTCTGGTAGATACCAAAAATGTAAACTCCAGTCGTCAGCTTCTTGGAACACACATGAATCACTCCTCACAGAGTACCATTGGCCATCTCTGAGATTAACACGAGGTTTATCAATGCCATTTAATTGTATACTGCGACCGGTCCGGTCCTGGGTCCTCCGCACATCATCGTTTTGTGTGCCTAAAATAGCACGACTATTTTGATTTATTTTTGACTGGCCACCATTGTTGTAGATCCAGTCCAGTTTGTTCTTGTTAAAGTGCTTGACCAACATGTTTTTATCACCCCATCGAATCTGGGTGATTTTTAAATCGGGCATCCAGTGTGTCTTTACAAAATTTGCCGAGTCGATGGCCATTTGATTATCAAAGTTCAATTGACCTTTGTTCCACCAATCTCTTGAATAAATTATCAATTCATCAATCTTGACATTGTTTCTTAAAAAAGCCTTTAGTATAGTATAGCTGTCGTACCCACCACTCCAATGCAGAGCCACATGATCATATAGACCTCGTATGCTCATTACATGACGGTCCACAAGATCATTCAGGCATGTTTCAGGCTCCACAGTCCAGTTGACTTGATCAAATCTATTTTCTAACCAGCTATAAGTTATCTTACCAGTATCATAGTTGGCCAGTTCTATTGCTTCGAGACGATTGGTTGCACGTTGACCATTTATAGTATATGCCACATCAGCAGTAGACGACTCACTGGCAATTATTTGCTCATAATAATTTTTGTCGTTTTCTAAAATTATCATTTATTTTTTAACGTTGAATTTTTTAACACGTTCTCTCAACGAGGTAATTTGTTGCCACATTTGTTGCTTGTTGTTGGTTGAATCGGCTACTCCGGCAAAAGATTCTATAGTGGTTTTCATCTCAGCAGTATTTACAGCTCGCCATAGTTCTCGTTTAAGATAAGCACTTTTCACTGGGTCCAGTGTGGGTTTAAGGGCTAGTCCAACAAAACTGTTGAATCCTGGGGCTCCTGTGTGCTTACTCACAGACAGCAATGGTATTCCATCCAGCACTAGATCGGTGTGGTAAGTGCTGCCTACAATGTGTATTTTTCCAGCCTTGACTAACGACATTACATTAGGACCATTGCTTATCAAGGCCAGGTCTATTTCTTTGCCCATAATTGCTCTTAGGATTTCGGGTGTACCTTTGTAGTTCACTATCTCTATCGGCTGACGTGTATGTTGGGCCATGGCCTGCGTATTTAAATCCCAGTATGGACTGTAGCCGCCGACTAGATCTGGCATGCGAGTTATCAAGTCTGCTGGACGTTTGATATTGGTATCGGGCCTAGTTACCCATACTCCTGTTCCAGTGAAGATGTTTAGCACTAGGTCAAAATCATCGTCGGTGTAAGTCAATTGTTCAGGTCGTATCACCGGGTCTGCAACCAGTGACGAGGTTGTAGTTAGATATATTTCTATATCTCTGCTGCTTTTCCAGCGTTCGGTTCCGATCAATCCACTGGCACCTGGTACGTTTTCTACCACAATGGTATCGCCAGTGTTGTTCTTGAATGTTTCGGCAATTTTTCTCAGCACGGTATCAGACAGTGAGCCAACTGGCCACGGCAGCATGGCACGATATTCTGCGGCCAAAGCATTGAGAGAAACACAAAACAATACAGTTGCAAACAAAATTCTCAAGTTCATACGTTTTCCTTTTTAAATGTTAATCCACTACTGGACGGTCAAACACATTGTATGGATCATACGCAAGACTGACTTGCAAGGCAATACGATCCTTGGAGATATTTTTTTGTGCGTGTAAAATTCTACCATCGATCATGAGCCATTTGTGTAGTGGGGCACATACTCGGTCGATCAAGGTCAACTTGGCCAATTGGGTTGGCCTACAGTTGTAAGGTCGGTATACATCCTCTCCTGTTTCTTGATAGAATTCAGTCCATTGATCATCGTTGCCTTTTTCTATTAGATACAACAAGGCAAAATTTCTAGTGGTATCTGTGTGTGGCCCGCCCATGGTGGTTTCTGTGTCGTCGGCTCTGGGCATGAGACACACACTGACTCCAGACTCGACCACTACTGGCGCAATGTTGTCTCGCACCCAGGTGTTCCATTCATCGTCTAGAGGAAATCTCGGATTGCTTCTGGTAACAATTGGTTGATCATCTTGATCATACACTATTTTGGTACCAAACACAATGCCGGAACCGCCGGTATTGACCACAGGTGGTCTTTTGTCTGGATCGTACCAATCCTGTTTGGCCTTGCGAGCTGCAGTCAGAGCCTGCTGTACCAAATGCTCGGGCACTGCCGGCAGTTGGTCCATGATTTGATAGCATTTAGTCATATGTGTCCTTTTAGGGTTGATTGTTGTGTTCAAACAGGCCAAACACATCTTCATTGAAACTCACATGTATGGCAATGCGTTCGCCTTGATGGTTACCAGTTTGGTGTAGTATACCGGTTTCACAATATACCCATGAGTTCAATGGCATGTAGGCTTGGTCGATTTTCTCTACCAATGGCATGTAGGCCTGGTCAATTTTCTCTATGCCTTGCTGACCGGTCAATGTGATAGCAAGCGGTCTACGCAATGGTTGGCCTGACTGATGATACCATCGAGTCCATTGATCAGCATTGCCTTGCTTTATTGTGTAGAACAATGCGAATTTTCTATTTTTGTCACTGTGAATTGATGATAGGCCAGAATCTTTATATGCGTCGCTAGGAACTACCACACTAGATGCCACTCCGGTGTCGGTGAATTTATCTGAAATATTTTCTCCAACCCATTGTTCCCATTCGTTGTCAAGTTGAAATCTTGGAATCCATCTCAATGTTTCGTAATCCCCGTTGTTGTTGACTATCAATCTGGGATTGATACTGGGTTCCAAGGTAGAATTTAATACAGGGTGATCCACAAGATTTTCTTGCCAATTTTCAGCAATTGATATGGACTGCTGAACAAAATGCTTAGGAACAGCTGGTAAATGATCCATGACATGATGGCATTTAATCATACCACTTCCTTGTTTGTTTTGTCGGTACGATCAAACAGGCCAAACACATCTTCATTGAAACTCACATGTATGGCAATGCGTTGGCCTTGATGGTTGGTGGCCTGATGAAGAATTCTTACATCGGCATACACCCAGGTATACAATGGCATAACAATTTCATCAATCAACTGGAATTCCTCTCCGGTTGTGCTGACAATTTGATCTATTGTATTTTTTTGCAAGGCATAAACTTGTTTTTTAGCTGGAATCAACGGTCCGTCTTTAAGACAATACCATCGTGTCCATTGATCGTCATTGTCTTTCTTGACCAGGTAGAACAAACAAAATTTTCTTTCTGTGTCATTGTGCAGCGATGTTGCTTGTGTGTCTTCTACTCCGTCCTGTGGCACCAACAAACTTTGTGCTACACCTGTGTTGATATAACAGTCAGAAATATTGTTGTTGACCCATTCTTCCCATTGCTTTCCGATAAAAATTCTAGGAATATTTCTGCCGCTGTATTTCTTACCATCGTTGTCGACAGCAGGAGGTTTGGACTGTATACTCCCAGCGCCGGTGATTAGATTATCGAGATTGTTTTGCCAAGCATTTGCAATGCTCAGTGCCTGTTGCACAAAATGGTCAGGCACCGGCGGCAAATGATTCATTATTTGATGACACTTAATCATATTTCTCCACACCAAAAGTAGCAGTCAATACACCTGACTGTTTAATTACACAATTATAATTGCTGGTAGAGAACTCTACTTACGGTAGGCGTTCTGTAGTATATTCTACAGTAAAGACATCACTATGTCAAGCGTCTTTTTTGGCGTTCTGTAGTATATTCTACAGTAAAGACATCACTATGTCAAGCGTCTGTTTCGTTGCGAAACCCGACGTCGGATGAACCCGGCGTTGCTAGATTTATTTAGCTTGTCAGTTGAAACTCAACTAATTCTGGATAATCTTTTATGAAACTGTCAAGATTGTAGTTGACTTCTGTTTCGGCGTCGCTGGTCAGTATTCTGATGGTTGTAAATATTCTAGTTGCGGTAAGGTTATCAACAGCATGACATTGGTCGGCCGCAAATGCATGCCAGCCTTGTGTAAATACTGTTTTGGTTCGAATGCCACCGGTCTGATCAAATGGAATATTAGAGGCCTCTGAATCTTTTGCTTGTTTTGTAAAATTATAAAATATTGTTTCAACGCGATCCCCGCCCAGCTCAACAAAATAATTGATACCCAGTGCTCGCCCTCGATCAATGTGTGGTGGCAAACAGGACGGAATATTGTCATGGCTTTTCATAATACAAACAGTTGATGTAATTGTGTGCTTTGGAAAGAATTTTTGAAACTCCAAAATCATCTGTTCAGATATAATTTTGTCTTTGACTCCTAGCAAATGCAAAGGTGCAGTTATAGCACCATTGTGAAATTGTTCAAGCCATTGTTTTTTACTAGGATCAAATTGAACAGAATTGGCCCATGCTTTGATCTGTTCAATTACGGCATTTGATGGTGGCGGTAAGTTGAGTTTGACATGCATACTAATAGCTCATCTGACAATTTTTACTGCTCTAGCATCTTGATCACGTATGGCCCATTCAGTTGAACCCACACGTATGTGAAGACAACAGGCCATGCGTCTTAACACAGTCACAGTCTGCGCAGCAACAATGCCCATTTGTTGCAACCGTTCATTGGCAACACTGGTAATCACTGCTACATCTCGTTCTTGTAAATCGTTCAATGTCATAATTTTTGTTACTTCTTATGTTTTAACATGAATCTTAAATTAGAATGGGGTGCCCGTCGGTATGATACACCTTGCCAACTTGTATCCCAATTTAATGTTAAGTAGTCAGGGAAATCTAAAAGGGTTACTTCATAGCCTGAATTATAAATTCTATCAATAAGTGTTGTTATCATTAAATCAAAGTTAGACTTTAACTCAAGCGGCAAATCGTTAAATGTTTCAGTAATTATTGGACAAGCAAAGAAAAAACTATTGTTAACCAAACCCATCATTGAATGTATAAGATCTGTAAAACGGTGCCAACCAGAAAATACAGCATGAATACACATTCCGCAATCATATCGGCCTTGATGTTCTTTAAAAAACTTATCATCTACATCGCCAATGAGATCGGCTTGACTCCACGGATTAGTAGCTTGATCTACACCAAATATGTGTGGGAACCAATTTTTAAACCCATTTTCTCCGCAACCTAGATCGATTACCGATGTCGGGTTTGATTTATATAATTGATCAATATACCAGTAGGTATCTCTTAAGGTAAATTTTATACCGCTTTGGTAAAAAAATCTAGGACTTATTGAAAATGGGAAATAAGAATCGTATATGTAATCAAAATGTTGAGATAATCTATTGTCAAGATCAGGATACGTTTCAAAAGGAACACCTGGATAATATGGATTCAACAATTTTAATTGGCTTCTATTAATCAAAAAATCAAATCCGTGAACATCTCTGCATTCATCAATGATGTGTTTTGGTAACTGTTCCAACTCAGCATAACTAACACAATCGGGCCACGACTCGTCTTTAATAGCGTTGTAGGATGCTATTAAGTTTTTAACAACAGAGTTCACTGTTATAATTTCCTTTATAAAAATATTTTTGGTGCCCCTTGACAGAATCGAACTGCCAATTGATGATTACAAATCAACTGTTATACCATTTAACTAAAAGGGCGTATTACTACTTATTTGTCACAAACCCTATCCATAAATATCATAATGAAAATTTACTATGACAACACAGGATACCACACCAAATTTGAACAGCCTGAATATTACATCGATCATACTGGCTGGTATGCCACAATAATGATTTTACTTGGTATAGTTGCATTTGGTCTAGGTTTACTGATAGGGTTTATCTGGTAGGACCTGCTGGATTCGAACCCACGACCCTGGAGGTAGAAGCTCCATGCTCTAATCCAACTGAGCTAAGGTCCTAATTGGCGGAGAGTGTGGGATTCGAACCCACGATAGTGTTGCCACTATGACGGTTTAGTAGACCGTTGGTTTCAGCCGCTCACCCAACTCTCCGTAATTTTACTGTCACACATAATTTGATAAATAAATTTATAAAACATAAACGGCGTATATAATGTTACACACAATCACCACCATATCAGACGATCTTGCTAGCCTTATCAAGGACGATCCGGTGCGCCCAGAGATACCCTTGTCGGAACGTGTAAACTCAAACAGTCGAATTTACATGTTAAAGGATGGTGATCAAACATTAGCCGTTACCTGTGTTAAATTCTTAGAAACAATTCCTTCAGCAGTTGATGATTTGGTTGTGATAATTGGTGGTGCAACAACCGCGGTATTTTATACTATCTGGAGTTACACAGCCGGGGCCGGTCGAGACCTTATTGTAGCAGCTCAACGGTCAATTGAATCAGAGTTTCCAGAGATTCAAACCTACGTGACATTGAGTCCTAAGACCGAAATGGCTCGACGCTTTCATTTGAAAAACGGCGCTCGAGAATTGAGAGAAAACCGCGACACCATCAACTACATCTACAAGTGACATTATTTCACTTTGGACATGTATCGAATCATATCAATTTTTCCTTCTTGCATTTCCAACAAGGCATCAACAGCAGTAACATACGCACCGGTTTCTCTGGCTCGGCGTTTGAGTTCACGCAGGCGTTGCGACACAGCAATGACCATGTCATAACGTGAGTCAGCTAAACCAACACATTTTTCAAGGTCAATTTGGGTGCCGCGACTGAGAGTAACTGGTTTCATAATATCTCCTGTTGTAAAAGTGTATTATATACGAAAAAACGTTGCTGGTCAAGCCCCTATAAATATTCAATGACACCTCGACACTCTAATTCATCCTTGGCCAATCAAGAAATACTGTGGCACGGAACCGATTCGGAAGAGTTATACCAAAAAAATTTAGTTCGAAATCGAACACAATTGGATCAATACAATTGGATCAATCGACCAATCACATATAAATTTAACAGTCATGGATTTCGAGCAGATGAATTTGATTCAGCTGGCTCTGGTGTGATGTTCATTGGCTGTAGTCACACACTGGGTATGGGATTGCCTGTTGAGTCTACCTGGGCACATCGAGTCAGCACCGCGTTGAAACTCAAAAACTACAATCTTGGAGTAGGGGGTGCATCCAATGACACAGCTTTTCGTTTGGCACACCATTGGATAGAACAATTAAAACCGGACTTGGTAATTTTTTTATCTACAGAGAGAACCAGACTTGAACTACACATTGACGAAGACCAACTTTATGATCTCAGCTGTTGGCCAATTGGTTTTCCAATGGTAGACTCTTTTGCAAGAAGTTGGCTCAGTAATGATACCAACAGCAGTATGAATTATTTAAAAAATACGCTGGCCATTAAACAACTGTGCAGTGATCGCGGCATCAAATACATTCAACAAGAAGCATCTGCTATCACAATGACAGATCGAGCCAGAGATTTACAACACTATGGTGAAATTACCAATCGTCACATTGCAGATATGTTTCTTTCAAAACTATAATAAAATGAAGTTTTTTTTAGACAATTTTTGTTTCTCGTTGGTTGAATCGACCTCAGACGTATATAAAAACTATCAACACATTGACCAAATTTCCAATGCATGTGATTTGATTTCAATTACGTTTTACAACAGTAACTATTCAGCACATGCCAAGGTGATTGAGCAATTGTTAGATAAAACTCGATTGCTGATAGTGATAGTTGATGAACCTACCGGAGATTTTTATCAGTTTGTTCAGGCACACAGTAGCTCTAAAATTATTATTTTTTCTCCTGTGATTGCAAATTTTTCTACTACCAATGTTGTTCCATTGATCAGTTGGTTTGGTCAATCCAACAATTACTACGCGACCGACGCTTGGGCAAAAAAGTTACAGTCACAACTGCATATTGAATCAAATCGGCCGAAACGCTTTGATTGTTTACTGGGCACAAAAAAATCACACAGAGATCAAATTGAACAACTGTATAAATCCAGTGGCTGTCAAGATCATATTGTGTATAACTATTTCAAAGACCAAATTGGTCAAGGCATATGGTCACAGAATATCAATGGTGCTCAAGCAACTACACATCGAGTTCGCATGGACACGCACGGAAATTTTGTTGCAATCAGCAACTTGTTACCGGTTGATATCTACAATCAAACTTTTTATAGTATAGTGGCTGAAACGGTATGCACTAATTATTACAGTCAATTTACTGAAAAAACTGCCAAACCCATTGTAGCTGGTAGACCTTTTATAGTGTTCAGCGGCCAGTATTTTTTACGTAATTTGCGCAGCTTAGGCTTTCAAACTTTTAACTCAGTGATTGACGAAAATTATGATACTATTGATGATGAGACTGAACGTTTTGCCCAGGCATGGCAGCAAGTTGAACTCTTGTGTCGGTTGGATCCCGAGACAGTGATGCAAAAGTTGCAGTCGGTACTCACACACAATCAACAACATTTTTTATCAACTGACTGGATGCATCCTCTTACTGAATACTTACGATCTGTCGAAACTGGAGCAACGGGCTGGATTTGAACCAGCGGTTTTACGGATTTGCAATCCGTTGCATTGGGCCACTCTGCCACCGTTGCATAATACTGGTAGGACCTGCCAGGTTCGAACTGACGACATTCTGCTTGTAAGGCAGACACTCTACCAACTGAGCTAAGGTCCTACGTTGATCTTTCGCTTGATCCACATGCCAAACAAGGTGCCACAGTAGGCACCGGCCAAGGCCGGAATCAAGGCCCAGTGATCAGCAGTATAATTGATCACTGCTACACTGGCAGTGAAAGTCACTGCCATACTCCACCAAGCGGCCATCAAGGGTCGGTTGTCCTGGATCGACTTGACAAAATACACATAAATCAAGTCAGTAGCAAATACTGCAAAGAATGTAACCGCATATTCTAACATAAATTACCTTGGGTTGGAGCGGAGTAGGAGAATCGAACTCCTGACTTGAACTTGGAAGGATCTCGTTTTACCATTAAACTAACCCCGCATATTGTCAAACCGATTGCTCGGCATATTTTTTCATCAATGCATAGACCGGTTTGGGGCCTTTTGAACTGTGAAAATGTAACAGTTTGTATTGATTGGCATACTCAGGATCATACCGAATTCCGTCAAATTGAGAATTTATAGGCACTTGTTTAAAAACAAAATCCGGTTGGCTGCATATCATTTTAGAATAAACCAATTGATCTCTATCCCATTCGGTATCATTGCCCCACTCTTTATATAATTCTAACCCGACAGCCCAAACAGCTGGATCCATAGTATGAGGAAAATAACGCAATCCGCAATTGTAAAATTGCTCTCTTATTTCGGTAAACATTGCGAAATTTTTATATTGATCAAAAAAATCAATCGATCCAAATGCCATGATATCTAAGTCAACAAAAAGTATATTGCATGGTTGCTCGGACCATAATTGATAAGTTCTCATAAAAACATCCCTATGCATTTCTTGAGCATAGTCCACTTCGCCTTCAAACAATACCAATTCCCATTCGCCACCTATGTGTTTTTGCAATGTAGGAAGAGTTAAGTCGTGCATTTTTTTATATACACGATAATCTGTAGATGTTATAGACGGTTGTCCACTGGGATAAATTTCTACTCCATTGTTGATTTTGTATAGAGATCTTACTATATAATTTTTAATTTTCATTTGATTGGCCTTGTGACAATTTATCAAGCACCGGGGCAACAGACATTATTGTGTCTGTAAACACCTGTGAGCTATTACTTATTCCAACAAATTGTATCTGTTTAGCAAGTGAGTTTTGTTTGTTACTAACAACATTGCCCAATGGATAATTTCCATGAAAGTTGTTGGGGTATTTGCCCAGCCAATTTATAAATTCTGAACTTTGATATATAGTTTCCTTGCCGTTGTTATTGTCGATTTGAATACCTCCTGAATACATAGTTGGTGGACGAATGTCTATTTGCCCAGGATCGTCATGATCGGCAAACCCTGTGATAAAATCTTTTCCTAATAGATCTTTTTTGATCCAAACATCATATCCAGATAACCGTAAATATTCAAACATGGCATCGTCGATGATGACATCAACATCATCATGATACACAGTGACATCATCATATTTCGAGGCATTAAAAATAAGTTCAGTGGTATGCCATCCTGGCTTACGAAATTTATCTTTATGCGGTGTATGCACATACAGTTCCAAACGATGTATATTTTGATTAATTAGGTCTACTGTATAATTGAATTGTTCAACTTCATAAGGCACCCAGTCAAATGTAGGTTCTTGGTCCCGCACCCAGCGATTTCGCGTATCAGCTGCAGCGACACAGTAACGATGAAGTCTGTTCAGTATTTTTTGTGTATCCAAATTTAAAAGTGCAAGTTCATTTTTGGATACTGTTTCAGGAAACGGACTTATATAAGTTAAACTGTTAGCCAGCTCTATTGATTTCATTAGATTTTCAATACAGTCAGTAGACTTGATACTGTCTGTAACAAATGGCCACGACACAGATCTACCAGTTAGATGATATTTGTTAACTATCTTTAAGAAATGTTCTAGCCATTGATTAACAAATAAATTGTCTAGTAATTCTATTGCAAATGGGCCTAACTCGGATTGGAAATTAAGTATTTTTGGCATATTATGTATTTACGTTAAAGTACCATTGTATTGGTGCGACTGGCTGGACTCGAACCAGCATGTCTTTTGACGGCAGATTTTAAGTCTGCTGAGTATACCATTTCTCCACAATCGCGACTGACTGGTACTCGGTGGGGGAATCGAACCCCTCCTTCCTGCCGTGAAAGGGCAGTGTCCTAGCCGATAGACGAACCGAGCATGTTTGGTGGAGACGGCTGGAGTCGAACCAACAGTGCCTGAAGGCGGCGGATTTACAGTCCACTGGGGTTACCAATTTTCCTACATCTCCAAAACATATAAGAACACACTCACGTTTCTGATGTCTCTGTTGGCTATGGGCCAACCGAATGTGTTCATATATGCTCTGCGTCCCCCGGCGGTAATTATAGTGTATCAGAAATTTCGTCAAGTTGCCCTAACTAGTCTGTTCGTCACTTACACCTTCCACCCGCTTCCCGACAGGGACCGTTCTCGCATTGCTAGCGCCGGTTAGGTTGGACCGCACATACATCCATGTTCTATCATGGCTTCTGTGTGAAACTTTTCGTTTCAGAACCACCCGTGGTTGTCATACCACTTCTCATCGTCTGGGTCAGACTAGCCAATGACAGTTGGCACGTTAGGTGGGCTGGCCCCATAACGGGATACCACTTAACCTGAACTGTCTTATGCATTTATGTTCAGGCACCCTAACTTGGCGGCTTCAAGGAGAATCGAACTCCTATTAGTGGCGTGACAAGCCACCGTACTAACCATTATACTATGAAGCCAAACTCTTGGTCGGAGTACGAGGGATCGAACCTCGGACCTCCTGGTCCCAAACCAGGCGCACTACCAGGCTGTGCTACACTCCGACTTATTTCTTATCCAACTTGGGTTCTTCGTAAACCACTTCTTTTTCTTCTTTTTGCACATAAGCTGGAAAAAAATTCCAACCAAAACTTTTCCAATATTTGTGAATGATATTATTAATAACAACTGCCGCTATTACAATAATAATAAATCCCAGTGCTGTTAAAATACTACCTGCTAAAAATACTGCCGCTTGATCAATGTCCATGTTTACCTTTCGATTGGTTGCGGATGATGGAATCGAACCACCAACTGGAGCTTATGAGACTCCCGAGATACCGTTTCTCTAATCCGCGATTGAATTTGTATTTTACACTAACTCCTATATCTTGTCAAACTATTTTTGGCATACCCCCAGAGACTCGAACTCCGACGAACGGTTTTGGAGACCGCTATGCTGCCATTACATCAGGGATACAAAAACTACATCGTAGGACCATTTCCGTTCCTAAAACCTACTGCACCACCTTCTGCTTCAATTCGCTTGATCACGTCTTCAAACAAGATGGGTGCAAAATCAGTTTGCTCTACACAGACACAATGATAACGAACGTCGTTCTCATCACTGTATAAAACTTCTCCGGTTCTAGCATCAACACCACGAGCCCGCTTGACACGGTTGGCATGCAAGTGTCCGTGAATGTTAACACCAAAACGACCAAGACTTTCTGCGTGAACAGGAATATGACTCAAGATCATACCATTCATCACATGGTATGCACGAAGTTCACGAAAATGTTCACGATAGTCGGCATCTTTGAAGATGTCATGATTACCACGGATCAACACCTTATCACCGTTCAATCTATGCATAATACCCAAGGCCTTACGATTGATCACAACGTCACCCAAATGGTAGACCTTGTCTGTGGGCTTAACACGTTCGTTCCAGGCCTTGACCATGGCTTCGTCCATTTCTTCAGGACTATCCCACGGCCTTAACTTTGTAACACCGTCATTACGGGTGAAGCGGCAGACGCCGGTATGTCCGAAATGCGTGTCGCTTACTAAAAATACACTAGGCATCATGCCCTCCTTTCTTCTAACTGTTACTCTATTATAGCCGAATAGCTATTTTGGGTCAACCAAATTGTTTGTAATACTTTTGTATTACCATCAAGCAGTTAGCCAATATTCGTTTTTTTCCAGCACCAAACTTTCTGCTCCGTCGTGTTCATCAATACGGAAACGATCTCCGGTTGAGACCCAATTGACCTCTAAGTCTTCTAATCCTCCGCAATAAACATCTGGATGCTTTAATTCCATATAGGTAAGAACTTTATCAAACGCTTGTTGTTCGACCCATTCCGCAATACTGGGATCGTAAAGCAATTCCTCATTACCGTGCCAGCTGTACCAACCAGCCCCATAACCGGGTGATACCAACACAGCCACCTTGCCATCACGAATTAGTTTGTTCATTGTTCTTTACTTTTTTTACTGCTTCCATTTGAGCTATCATTGCGTCAACTTGCACACGGGCACGTTCGAGCTTGCGTTCAATTAAGGCCACACGCTCTTCGGGTGCTAAAAAAATTTTATCTTGTATTTTATTTTCCATATTTTTCTTCCAATAAAAAACCCCGGAATGTTCAGTTTCGGGGTTGTTGAATAAAAGTTAAAACTTACTGCTATTCAAAACCCACTCTACGATCTTCACAGCCATAGACCCATAAATCGGCTTGTCCAATTACTGGGTTATTTCCTAAAGAAGGATGTAATTTATTAGTTTTCATAGTAGTATTATACATGGTTATTTATGATTTGTCAACTGGCATATTGCCAATTGCGTATCTTGTCGGCATAGATTTCTGCCAAATATTCCTGACCAGCCGGACTACCGTGGTATCCAGGGTCTGTGCTTTCAAACGGCCAATTGGTTATTGCATAATTAGGTGTTTCTTGGTAGTCAAGGGTCAAGTATCGATCGTCTACTACTTTAGGTATAGCTTGGCGTATATTTCCGGTATTCCAAAGTTCGCCGGCGATAATCAAAAATGGTATACCAGAATAGAACAACTGCATAATGCCATCGCGCATGATCCATTCATCTTGCTGTCGCTTCCAATTGACATCGTATATGTGGTTAATGTATTGTCGAATCGCCTCCTGTGTATTTTTATCTAGTTCACCTGTGCGATATGGATTGTTATAATTCCCAACCAACGTAGTTATATTTTCACAAATCATGCGATATGGATTTGTGCCATAGTTAACATTATCAATACCGGCTGTTTTATCGTAGCCACAGTCAGTGGCAGCAGGAATCTCTATACGATCACAAAATGTTGGTGCCACAATGACAAAATCAGGCTGTTGGCGTAGTGCTTCATCTATTTGTATACGGATACCACCGTTACTGCATCCTTGCCGTGCCAGTATCTCTACGTCCCAACCCAACCGCTTGGCTGTTTGATGGCCATAGCCTGTTCCTGGCCTGTCAATGCTATCAGCACTCAAACTACATCCGCATACTATTAATTTTGCCATTCTGCTAACTCCGTTGATCATTAAAAAAGGCTCCGAAGAGCCTTTTGTTAGATTTTTAAATTTTAGAAACCGCGTGTGTAATTAACGGTCCAGATCTTTTGATCGTTATCGCCATTGACACGATCATATCTTACAGCAACAGTATCAACTTTAGTCACTGCATAAGCCAATGTATAGCGCATGGTGTGTGTTTGGTCGTTGTTGCCGCTGTCAACAGCAGTACGAGTGCGCCAACCCACTTTGGCTGTCACCGGACCAAATGGAACACTAACTCCAGGCTCGATTGAGTAGTATGTAAAGTTGGCAGTATTGCTATACTTTTGTCCCAATGCAACACGAGTGTAGCCGTTTACAATACCATACAACGGTGCAGTAACAGTGCCACCTGTTTCGATGCGTGTGCTCAAGGCATTGGTGTTGTCGGTTACAGCATTACTGATAAGCACGTCACCGGCAAAGTTTTGATTGATTTCTTTCTTAACACCTAACAGATATACCTGTTGTGCGTTTCCAGTAACGTTGTTGATGTGTTGACTTTCTAGGGTCACGCTGTCGCCAGCAACGGCCAAACCTGATACAGCCAAAGACAAGATTGCGAAGATTTTCTTCATTTAGTTTTTCCTTATAAGAATGTGGACGTGTGCCCAACATATTATTTAGTGGTTTTACTGATACACAGTAATTTTTATCCACTCAAACAGTCGAAAAGAGACCCGCCGAAGCGGGTTCTGGTAGTTTCTGTTACGAGGCATTTCCTGCCCTATCGCGGCGATTAAACTGCGAAAGATTCGGCTTTCACTGTGCGAGCAGAGAACTTGACGTTCTTACCAGAAACAGTTACTTCGCCTGTAGATGCTTTTGCATTTACTTGATTTGCTTGATTTACGGTCATCGCCTACCGTGCTGTCCACTCTGTTACTCTTTGCCCTGTCGAAAACCAAGTCATCCCCACCTAAATATACCCCATACACTTAGGTGGAGATGCCGGGAGTCGAACCCGGGTCCAGAACACTTTTCTCTTTGCTTCTTCCCTTACGGGCTTTACAGCAATACTTTTATTTACCCATTTAATCTTGGCGCTAGGTCCTTATAACTTGCTACACCCGACGCCACAGCACCAACTACAACTTGTTTGAATACATTTTCTCTGCCACGAGTTCTATAATAAGATGCCTTTTGTTTACTAGTTAAGAAAGCAACTCTCATTTCAAGTGCTCCAATGTCTGTGTTAGAATTTCCATATTTGGTTTCCGCTAAAAACGAAAGAGTTCTTTTATAAGTTTGTCCTTTCCAATTTTTCACGGGCCCTAATATCAGTTTCAAAGACTCAAACAGCTCTTTGTCTTCGCCATTGTTCCAAGTATATAGGTGTTTTCTTGCCATAATAATTTCCTTTGGTTAATACCCTAGCAGTAAGGGCGGATTAAAAATATATCGAAATAATATCAATATGCTAACAGTATAGCATAGTTGTCGAATCTTGTCAACCATTTACTGTGGTTTCGACTAAATAATATTATGCTACACAAACACCACATTGTCCCAAAATATTTAGGAGGCACAGATGATCCAAGTAATCTTGTTGATCTCACTGTAGACCAACATGCTGAAGCACATCGTTTGTTATACGAACAACACGGTAACTGGCAAGATTATGTTGCCTGGCAAGGATTAAGCAAACTTGATGCTAACTTTGATGCTGCCAAACAGTCAATGATCGAAGGTGGTAGAAAAGGTGCCGCAAGGTCTAACCTTCGTTGGAAGGATCCGATACAACGAGAATTAGCCAGTAAGAAGATGAAAGTAGTATGTGCCAATAGAGGCAAAACTTGGCAGGGCAAACTATACGAAATAACTCACCCAGATGGGACTGTGGAAACAGTTGAAGGATTACGCCAGTGGTGTGTAGACCGAGGCTATAATCCTAACAACTTTGGAAATGCTTGTTTGAGAGGTAGTGTAACCAATGGTGGATTTATGGTCCGCAGGGTCTAACACCCCCGTCCAGAATGCCTTCACTCGGAAGGGATTACAACAATTCTTTACAGACTATTAACTACGGCCGATTCCGGCGGCGGAGTGAACGTATTGCAAAATGCTACAAATTCGTTCGCTGCATCCGACGACACCCATGCAAATGTGCTGACGCCATTGACTGTGGCTGGAAAAGACCCAAAATTTCCAGCCGCAAACATTGCACCTTTTTTGGACTGGACTAATGCTGATTCAGTATCAGTCAATGATCTGCCCCATGTAATTACGCTTTCTGCCGTAGCAGGAAAGAGAAAAGTAGTATCGACTTTTGACATATAAAACTCCTTTGATTATTTTAACTTGTAACTCATTTGTAACTCATGTCTTCTAAACTTACACTTGTTGGCGGCGGATTAAATCCATTCACAATTGATATGTATTCTTCCGCATCAGACAAATGAGACCACATGGTCGTTGGGGTGTAGTGACTGGCATCAACTTGACGATCAGTGACCATACAGGTTGATCCATCCCAAAGGGTATTTTTCAATTTGATTTTTATCAAAACTTCTTCTTCTTCAGTTAACTCTCGATCAAAAACCACTTTGGTTCGAGCAAACGCAAGAAATGTTGCTGATGCTACACATGCCATAACAAAACTCCTTTTTTGTGTCTATTATTTATCATTTATTAAGCAGGCATAATATTTGATGCCTGCTTGCCTTTTGGGCCCTGAACCAAGTCAAATTTTACCACTTGGTTTTCTTTTAATGTTTTGAATCCATTAATATTGATTGCTGAAAAATGTGCAAATACATCCTCACCCCCGTCATCTGGTGTAATGAATCCGAAACCTTTTGCGTCATTAAACCATTTTACTTTACCTACTACCATAATATACTGCTTCCTTTTAAATTAAACATGAGTGCTAATTGTAACCTTTTACAACCTTGCTGTCAACCTCGAGATTGCCTCGTACGATCATGTTATTTAGCATGTTTGGTGGGCCAGCTTGGAATTGAACCAAGACTCGACCGATTATGAGTCGGTTGCTTTACCATTAAGCTACTGGCCCTGTAATACAGTATAACACTAGGGCTCGTAGTTGTCAAGAAATTGTTGTAAATTTCCGTATAGATTTACCATAACTGCTTCTCGGCCACCAAAAAATACGATCCGTTTAGGTATGCCTTTGACTGCATGAATATAATAAGGCATTTGCATTTTACGATCTAATTTTAGTATAAGGTGTTTGTCAAACGTGTATGGATCATCAATGCTGTATGCGTGGTGTTCTAGATCAAGCATGTCGGCCAATGCCGAATAACCTACACTGGTCAATCTCATGCCACCATTACGGCGTAAATTAAACCACCAAGCACTCATGGCAAATTTTAAACCAATACGGTCTTCCTCAGGCAGCAGTGCAATTAGTTCTTCTGTGAGTTTACGTTTGTCGCGCACATCAAGGATAAATTTGATTGCCTGCGGTCAACAACACCACTGTGAACTTTTCGGTTTTAAATTGTGTGTTTAATTTTTTTGCCAGGTTCTTGGCATGGCCCGGATTTGAGAATGAAACCTTTTTGTATTTTGGACCTGGATATTGAACCAATAGGTTTGATGTTTTGAGATTAATCGGCTTGGCATCATAGAACACTGCCCATACGCCCTCCGAGGACAAAACCTGTTCACTCTTGTAAGTGAGCTTGTTAGTGTGCTCGATCAATACATTGGGTTTTGGACGACTCATATCATTAAACTCCTATATTTTATTTATCTAGAAATATAGGTAGTTTTAGAATGTTCCACCATCCATTTTTACCGTGATTGTTTCTGTGTCTTTTTGTAGGGTTGCTACTGCATGTTCACGTAAAGCCTGAAGTTCTAACAATAGTCTAGTGATATCGGCATGTAGATCTTGTGCATCTTTCAAGCTCATGATAAAGTCTCGAGCGCCTCGAGCCTGTTGGCCTTGCACACGTTCAATAAACTTACTGAGATGAATTGTCATGAGCTTGTTGTTCTGAGTAGTAGGGACCTTGGTATGGATAGCGTTGCAACACAATCAACTTGGGTGCCAGCACTGTGCGCCAATTGCGACCTTTACGAACATTGTACCATCCGGCACTAAACCAACTTTTGCTCTTGTTTGTCTTGGTATAAACCGGCAACTGTTGACTGACATCCCACATGGGGTTGCACACACGGCCCGACACTGGATATCCATGCACATGATCCACGGTGGTCTTGGGACGGGTAATCTTTATTGCCGGTTCGAATTTGATATTGGCATTGCGAGCCGCCAATTTTATAGTTTTGTATTGAGCGATTTGATTGTTGATCTTTACTTGGAAACCGCCAGCACAGGCTTCAATGTTGCCGACCTTTTGATTGTTCTCTTGCAAGATCCAGAACTGCTTGTCTACTACAGGTTTAGCTATTAATGTCATTTAACACTCCTTTGTATGTTTCGTTCATCCAACGGCCGAAACTGTCGGCACTTTCACTGCACTTGTTTAATTCATACTTGCCACAGAACTGCATGAAACGCACACCCACCTGGCCGATGTCTTTGTGACTGATCTGTTCACATATGGCTGCATCCACGGTGGCTTTGATCTCTTCGGGCTGTGCTGTCAAGTCGATCAGTTCTCGGTTGCGTTCGTAATCATCCAACACTCTGTGTTCTACACCATCTGGATCGATCCAGCGTTGCAGCATCATGTTGTTCCAATTATATCCGCGAGTTTTACGATCTTCAAATGCCTCTTGGAGACCAACTTTATTTTTTGTTCCTTTAGTTCGAACACCCGGATAAGCTGAAAACACATTGTCTGAGCTGTCGCCTCGCATACACTTTTCAAACAGTAACCACTCCGGATTGGGTATTGTTTTCGCTTCTTTAGTTTTTTTATCAATGACCGCTTTACCTTTAGCATCAAAGATTCCTTCCGTGGTAATTAGTTCGTCGGTGATACCGTTGTATTGCGTGACATTGGGTGCTACTAATTGAACAAAATCTGTATCGCTACTGATAACAATATGTTCGTCTTGGGGGTGTAGTGCAATCCAGCGAGCAATAATATCGTCGCCTTCTGCTGTAGGACATCTAATCACTGAGCAATTGGTCCTCTCAGCCAGGTATTTAGTCAAACTATCATAAGTTTCCCAAAACATCTTGTCTTCGTCTGCTTGGGCTTCGGTTAAGGCAGCACGGGCCACTGCACGGTTATTTTTGTAGGGTTTGTAGTAGTCCTTACGCCAGCTGCGCCCTTCTAGGGCAAAAACCACGTGATCTGCTTCAAAGCGCCGGGCTACTTTGTTGGCACTCATCAGGGTCACATGGAGGGCAAATCCAATTTTCTCCCACGTGTCACTGGCACGAAAAGCACCGTGCCTGGCACGAAAGAACATATTAGCTGTATCAATAAGAACATATTTCATACTGCTAGTATAGCAGATATTGACTAAGTTGTCAAACAATTACGGTTTGTAAATATGGCATCAATACCGATCTGGTCCACCGTAACTGCCCGTATTCATTAGGATGAAAATTGTCGTCGGACAATAGATTGTATCTGACCGAAAAATGATAAGGATCCATGATATCAGTGATCATTGAATTGTATTTTTGCTGTGCTGATTCTGGCAAATATTTTCTAATTTCAAAAGAATTTGTACCGCCCACTGGATTTTTTGTGTCTATAAAGTTTAAAAATAAAAACCTATAATTCAATGATTTTAGATACTGGTAGGTTTTAACCATGTTAAGATAACTCTCTACAGCTCTAGATTCATTGTTTTTTGCCAAAGCAAACGTCTTTAATTCTTCTTGAACACTGTGATTGTCAGCTGCCTTGTTGATAGCCGACATCACGCTTTGAGTATAATAAAATTGATATGAATGTTCGTTGATATAGTCCTTGGGCACTATATAATCATCTCTGTCGTGTCCAGACCACATTACTATTACCAGACTTGTGGCCGGATCTGGTTGATCTATTTCTAACCCCCAAATCAATGAATTTGAAATATGACTGTTGCCAGCGCCCGGCAAAGAGCTGTCCAAAACTTGTTCAAATCCACCAAGGTCTCTTAGATAATACGGCCAAGTGTCTGCGACATTTTCAAGTTGATTGTAAGTGTAACTGCAACCACTTACAATCAATTTTTTAATTCCAAAATTATAAACTGTGCTGACTTGTTTTGGAATATTTCTTGTTTTGAATATCATACAAACTGATTGGACATTATGTATTTGAGCAGGTGTTTGAACCACCATGCATGTCCATCCCGTCCATAATGATATGAATCGGGCATGACTGTTTCGATTGCTGCAGCCTGTAATTGAGCATGATATGTGCTGGCTGGATCATAAGGTCCAATATAATTAACGCCCCAATCCTTTTGATCTTGGATGGATGAAAAATCACTATTACCGTTGAAGAAAATATGAGGAATATCTTGAGACACAAGTTCTTGATGAAACATCCAAATTTCATCGTGTGCGGTTTGTGTTTTTTGTCGCCAATCGAGCCCGACAACATAGTTGCGATACCGTTCAGCAGCTTCGGACGGAACTTGATCAATACCACTGCCGTTAACTTGATAATAAATGCCATCATACAACCATTCTTCTCGTTCCCAGGTTGACCATTGAATAACAACTAACATATTTTGTAGGTTATTTTTTTGTTCTGCAAGCCAAGCACGGGTAGTTCTTAGTATTCTAGCATTGCTACTGGCACTTTCTGCTTCGCATTGAAATCCAGCATTAAGCGCAAGACTTAATAGTTTACCCCAAGTGACTTGAAGATTTTCTGGATGCGGTAGACGCCCTAGGTAATATAATTTGGGATCGTCTTCAGCAAATGCATGAGCATTTACCGCTTCGGCGCCAGCAGTATGACTGTCACCGTTGACATACAAAATCATAGAACGAATTTTCGAGCATGGAGACTTAATTCAGTGCCCCAGGCTGCTTGAGCAGCAGAACCATAGTGAAATGGGTCACCGGCATTGGCTAAGATATTGTTTGATTCGAACCATTTGGCCATGCACCCGTTGGCATCGTAAGGTTTATAAAAACTCCCGTGCCAATCTTGATGATTAGCGATGGTGTCGAAGTTGTTATAGGTAGTCCAAAACAGGTGTGGTACGCCACGCTCACGCAATTTTAAATGCATGGCATGAATTCTGTCATGCCACAACTGTGTCATTTTACGATAGTAGTCGCCGGTTAATGTTGTTTTCCATTGGTTGAATCGAGCCTTCATTGGTTCTGGCATACCAAAGTCTGGGCCACCACAAACGCTAATATTGTTATACAACCAAGGCCATTCTTCTCGTTCAAAACTGGTCCAGCCGATGAACAACATTGTGTTGGGTTCCCATCTTTCGTCAGCCAAGAAATAATCTATATGGTTTTCAATCCAATAGTTGCTGGCACCATTTTTAGCCCAGCAACTGAATGATTCAGCAAACTGCCGACTAAACACCACAATCATATTATCAAGGTCCACTGGTTGCTCTGACTCGGTGCAGGCCGGATATAAATTACTGTCGCCAATAGCTAGGATCATGACACTTCTGACCTTCCGTCACCAATGTTACGTGATTTAACTACGCGATCACGTTCCGGGTCCATGGCTTTGTATTGCTCATATGTCTCCAACACAATATTGCGACATACCGCAGTGAACCAACGGTCCACAATGTCCGAATCGGTATCTTTGGGATTCATTCGATAACCGGCACGAACAAGATTGGCCACAAACTTGTCATTCCAATCAAGTTCAAAAGCACCATTTTGCATATTCTCAGGATCAACTTCCATGCTGAGGATAGTTACATAAGGCTCGCCTTTTTCTGTGGCCAACTCTTTAGCAGTTTTTTCTGCCTTCTTGGGCTTAGCCTCAGGTTTGGGCGCAACCGCATCTGGCTTCTTTTTAAAGCGATCAAATAGTCCCATTGGGTTCCTTATTGAGTTCTGGTATTGCCGTAGTGTAACACAGCAATGCCAGGCATGTCAAATGGCAATTTGCGCCACGGATCGACTATGACACTGCCCGGTTGAATTTCACAATAGGGTTGTGTATCAGGGGTATTACCGGTATATTCGTATGTGATCTTACGATTGTGTGCCCATAAAAATACTGCTGGACCGTCAATGGTATCCAAGCAATGGGTGCGATCGTCGGCTAATGGATCAACGTAAACTACCGGTAATCCGGCTTCACGAATATAGAAACCTACCAGTGTTGAGTAACTGCCGATACAGTATTCAACATCGGGCTTGTAGGCCTTGCCATGAATTACAATTGGCAAACTGAGTCGTTGCGCTTGATCAACCAGGAACAAGGCCAAGTTTTTTGCCTGTATCTCTCTGGCATGCATCACTGTATCAAACAAGTCATACCCAATGTTGTATTCTTCCGCTAACCAACGTAAGGCAATGTTATCACGTGGATGGCAAGCACCAGCATCGCCCATACCTGCTGTCATGTATTTAGGACCCATTATTCGCATAGTTGATCGTGCTAGAGCATTTGTAACCACGTCAACATTGATGTGACCAATCTTCATAGCAAAGTCTTGAATCATATTTACAAGCCCAACCTTGGCCGAGATAAATGTATTGTAGAAAATTTTAATAGCTTCGCATTCATCCCATGTGCCAATTTCATAACGTGGATTATTTTGCATGATTGTTTCATACAAGTCTCGCAGTTCACCAGCAACTCCGGTCAGATTGCCATCTTCGGTACCTAACATAATCATTTCAGGATTGACCATGTCCCACTTGACTGACCCCATGGCAATCAAATAAGGATTGTAAACAAACTGATGTTTTTTATCTAATAACGGAACAAATTTGTTGCGAGTGGTTCCGGGTAATACTGTAGAAATTAACACTACTTTTTTAGGGCTAGTAGCGTATTGGTTTACCTTGGTAATAGCATCAATAACTGCATCGTGCCCAAAGTCTTTAGGAGTCATATGACTTGACGGAACTGACCCGTCATAGCCCTCAGCATGTGGAGTAGGAACAGCGATAAAGATCCATTCGCTTTCGTTGACTACTTCACTGATGTCACATACTTTTACTGTATTGCTAACACGTGGATGAATGTCGTAACCACGAACTTCGTGTTTTTCAGCAAATACTTCAGCACAGTCTAATCCTAATTTCCCAATTCCTACAAATCCAATTTTTTTCATGTAAGTCCTTAAAGATAAATGATATAATAATTTATCCGTGTTTTGAACAGTGATTAAGATTTCTTGAACACAGGAATAGGATTCATTTTGTGTAAACTACGAGCTTGTATAGCACGGAATTTTTCTAGATTAGCCACAAGTTCTGGCTCTGTGGATTGAATTTCTCCAAGATCCATACGCATAGCAACCTCAAGATCAGCATAGCTCATGCCCAGTTGATCTTCGTCAGTGCGTCCATCATCCCATAAGCCATCTGTGGGCGCCGCGTTGATAATATCATCTAGCACTCCTAGCTCACGTCCCATTTGCCATACTTCTGTTTTGTAACAGTCAGCAATAGGACTAATATCCACGCCACCGTCACCATACTTGGTATAAAATCCTACACCAAAATCTTCAACTTTGTTGCCGGTGCCTACCACAAGTCCACTTACGCTTTGAGCAATTTGATACAAGGTAACCATACGTAGTCGACTGCGGCTGTTGGCCAATCCTAACAAGTTTGGATAAGTGGCTAACCGACTTTCAAACTCATCAAAGGTACTAGTTAAATCAATAATGTCGTGGCGCACATTATCAAAGTTCTGTGTCAACCAAACACCTTGTTGCAGACTGAGATCGTGTAAGTCGGGACGTTGACGTATAGGCATAGTTACTGCCACTGTGTGTAATCCAGTTCTAGCGCAGAGTGCGCTGACTACAGCACTATCAATACCACCACTGATACCTACAACTAAGGATTTCATGCCGGCCTGTTCAGCATAGTCTCGAATCCAATCAGTAATACGATCTTGTAATGTTATAGGCATCAGGTCCCCCATTCATTCTTAAAGAGTGGAACTTGTAGCCTGTCACTGTAACGAAGTCCGTGTTTCATTGCCAATAATGCTACATTACGATTGTTCATAGCGTATACCGTTTCAACACCACCCACTGGCATTAGATAAACGTGTCCGGTAAAACCCGCCTTACGATATGCGGCGATAGCACACTCAGCATCTGCAAAGTCTTGTTCAGTGGCAATAACAAATTTTAAATATGCTGTGCCATATTCTTCATAGTCACAAACTACCTTGGGCAAGATGGCTTCTTCCCACTTTTCTCCACTGCATGGCAGTTTGGCACTGACACTAAATGTAATCTCTCGCCAAAAGTCTCGGTCATGATGGTGTGCCCAGGTATGCAAATACGAAGCAAACTCTTTGGATATCTCTTGAGTGCCATTGGTTTCAAACGTAATTTCTTTAAGCCCTTGCATCTTGGGATGATCTAACAAATCTGGGTAAGCACGTTGCCAACCTAACAACGGCTCACCACCTGTAATGACCAGGTGTTCATCACGCCATTCACCGTGTGGAAGTATTTCCATAATACGTTCTACAATGGCATCAGTTGTAAGCATTGGACTTAGGTCTTTAAAACTAGGGTGCCAACTGGCATAACTGTCGCAACCCGTGCTTACTAATGGTAGTTCTTCATATCGATTATATAGATGTGCTACTTCAGCAAGCTCTTCGGCTTCTGCGCTCAACTCACCACGTGGCATGCCAAAGCCAGCGCATTTGAAGTTGCATCCAAACACACGCAAGAATACCGACGGCACACCCATATAGCGTCCTTCGCCTTGCACTGAATAGAATAATTCTGCTATTTTTAATTTACTCATTGTTAACCTTTAATGGAATGCCTCTGAACATGTATTGCACACTATTGTCTCTTAGGAATGATTTATCAAAACTACTAAAGTGTTGATTAAATTCTTCAGGGGTTAGTTCAAAATGATCAATAGGCTCTTTGCTGTCAGCAATGGCTTTTTTCATTTCTTCTAACAAATCAGGTTTTCTATAATGTATTTTCATGTTGCTATTTTAACATTTATAATCACAAGTGTCAAGGCAAATGAGAGATATCTAAGGTTTTTGTTGGTCTAGGCCTTACCGGAACGTCGGGTATACCTAACTGATCATTAATGGCTTTCATTAAATGTAACTTTGAAGGAGCATGTCTACTACCGTGCCAGTGAACAATTTTGGCATCGTTTAGGGTACAACCGTTCCATGTGTCGGTAAATTGTTGAGCTTCTTCGTTACCAAGCAACCAAGGCCCTTGATAGGCCATTGTGGGATCAATCACTTGCTCTGTAGTTAGTCCTTGTCCCCAGACCATGTGGTTATACAATTTCTGATCACCATTCCATTCAGTGCAGTTGCTTAATTTACCAAGAGCCGCTTCGAACATGGCACGATCCATTTCGGCTGGGTAATAACGTATATCGGCGTTTAGAAAATGCGGCAGTTCGTCTAAGGTTTTAGGATCGGTGTAGTTGAACATTAGAAAGTGTTGGTATCGACCAAACACTTCGACTGGCTTTAATACCTGCACATCACTGCCACAGTAGTAAATGTTACAAGGTTCTGTGCTCCAAATATCCCATATGGCACGAAACTGTTGACGAAACACATGATTGACATCTGTGGCTGTTGATTCTAGTCGGATCAATTCCCAATCGCCTTGTAGGTTATGAAAGAAGCTGGCTTCACTTAGCACGGCCATTTTTTCATAGTATGAATACAAGTCACCTTCGTCGGCTCGATCACGTCCAGGCCACCATTTGGTGCTGCCAATGCGATGTAGACCTTTGATTAGATAATTTTTCACTGTGTAACTTCCACTTCTGGAAAATATCTAAGGAAGCGGTCATTGGAATTGGTTCTAGCAGTTTGAATCTTTGATTTAATTTCCTTAAAGAAATTCCAGGCCAATGGTACAAACAGGATTCGGCAATTGGCATCAAGTTCGGCAAGTCGATCTACTCCGACAATGGCACAACCGGTACCGGGGGTAAACTTGCCTTGCTTGAGTGGATTGTCATCAATGATAAAATCTAACCGGATATCACCAAAGTTTAATAGTGTATTGCCTTTGGCCGCAGCTCCATATCCAACTAGGGTATATCCATCACGACGATATTCGCCGATGGTCTCAATCAACTGGTTCATGTTGCTCTTGACAGTAGATTCCCAACGAGTATATGTATCCTTGTTCAACAAGCCATATGCAGCTTCAAGATCAATAGCATTCTTTACACGATTTTTATTGACAGAGGCTTTGCTTAAAATAAAAATATAACTGTTGCCGTGTATAGGAGTTTTAATTGTGTCAACCAAATGTAAACCAGCACGTTCGGCCAGGCGGCTCATTGAGTTAACATTAAAAAAGTTAACGTGCTCGTGATAGATGGTATCAAACTCATTGTTCAACACCATGTCGGCCTGACTGGTCTGTATAAACAACACAGTATTGTCGGTCATTAGTTCAGCACATGATGTTATAAATTCGTAAGGATCTGGATTATGGGCACAGACATTTTGTGCTATGATAATGTCGTAGTTGACTTGTTTTAATTTTTCAACAGCGGCTGGCCCAAAGAAATCACAAATCACTGAATGGCTAGCACTGCTACGGAGAAAAAGATTTTCAGCAGGATCGATTCCGTATGTGTTGATTGGTTGTAACTGTTGACTTCTTGCTGTTTTAAAATAATTAAGTTGAGTTCCGTCGTTGCATCCAATGTCTAATACATTGCTAACTCCGATGCACGACTCTAAACAAAAATCAGCAAACCATTTACAATAGTCCTGTATGGTTTGATTGGTGCCAGTGGCATACAGATAATTCTTGTAAATGATCGCAGGATCTACTGTGTGGCTTAGTTGTAGGTGAAAACAATCATGGCAAAGACTTACAGCCAATGGATAACGGTCTTCTGTTGCATTGGCTGAATCTCTGTAACTGTTAGCCAGGGGCTGTTGTCCAAGATCTAATGCAGTATGAATATCCGCTGACCCACAGGCCAAACAATGTGTATTTTCTACGACGTGATTCATAATTTTAACCAGCGATCATTCTTTAAGGTCCAGGTAACCATTTGCTCAATTCTAGTATCAAAACTATACTTGGGCTCCCAACCCAGCTGTTTCATATATTCACCACTGAGAGCATAACGGAAGTCATGCCCAGGACGTTGTGTATCAACTCCGACCATGGTGTATTTTAATTCCTTGCCGAGTATGTCAGCAATTTTTTGTGCCACATCAAAGTTTGAGACTTCTTGTTGACCTACAATGTTGAACTTGGGACAGGTAGCACCTCCAAAGTCGTCGGCTAGTGGAAAGCCTTGGTGCGGCAACGCCATAATAAACATAGTGGCATCGGCAACATCTGCGGCATGGACCCAGTGACGTAGTCCACTCCGGGTGCCGGTTTCTTCATCGCAGTGGATAGAAACTGGCTCACCTGCTAGAATCTTGCGCATGGCAATGCCGATGAACTTTTCTGGCAGTTGACGTTCGCCAAACACATTCATTGTATGTGTGCAGTAGATGGGCATGCCAAACGTGTTTTCGTATGCTACACATAACTCTTCTGCGCCAGCTTTAGTGGCACTATATGGACTGCGACTGTTGTAACGATCCCACTCCTTATATTCTACACCGTCGGGTGCTGACCCAAACACTTCGTCGGTGCCAAAGTTAATAAATTTTTCCAAGTCGGGCAAATAACGTCGAGCATAATCCAGCAAGTTACAAGTACCAACCACATTGTCTTGCACAAACAACATGGGATTTTCAATTGAACGAGTAACATGGCTACCTGCAGCCATATGGATAATAAGATCTACCGGTCCGATTTGTGCAGCCAATTGCGGATTAATCTCTGCACGTAGGTCATGATAAATTACTCGTAACCGACTCATTGCATCGGTTCCAAACTCTTGACTTAGTTCATGTAAACGATTTAAATTTCCTGAAAAGTCTAAACGATCCATGCTGATGATGTTATATTCGTCGTGTTTGAGCAATCGACGAATCATATGATGACCAATAAATCCAGCGCCTCCGGTTACCAGTATAGTTTTTTTCATAATGTTGATTAGTTGGCCTTTAGTATAAATTGACGCATTTGATCGTTGATATCGTTTTCTCTTAGCTTTTCCCAGGGATCTTGTTTGCCTGTTTTGATACGATCCCACCAAGTTGAAGTTGATCCTTGACTTTTTAAATATGTGTCAATGATTTCACACTCTTGCATACGCAATTGAGTCATTTTGGGATTGTGAAAATCTCTAGGATTACTGGGATTTCCTTCTAGCAGTTCTCTTTCTTTGTAGGTAGCATCCAAGTTGTTGCCGGTGAGGTCAGCACGGTCGTGTAGAACATTCACTTCAATACGTTCCCAGATATCTACTAGATAAGCAATTTGGCTTAACCAAGCATCAGTCATACTGTGCAAGCTCAAATGTCCAACAAGATCCAGCCAAGCTCTAGGCACAATAGGAAATATACTGTAAGGATGGTCTTGGTGAGTATGCACAGCCAACAACTTGAAATCTCCAGTGCGTTTGACAATTTCTAAATCCCAATCTTGACTTTCCATCAGTGCATCGTCATTCCAGAAAAATATCCAGTCTGCGTCTGAATTTTTACTTAGGGTATTGATGTATTCGTTAAGACGACTGTATCCAAGTGGTTCAAAAGTCATAGCAGTGTATGCGACCTCCATCTTGTCCAGTTGCGGTTGCAATGATTCTTCGAAATGGGCCAAGCCCACTGTGTCGTCTGTGTCTAGACCCAACAACACTTGTATGCTAGACAGATCTGCGGCTTTTTCAAGCAAGCCAACGAGACTGCGTGTTAATGCCGCAGTGCGACCCCGGGTGGGCAATATGATTGCTATTTTGTATTCATGTGGCATAGTGCGAATATTTATATGCGCCGTTTATTCAGTGATAATTTGTTGTTCATCACCAATGACGTACGACGCCTGCGATTATAAAAAAGTTTGTGACGACGTATATCAATACAATTACCGTTCTGATGCGGGCAACACGATCTGCTTCTGCATCAGTGTTGCCGGCTTTTTCGCCTAGTGCTTTGGCCCAAAGTCTCCAGATCCTTTTCATGTGCCACAATCTATACGCCATGGACACTGTGATAATGTGTTGGTGCTACAGTCGTCTTGACCAAAGCACCACGGTGATTCTGAGCCACGTTTTAATCGAATTACAGTGTGAAGTTGCATACGCTCTTCACTATTACCTAACCCCTCGTTAGAGAACCGGGCTTCTTCGTTTAATAGATTTTGTAATTCACTCATCGAATAGTGATTCCACGTTGTATAAGATTTTCATGTTCTTGAACAATGTTGGACTTGTTACTCGGATCTAATTCTACGCCTAATCTCGGTGCAATAACAGTTTCAACGTAATCCCAGTGGGCCAATGGTGTTGGGTGCGAGTCGTTTTTGTTGTATCTATGACTGGTATGTATATTATGATTTTGTTGTCTAAATGTTTCAAGTGAAATGTCTAATAGACAATTGTTATCAATTTGAAATCCTTTATATATTTCCTCCAGCCTTGGATCATTTTTTATATCTGTTTCGGCATGAAATAAAGGAAATGCTGCAAAATGATAAGCAGAATATCCGACAGATTTACTGTGTAAATCAATCAACTGTATATAATCCATTGTGGTTTGAAAACGTTCCACTGGATGATAATAGTTAACAAAAAACTCTTTGCTTTTTAAAACAGCACTGCCTTGATGTCGCCAATGGTTTGTTGGATCCTTGTTGGGCATAAGGTATGGCTCCTCGCTATAAAAACTCCAGCGATCAAAACTGGTCCACAGGACAATAACTACATCCTGTGGACGTGCATGTTTTACAATAGATCTTGCAACAGTGGCATTGTCACATCCGCCTATGCCAACTCGAGAATAAGAATTAAATTCTCGTCCTAAAATATCAGCCCAGGTGCTCCAGCAGTATGAGGTATAACTACAACCAGAAGCTAACAAGCGACTGTTTTTTATGCTCACGCAAACAGATCCTCGTCCCATTCACGATGACCTTCGCGGAATGCCATGTTACTTTGTGTTTCGCGCACTTCTACACGATAGCACCATAAACGAGCAGCCTCACCAGGTCCCCACATCTCTGGAATGTAAACACCGTTGACGTATTTGTAAAGCATATCACTGAGTCCTTCACACCCTAATCGAGGTAGCACTACAATCTTGGCCATATTCTTTTCTTGTAGTAACTTAAATGTCTCCATCTCGGGATCATCTTGTGCCACAATAAGCGTGTGGTCAAACTGATCTTCTAGGGTTTTCTTTAGTTCTTTAAGTCCACCATAGTCGGCGGCCCAGTTACGCACATCCAGTTCGTTAGTTCCAAAATAGAACTTCATACTAAACGAATAACCGTGTATCAAGTTACAATGACTGTCTGCCCTCCATTGTCTATATGCACATGGAAATGCGTCGTGGTACTCTTTGGTACTAGTGTATTTGTAAACTACGGGATTTAATGTTGTCATGCTGTTTTTCTCCTATGTTAAAGTATAGCATAGGCGGCGGAGTTTGTAAAGCGGGACGATGCCGATAGGCCGCTGAGATTACTTTTTCTTATCTGGTGCTTTTTTTCTAGCCGATTTAGTGTCAGTGACATCAGCTGATTTAATCAATTGTTCCACTGTGTCAAGGGCCTCGGTGGTGGCAAACATTTGCCAAAGTCGATTGCCGGTGGCGTCAATGGGCGAAAACTTGAATTCGATCACTGAATCATCTTTAAGACGCAGTTGAATAATTCGTTCTTGTGGTAGGTTTACTGTGCGGAGGCCTGTCATGTTGTGTCTTTCATTGTGTTGAATCTATTTATTATCTTTATTTGTGTTGTTAGTGTTTGCAGGTTGTGTCTCAACCTTATCAAACGCCGGATTGATATATGGTTCTACCACAGTCTTCTGTGCAACTCCCCAGCCAACAGCTGAAAAGAAACCAACCACTATCCATGTTGCAACTATTACCATTTTACCGTTACCTTTTAGTTAAAATGTATATCTGTATTCGGCCATTGCACGATACTGACCGTTTTGTGTGGCCATACCTGACAATCTATAGGCATTGTGTCGATCAATAACACCGGTATATAATGCACGAACATACGGAGTGGTTTGACTCACAACACCCATCTTAGTGTTAGTATACACTGGATTGCCTGCGTTGTCAACACCAGTTGGCATAGTGGCAGTTACATTGCCACTCAATACAACCGGTTTCACACCTGCATACACACCAAGATCACCAAAGCCCAATTCGTTATACCGATAACCGGTTTCGACCCATCCAGCAAAGATTGGACTTACATCAGTTATGATGCCAGATTTAAAATTGGTAGTGGTCATCATCACGGCGCCTTGAACACTGAATCGATCTTTCTTATATGTCATCACTTGCTCTAAGGTGCTACTACTGTTAACTGATCCAAAGGATCCAGTAAAGTTCAACCACGGATTGGTGTTGAGACTGGTAAACTGTAGACCGGTAGAAAAGTTACCACGTCGGTATATTTCTGGTAGACCAAAGCTCCATTGGTTAGTGGGTCTAGGTTGTCCGGGATACATGCCGACTGATTGTTCTCCAAACTCTTTTGGCAGTAATGGGGCACCAATCATGTTGGTTTGATTACGGTTCTCTGCGCCAAGGCGCACAGCCATGCCTTGCGTATTATACACAGTATGTGTATTGCTATTCAGCATGTATTCAGTATGACTGGTAAGATCATATTGATCAATATGTTCGGTGTTGAATGTGTAACCGTTGGGTCCAACCGAGTTTGTGGTGGCAAAATTCAAACTGTAATTGCGCCCCAAAGAATCAAATGCCTGCATCTGATTGAAGCCCGACATGTTGACACCAGCAACACCACCGGTTATACTGTTCAATGCCACAGCACCGGATCGGGTGGCAATGCTCAATGCTCCGGCTGGACTTAGTAATTTGTCAGGATTCAATACCAATCCAGAACCAGCGTCGGTCAGGTATGTGCTGGATGTTTGTGCCAACACTTGATTGACCTGTGCCGAACTCATCCATGGCCATGTTGCTTTGACAGTATTGAATGCTGTTTGTGCTGTGATCGGACTGACTTGCGATCCTATGAGACTGAGATAGGTAGACATCCGCATAGGACTTGTGGCATCGTTGTGCCATTGTAGTGTGCTGACCAGATACAAGTTGTTGCTTCGATCTTTGACCACAGCTACTTGATTGCCGCTGTTGGCAGTGTTGGCAACCAGGTTGGCTTGGCTGGCAAAGTCAGTGATGATATTTTGGAATGCCGCCACATAAGGACCTGTGGCACTTTGTTTGATCAAGATTTGTGTGCTGCTGTTGGCAGTACCAGACCAGTCGGTGCCACTCAGGATCATACTTTTAAAGCCGTTGCCCAGATCCACAAATTGTGGACGATAGGTACCATAGGTATTGGTATTATAACCGGTTACCATGGTCGCTGTTACATCGGTGAAATTGCCTGCGCCGTCGTTTTGTAAAAATTGTATGGCTGATTGTTTTACTCCGCCACTGGTGCCGGGTGAACTGAACAGAATTAAACTTTGATTGCCACTGGCATTGAAATCATAGTTTATGATCAAGTAATTGTGACTGCTGTTGCCCAGTATTGGCGCAGGCAAGTCTCGGGCCCAATTGATGCTGAGTTTGTTGGTAGCAGGATCTATAGCCCAGGTATACATTTTGGTAGTGCTACTGCCGCATCCACTCCATGCCGTAGCACCAACACAGGCCCTACTGTCAGTGGCCACCAGTTGTGTTGAGCCATTGTTTATGAAGTCAGCGGCCGCAATGCTACTTGCACCCCAGAACAGATCATTGTTGCCACGAGCTTGATATACCGTAAATCCGTTCACACGATTGTTCATCAAGAATGTGGTGTTGGGACCATAGTCTGTGATAATAGCATCGGTCCAACCCGACCGGGTTAGGTCAGCAATCGTACTTCCATGCCCCCAAACCTGAGCACCCAATTCGATGGTATCACGAGTAAACTGACTGCCGGTATTTCGAAACAACCAAGCCTGACTAGATCCAGCGGAACCATACCAGTTCATATCAGTGGCTGGAACAATCAACATGTCGGTCTTGCCGGTCTTAAAAAAGTCGGCAAAATGCACACCTGTGGATTCGGCTCCTAGGATTGAGTTTGTTCCGTTGGGAAACCATTTGGCTGTTTCATTGACAAAACTGCCATCTTTCCAATTGAACAGTTGTATACTACTGTTGACCCACTCGCCACTGGTAGCCGGTTGACTCATGCGTCCGGTTACAATCATACTGTCAGCACCGTCACCGGTCAGATTGTTTACCACATGCTGTTGACTCACTGCGGTTTTGGTCGAGTCCGCGGTGTAAGGATTGAATGTGCCGGCCAGTGTAGGTGTGCTGAACGGAACAGTATCGCGGCTGCCGGATGCAAATCCATATCTAGACAAGGTGCCAGAACTGTAATAAGGTTCATCGCGTTTGAGGATCGGATTGGAGCCATTGGTGGGCCAAGTCGTTGTGCCACCACCGCCACCACCACCACCGCCACAGGCTGTGAGTAAACAAACGGTCGCTACAGCCAAGGCCATAACAGTTGGTTTGATTACACATGATTTTTTCATATAGTCACTCTAAGAATAATTGTTCATGCAACTATTATAGCAGGTGACTATTTCTGGGTCAATCGCGCTTTAGATACTGTAGTTTATCAGCAACACCGGACCATTTTTCATGATCGGGCATGGATTCTTTGGATTTGGTAATGGGTTTCCAACTTCGAGCCAGTTCACGATTAAGGTCAATAAACTGTTGCTGATCCTTTGGCACATCCGATTCGGCATATATAGCATCTTCGGGGCATTCTGGAACGCACACTGCACAGTCAATACAGCCGTCTGGATCAATGGCTAAAAAGTTTGGGCCTTCTACAAAACAATCAACTGGGCAAACGTCTACACAATCGGTGTGCTTGCAAAGAACACATCCGTCGGTTACAACATAGGTCATGCTTGTTGACCTTCTAACCATTCATCAACACGCTGTTCGGCCTCTGCCTGCGTGATAGCTGGCACTGAGATTTCGGCCAATTCTCCCATATTGTGTCGAATAGAATACGGCGCTGGTTTGCCAGAAAAAATAATTTCATCCATTCGACGAAATACAGCAAATTCTTGTAGATGTTTGGCTCGTTCAATTGCCACTGCTGTCAAATCATTTATATCTTTCATTGTATTTTCCTTGGTTATCGTGGAGCAAAGTCCTGTTGCAGTTTAATGTTGTCAAAGAATTCTTTCTTTGTACCTGGATCTGTATTAAATGATCCTTGTAATACAGTTGTCTGCGTTAGACTTGAATGTGCCATAATGCCACGGTTTTCACAGCAACCATGTGTGGCTTGAATGTAAACACCGACGTTTTCTGAGTCTGTAGCTCGCATAATTTCACGGGCTATGTCGTTACACAGTTCTTCTTGTAGGGTTCCACGACGACTGCACCACTGGGCAATACGTGTATATTTTGACAGTCCAATGAGTTTGTTGGCTGCAATGATTCCGATGTAGGCAACACCAGCCACAGGCTGATGATGATGGCTACACATACTACGAAGCTCACTCCTAACCACCAACATACCTTCATAACGATCCGGGCTATCGTTTGGAAAAGCTGTTGCATCGGGTGCTGGTTCATATCTTCCTGCCATTATCTCATTAAAATACATCTTGGCCAGTCTACGTGCTGTGCCTTGGCTATTAGGATCCGTTTCTCGATCAATTAACAATCGGTCTAGCACTAGTTCAAATGCTTCTGCGGCTTCATCAATTAAGATTTCCTTATCACCTTCAAATAGGTAGTCACTGATGTTGTCACCGGCCCAAAAACGTTTCTTATCGCGCTTCATTGCAAAACGAATTGCGTCTCCAAGATAACCTTCTTCGTATTCCTTGGTATCCATCACATCCAGTGCTGTTTCATTTTTTTCTGTCAATTTTTACTCTCCGAGTTAGGGTCGAGGATGACCAGTCATGTTGATATTGTAACAGGTATTTAGATTTAAATCAATGGTTAAATGTAATTTTTCTGCAATCAGGATAGATTCCAGGTTGTGCTTTTGGTTCGATAACGGGCAACAATTCCAATCCCTTTGCACACAATTCCAAGGTAGGGCAGTAATGCCAACCTAGTATTAGTTCGGTTTCTTTTTGCCAAGGTAAATGCAGGTCACGGCCATCTGAACGTTGACGACTCATTATGCGATATGCTTCAGGATCATCAAGCAGTATAGCACCCATCTTTCCTAATTGTAATGGTTTGGTCCATCCAAAACTGAGACACTGCATTGAGCCAGGTCGATACATGTTTCTTTCCAGTCGACGGGCACTGTCCCATATACGAGTGTTTATAAAATGATATTCGCCGGTCCAGGCCTCGTCAGTCATGGTGTAATCTATGCCCAGATGAGTCAATGCCATTGGTACGCTGAGATAGGTGTAGGCAGAAAATTGACATTCTTTAACACCCTCATACCGCATACACAGTTCGATGGCATGGGTGCAACCATCAGTTACAACCACATAAGGAGCACCGGTGTATTCGGCCAATGCCGATTCAAAGTCAAACAAGGTCTTAAAGCTCATTGATCGTACCAGGTCCATACGTGTTGTATGATATCAGTTAATCCAAATCGTGGTTGCCAGCCACTTGCGGTCATAAATTTGTTGGCATCTGCTATCAGTTGAGCTGGGTCGCCTGCACGTTTTGGTCCGTGTAGATAAGCAATGTCTCGTTTCAGCACAGTAGATGCTGCTTGTAATATTTGTAAATTGCTATGGCCTTGGTTGGTGCCTAAATTGTATATGTCTGATTTGACAGCAGGGTCAATGGCCGCAATATGTGCCTCGGCTAAATCTTCTACATGGATGTAATCACGAACGCAGGTGCCATCTTCGGTAGGGTAATCAGTGCCATACATGGTAAAGTCGCGGCCGTCACGCACACTTTCTAGTATGCGAGCCACAATGTGTGTAGCACCAGGTGCTTGTCCATGACGACCTTGACTGTCGGCGCCACACGCATTAAAGTAACGAAATGACACAAAGTCCAATCCATAAGCCTGATGATAACTCTTCAACATCCAATCGGTCATCAACTTGCTTTCGCCATACGGGCTAATAGGTTCAGTAGGATCGACCTCCTGTATCGGAGTCATGATAGGATTGCCATACGTTGCGGCACTTGAACTAAAAATAAATCTGGCACTGATCTTGTATTGTATCAACCGATCCAATAGCCGTTTAGTTTTGACAAAATTGTTGTCGTAGTATTCGGCAGGATCCTTTACACTGGGACCTACTAAACTTGTGCCTGCACAATGAATGATAGCATCTGGATTAAACAACACAATCGAATCCAGCGCAACATCGCCGCTGAAATCTCCGGTGAGCCATTTGGCACCTGAGTCAAGTAACCGCTCACTGGGCACGACACGATCAATTGCGTAGACACTGTGCCCAGCATCTAGCAATTTAAGAACAGTTTCACCACCAATGAATCCAGCACCGCCAGTTACAATTACTCTCATATATAATTTTTTCTCAGCAAAAACGGTATAATAATTTCATTGACAAATTTTTCGTTGTGCTCAGTGGTAGGATGATCATCGACTCCCCACTTGCACGGAAAAAATGGTAATCCTGTGTCTACAGCCCACTCATATTGTCCGTTAATTGGCAAAAACTGATCATGATCAATTTGATTGTATAGATGTGCTGTATCAGCATGTCTTAAGATTTTATTTTGAAACAACTTATTTTGATTATAAAACACAGTTCCCATATACGTAGTCATAAAGTATCGAATCTTATGTAATTTCAAAAACCATTGCACTCTAAGTATGTGCTCATAAGTGTAAATGAGTGAACCTATATCGTCATGGAATGTGCTGTAATAGGACTTGGCATAATGATTTTTCCAATGAGCATTTAGTATAATCCATTTTTTATTTGTAGTGGGTGATAAACTTGTGTGGAGATAATCAGGATGATCATCAATATTTTTATCATTGTTATTTAGATAAAAATCGTGTCTATCTGGACCACTCCACATGATACCAACTAAAATATCCGAAGCGTTGTTGGTTTTCAAAGTCTCAGTAACTTGATGTATGATCTTTCTACTGATCATTCCATTTCCTTGAGACTGAAGGGCTGTGTTTATAAATGGCACATCCAAATGATCAGCTAGTTGAACTGGCCATTTTCTTGGAGAATTTTCATCAGGCATTGTAAAACTGCAACCACCAGTGACCAATAGCTTGGTGGTCATCCTTCAATTTTCCTTACCGGATACTTGGATTGACTCACATGGTCTCGATATCTGTTGCCAGAACGATTCCACTTGGTAGCCTTGCATTCTGCAGAGCCTTCCACAATAGTACCAGCAGTTTCAATAATGTCACAGATACGATCAATGCTTCCATCGTTCCAATCAGAGATCAAGCCCATGTTGTGATGTGGCGTTTGCAACAAGTTTTCTAACTTGTGATACGCATCATCTATTGACCAAGGAACGTAGAGCCTGTTAGGATCATCTGCAAAAGTTTCAGGGAAACTGCGATAAGCAGGATATAGAACGTTGGCTCCGAGGGTATCTGCTTCAGACACAGTGTTCGAGACCCAATCTTGTAGAGCACAATTGAACAGCACACGAGTATCGTTAAGGAGAGCATAGTAGTCGTTCTTGGTTAAGTTTTCATAGATTGTCAGTTTGCCTTCACTAGCTAACTGACGAGCACGAGCCACATACTCAGGATTATTACTGCGTAATGGGCCACCCGAGAACACAGCAAATTCAATATCCTTTTGACGGCCTTGAATGTAATACATTTCAATCAAGTCCATAAAGAAGCCTGGTTGTTTCTCTTGGTCAAAGCGGGCAGCAAAGCCCACACGCATCTGACGCTTGTTAAATGGCTTGATATTTTGAACGCCACCAATACGTTCTAACACTTCTGCCTTGCCAAATGCTAGGCCACTAATATTATATATAGGAGCACTCCATCCAGCAATCCGCATATGAGCAACCATTTCTTCGTTTGTGGCGAGAACTCCTGTAACAAACTCATTAACCATTTGTTCGTAGAGTCCCATCCATCGTGCCATACCCCATACATGTACGAAATCATCAGGATCAATGGATTGAGCAAGACAGCGAACAAACACACGAGGCCGAGCATTTTGAGGGATCTGGTCCATAATATAAGGTAGACTCTCGATACCGGGTTGAAACATGTCTTCAAAGTAGATAACATCTTCATGTGTGACTTCTCCATTACGCATCATTTGAACTAGATTCATCATTTGGCTCATGCCAAAATAACTGCGGCCATGTGCATCTAGCACCTGTCCTACACTGATACTTTGTGTGTTATCAATGGTAGTGCCAGGAACATAGACTACATCTAGTCCACGTTGATCAAACACACGTCGATTCCACTCAGTCAATTGTAATGTGTAACGGGCTTCGTAACTTTCCAGGCCCATGTAAAATAATTTACGCATTGTAATACCTTTCTTCCAATAGTTCTAAAATTTTATCGGCTATCTTGCGATGTCCTTGATCGTTGGGGTGATGGGTTTCGTCATAGTCAACACTGTCATCTAGTAATTTACTCAAAGCCGTTTCGGTATATGGCCAATCTTTACTTAATTCTCTAAGTTTTTCAAACGCACGAATATATTCTTGAGAATAATATGTTTTTTTTGGATACTTCTTGTTTACATAATTATAAATATTTTCAGTAGATTGAAGCAACCCCAATTCTTCCAGTTCTCTGTCCCAACATTGAACAAAAATATATGGACAGTTGAATTGTTTACAAAGTAGATCCATGGTCCATATGTCTCGATAATATCTATATACACTATCTACTTCATTGTAACAATGCTTAATTAATATATTTTTAAGTTGCTCATTGGCCTCGCTACCGCGATCATTGCGAGCAACACTAGGACTAATACTCCATGCACCAAAATTTTCAGCAGGCACATGAAATCGATTATGAGCCGTTAATGCTATTATAATTAAGTCTGGTTTTAATCCAAAAATAAGTTGATTTCTTAAACAATCGACTATTCTAGAATTACTACCACATCCCATAGCTTCATTGTAACAAGATTTGTTTATTTTTTTAGCTACTACATTGGACCAAAGAGTTTCCAGTTGTAAATTTTTATTCCAAGTCCAACTGTCGCCGTTGACATACAGCATTATCGACGAATACCTGCAAATCTACGAGCATCTTCGTCCCACATGTTCTTGGCATGTTTGCCCTGTGCAAACTTGTTATACTGTTGCCAAGCATAACTGCGAAAGTTGTATAAATCTTCTTCTCGATACCGGTAGCCGTAGTCCTTACAGAATTCCAAGTAGTTTGACAAATCTTCAAAGGCTTGAAGGGCTCGGGGGTTTGTACGATATTGGGATTTACCCATGATAGTTCCTTTTAAATTACGATTGATTGAGCAGGACGGGTGAGATTATAAGCGATCGAACATCCGTTTTCACCGTCCTCGGACACTTCAATTGTAACACAACGACTGGGATAACGTGCAGCAATTTGGACATATAGGTCGTCTGCAATCATTTCACAGCTCTTGTAGTTGAGTTGCAACACACCGTCTTTGTATAAGTTTTCCAACCAACGTTTGAATTGAATAAATTCAATGTCTCGATCATTATGGAACACATCAATTGACACTTTAAAATGGAATATGTGACGATGCGGACTAGCCAAAAAGCTAACATCGTATTCATCTCCGGTGGCCAGTTGTGGATCAGTTGCTGCCGCCGGATAGCAGTGAATGCCTTCTTTTCGGAATGTAACCCAAATTTGACGACCTGCGGCATCTTTGATGCGTTCAACAGTTTCTCTTTGTTCTTGTATCATTTTTGCAATAACTCCATAGTTACAATTTTACCAATTGATTCTGACAAGTCTTGGTCAGAAGTGACGATATGTAATTTGACACGACTTTCGTCTTTCCGTTGATCATACCAACGAGTTTCAATGATCGTGCCACCATTGACAGCCTGCACACTGAACCTGATAGGATCCGGTAAGTCGATTTTGTTGGTCTCATCATCACAGATGGCAAGAGAACTAGGCACGGCACCACGTCCTCTTCGACGAACCTTGGGTTCTTCCTCATATCCTCTAACGTCGCGATTGAAATCCCAACCCCATTTCATCAAGTTTGACCATAACCATCTAATCATTTTATTACCTCATCTTGTGTGTATTTAGACCAGTCTGTAAACACTGATCGTTTTTGCAAGTCGTGTAGGCTGTGACACCATACTCCGGGATTGGTTGCTCGAAAGTCCTTGTCGTCCAGTTTAAGTGTAGCATTATAACCCAATTGATTGATGTAGGGCAACTTTACTGAAATCATTGGAATAAAGTTATGGTTCTCGGTCAATCCACTTTCCAACAGGCCTTCTACACAAGTGCTATCAATGTCCAAGGTACATAGAATGTTACGTTCCAATACCGAATGAATCATAGTTTCCCACGGAGCCCAGCCTGCACCATCGTTTACCGCAAGACAAGGGAAACTCATGTTTGCTCCAAAATACACATGTTCAATATGTTGACTGGTATCTAGTAGTGCGCGAGAATCCCGTACTATTTCAATAATTTTATGATAGTCTTGAATACCAACTACAAATAGAGTTTTCTTACCGTAGGCAGGAGTATGTTCAACTTCGGTGCCAACAAAAAATTTAACATTATCATGCTCGGGTCTATTCATTATATAATTCCGGAAAAATTGAACGGTGATTTTGATTTGTTAGTTGATCAAATTCTTCATACCGAGGAAGATGTGTAGTTTTTCTTTGACTTTGAGCCAAGTGTATTTGATCTAGTAATCTTTTTTGCAGCGGCATTGGTAGTTGCTTACTGTATTCAATGTTGTTGTGATTTACAGATTGTAACACATTTTGCCCTACAAAGTCAAATCCATGCCCTCCAGATTGGCTAACAATAAAAATATTGTCCGGACCTGTGTATTCAAGCGCAACATCAATGGCTTCACCGATGCCAACAGCACTCAATGGAAAATAAACCATATTTGTTTGGATGTCTGAAAAATCTCTGGACAGTTGTTCTAAATTAGATTTAAACTCGGTCCAAACAGCCCCATTGCGAATATATTCGAATCGACAACCAGTGCTCTCAAAACTAACTATAAACGTTACGTTAGCAAAGTTTTTTAACAGTTGGTAAATTTTATTATTGCGAATTGATGTTAAATTGGTTGTCACTTCAATTTTGATAAATGGATTGATCTTTGACAAACGTTCAAGTAAATCAAAATTTTCTTTAATCAAAAACGGTTCACCGCCAGCCAATTGCAGAAATTTCAAATTGATTAGATCTACGTCACTGACAGTTGGAAATATTCGAAACTTTCGAGTCACTCCTTTGAGTTCGGCCCATTTACTACTCCAACTGGGACCACAATACACACAATTGAGATTACAGGTATTGCTCCAACGCAGATCTAAATGCTCCAGTTGAAAAGAATCAGCACCGTTGAGGTTATGAAAAAAATTGTCGTATTGATATATGCTTCTACGACTATTGACATCGCCGCTGGCTTCTCGATCCCAACAGGTTTGACAACTTGGATGTTGTTTATCGTCAATTACAGATTTTCTTATATCTGTAAACACAGGATTATTTTTGACATCCTTAAACTGTTCAATCGGCACGGTTGCTGTGTTAATGCAACATACTTTACCACGGCCGTCGGGATCTAAACTTAATCCTGCCCATGGTGCTGCGCAGAAGTTTTCCCTCATGATGCTTCGAGTTGATCTAATTTAGATTGATCAAACTCGATATCTTCATCTTCAACTTCTTCAAACAATGCATTAAACTGACTGTGTGCATTTTTGGCTTTTTTGCCTTTGAATCCTCTAGTGCCTACAATGTCCATCCAATAACGATCATAGTGTTCGATAATAGCTTCGGCTTCGGCGCGATCTGCGGTGGCAAAAATAGCATCTACTATGTCTTTGAAACGAGCATGGTCTCCGTTTTGATTCCACATCATAGCCGGCCATGATCCGTTGTCATATTCACGGTTGGCACGTTGAACTGCTTCGAGATGCATCCAAACATTATGGCCCATCAGTAGTGCATAACTGAAACTATCCCAACTAGTCTTGCCTTCTTTGCCAATCTTGTTTAGGTCACCTGGCTTGTAATAACAAATGTCCTTCATTTGCAGTTGTAGGCTGATCGGACTTTCATCAAAATGATCAATCAGTCTATCGGCTACCACTGCCTGACCAAATGGACGAGTATCTGTGCTGTATTTCTTGTCGTCTACAATAGGACTCATTCTATAGCACCATTTGTCGTTGTGCGGAAGATCGATATGATGATATACCTGACCATTTGCCGTAGCCAGGAACGGTGACGCACAGTCGAAACTGATGGTAAATGCTGGATTCACATACTTACGCACAGCTCTTTGGATGTCTGTTAGTAATACTGCCCACTCTAATTTACTTGTTCCTAAGAAGTGCATCCAATCGTGAATGCCTTCTTGAAGTAATCCATCGTGACGCAATGCCACAAGTCTACGCAATACCAAGTGAACGTCACACATGTTCTGCCCACCCATGCTCCAACCATCAAAGTGTGTGTCAGGATACATGTTGGGATCACAATAGTGCTTCATTGTGTCATACCAACGATCTGCATCGGCATGGTTGGCACCTTGTAACACGTTAAGCACTTTCATGCCACCATTCCGAGCACCTTTGCGATGACGCATGTAGTAGTCGTTGTTATACTTGGTGGCCGCTACAGCCTCTTCTAAGGTGGTAATACCACAGGCATCGCTGGCTTTCTTGTCATGAATAACCCAGGTAGGAATATCTAGTGTCATTCCGTAGTTGGCAATTCCGTCTAACCATTTGAGCACAGCTTCACGTTTCTTCTGTGCGGCATCCAGCAAGTTCTGATAATTTTTTGCATGATCGATCTTGACATACTTGATATTACCATTTTTGTCATGCTTGGCTGTGCCGTCGGGTTTGAGATCTGGCACGTGTTCAATACCCTTGGCCCGAAATTCGGCCATCTTGGTCACAACCTCTGAGCTAGTTGGATCACGCCACTCGCCTTCCCACAGGCCCTTAGCAATCTGGAATCCACCTGAGTCACCTAGCATTAATGTGCCTGGTTCACGGTTACGCACCATGTCTTCGGACCAGTCTTGCTTAGTAAGATCCAAGTTGGCGTGACCACCTGAATACAAACTCCATCGGTATGGAAACAGACCTTTAGAACTATTAAGCCAATTCATCTGTTCCATGTCTTTCATACCAGCTGGCATACGTGCTGGGTCTACATAAGGACCGTTTACAGGATCGCGTTGTTTGCCTATGTAAGTGGCATAGAAGCCTGATATAGCCGGCAAAAACACAGCGTAATCGTTTTGTTTAGCAGTTAAATTATCTTGGGCCATTTAAATTATCGATTAGTTCATGGTACCAGCGATCTACTAACGCAAGCATTTCGGCTTTTTTTGATCGCACGATTTCATCGCTTGGTGTAGTTGTCTTCCATTGATTGTATAGAATTACTACTGCAGCTAATTCTTCTACAGATAGATCGTGGTTGATGATATTGCAAATTTTTGTAAACTCTGTAACAAATGTTTCTTGACTGCTGACTATATTTTTAAGATTTATTTTAAAAATACCAGGATCCTCTAACATTCGTTTATATTCGTTAAACCAATTTATAGCCTGAAAAGACTCTTTTATTTCGGCACTTACAATCATCCAATTCCACATGTTAGTAGAGTCAATACAGAAAACAAATAACTTATCATTTTTATCAATGTATCTAGCAATTTTATTACTAGGATGTTCGACTATAACTCCAACCTCGCTATCTTTAACAGTATGGTTGAACTCATTACAACACGCTACAAAATGATGTTCCCATCTCGACCAGTTCAGTCGATATTTTCTATCTTGATTTGGATAATTAAGAACATCCGTGTATTTCAATTGATCGAGTTTTTCATCAATACCAGTGGGCATCAGAGAGTCTCTAGGTTGCCAAACATGAAATCCTGTTAACAAATTTAAACATCTGCTGATAAAATTTCCGGCTGATCCTGGTAAAAAATTTAAAACTACAAATCGCTTCATTATTTGCTTTGTGCTGGAATAATGTAAGTGTAAGTGGCCAATCCTGAGTCAACTGTGATTTGTGCCGCACCATCATCACTGATACGCATAACTTTGTCACCAGTTAGGTCCAGAATACTGATAACTGTTTTGATGGGCCATGACCATGTGCGTTTGAGTGTGCCGCTGACACCAGGTTGGAATACAAAGTTGCCAGCGTGTGTGCTATGGTCGCCAAAGAAAAACTTTAGATCACCATTTTCTGTTTTGGCCTGGAAGTTAACTTCCTCAGCATTGGCCTGTGCCTGCATCTTAAGGCGTTGAATAGCGGACACTGTGGGTTCAAATTCGATGTGCCAGTTGACACCTTTGAATTTAACAGTCTTGGCCTTTTCAGTTACAATCTCCGATGCCATAAAGCGATAGGTGTTCTTAAAATCTTTAGTGGCATTTTGAAAACTAATGCCATCGGGCTCGCCTGTGGCTTTCTTTGTAACACTGAGTTCAGCACCTTCTTTATATTCTGTAAGGTTCAAAAGAATATTAAGTTTTGCCAAGTTTGGCATACCAAACAGGCCAATGAATTCTGGGACTGGGTTGGCATACTCGCCCTCTACCACTACACTACGATCCTCGGCAACACCAAATATGTCAGTTGTCTTATCATCGCCTGTGATCTTAACCAGGTCGATACAACCCAATTTCAATGTGTGTTCTACTAAGTCTAGTAAATGATCTTTCATATATTTCTCCTTGTGTTTGATTATACTGGGTTTATTTAGATTTTGCAACGGGTTTAGGTAATATTTTTGCCAGGCTTTGACCACCACGCAATGAAGTAAACTCACCTGATTTTTGAAATTCTATCCACACACTAGGGCTACCAGTCTGGTGACAAAATATTTCTTCAAATCCTAAATAGTCAGCCCAGCCTCTAACCAACGAGCCTGGTGTGTAACCAGTAATACCTTGTTCAACTGCTTGCATGGCCTGGTGCCGATCACAATCATTAAAGGTCATGGCCAAAACACCGCCGGGCAACAACTTCTGATAAATTTCTTCAAGATATATTTTTACCAACTCAAACGGACGATAATCTAAATAGTTGTAGACCAAACAAAAACCAATTTGTTGATCAGGCAATCGATTTAAAATTGGATGATTAAATGATTCTTTAATCACATAAGGTCGCAGTCTATTTTTATATACTGGGTTAAATTGTTCCAATGTGGGCTCAAGCAAGTAATGACTTTCATCCACGAGATACAATGGATCGCTGGCTGTCATTTCGTGTATAAACGGTTCCAACATTGGATGTATAACCATTGACGGATGCTTCCAGTCGCATCGACTAGCAACTCGACTTTTTAATACTGATTCTGTATCTGCATCTCTTCTAATTGGTTTATTACGATGTAATCCTAGGTAGTCTTCGGTTTGTGCGTAGTCGGTTTCTAAATATCTTTCATATTCGGTATAATTTCGATGTAACCACGCTTGCCCTTGTTCAGCAATTAACCGCGATACTTCAGATTTTAAGTCTATTAATTCTTCTTCAACACTGACAAATACTGATTGTAATGCATGATTTTTTTCTTTAAGTCTTTGTTGAAATCCTGAATCAACTCCGGCCTGAGGCACATCAACCCGGTCAATAATCAACTCGAATCTATTACTAGATTCATATTGAAGATCTTGCATGGTCAACTCTTCCAAATGATTATGTAAGCGTATTAATTCAGTTAGGTTCATGTTACCACTCAAACAATGTTTGGAAAGTGTTTTCTGTATTAGTGGCACTAGCCAAGTCCCATTCTAATACACCTAACAAGTTGTCTAATTTTTGGTCCACCACTGTGGCTTCCATCTCGCTGTCGGCAAACGGAAGTTCTTTAAACCATTGTGGTAAATGTGTTTCGTCTGTAGGATAACCGATACTGGTCCATCCAAGTGGATTTTGTTTCAATTTACACACAATTGTTTTCATACCATCTACAATCTGCATTGAATACTTGTCGCCATTCATACGACGCAAATTGTTCCAGTTGAGTGCGGCTCGCACATGCCCTGGCATGTTGGCTTTGCCCAGTCGTTCTTCTTCTTTGCCATATTTGGTCAAGTTGTTTACACGTTTTGGGCTACCTTTCTCCCAACCTGGACGCTCTTTAAACACATATTTGAATTCACGAATCTTTTCAATAATGTCCTCGCGACTTGTACCAATCAGCACCTCATTGAGAATTTGACTTAAGAATTCTTGAATAACCTTAGGAGTATCACTGCGTTTGAGATCAAGACCCATGGCTTTTACTTTGCCGGGGCTACCATGTGTATCTACACGTTTATTCTCTTTGTCGTAATACATGACAGCATAACGCTTCTTGGTAATGAACAAGCCCTTGCTTGCAACAATTTCTCGACCGCCCTTGATTACTGATCCCATTTCTCTGGGCACATGGAATGCCCGTTCCATAAAGCCCGGAAAGCTATCATTAACTTGGTCAGCAATACTGTTATACAGTTGCACAGCAATTTCTCGATTCCAAGTCATATTACCTGCTTCTATTTCTTTTTGCAATACAGGATAGGCTGTAAAATAACACGAGTCTGTGTCACCATAAATGATTGCTTCACCTACGTGATCATATTTGCCAGTGATACACTCATTTACATGAGCATCCATGTGCCGGGCGATTGCACGACCAGTGAGAGTTGTGGATTGACCAATACGCTTGTCAAAGAACCTGCAACCAGGATTAAGAATAGCGCCATACAAACTGTTCAAGTTAATCTTCTTGACCAACTGACGTTTGTCCCAGTATTCTTCATCTTCTGCATTTTTACACTCTTTCAATTTGGCCTGCATCTCTTTACGTTCAGCATACCAACGTTTTAGTAACCCAGGAATAACTGCTTCCTTTTCGAAAGTAAAGATTGTGCCATTGGCAGTGATCATCCAAGGGCGATTGCTGTCAAAAATTATCTTCCATACGTCAGCGGCACTATGAACTGACTCTTCACCATCTTTCCAGTCAATGGTAATTTCTGTTCCTGGCTCTGTAGCCATTACTGCTTCATATTCCAAACTGCCAAACAAACCTTCCCATGCCGCGGCAAAACTACTGCCTCCTCTCATCTTATCACTGATATAACGATCCGTCATTACAGGTCTAAGTTGTCCTACAATAGTTTCTGGACCCATGTTAAGGGCTCTAATAGCACTGGGATATAGTGAGTTGATATCTATTGACCCTACATACTCATGGATACCTTTCTTAGGAAATGCAACATAAGCGCCAGCGGCTTGTGTGTCCTCATCGCTATACCGTTCCTTGCGATTGGGTACGACCATGCCACGCTCGTGGGCTTCGTTGATAATTGCCTGTTCAGTCACAGCCACGGCACCCATTGTGGTTTGCAGTAGCACAGTATTTTCGTGTGCTAGTGTGTTGGCTAGGTCTAAGAATTTTAATTTTTTATCCAACTTAGCCAGAATCATCGTGTCCTGTCTGTTGTATTCAATAAACTTTTTAAAGTTTTGATTATACAATTGATCCAATGTGCCTTCGAATACTGTTTTGGTTTCTTGTAGTTCATACTCAGCAATGGCGTCAAGTGAATAACTGTGACGTTCTTCATAAGTGTATTTTCGATACAGTTGCATATAGTCCATATGCACACGACCAATCAAATCGTAGGTCTCATTCTCGGCCCCAAAGCGTTCGAATATACGCTTCTTAGGATATTGATTCCATAAACAGAATCTACGTGTATCGTCTTTGCTGAGAATCCTAGTAACACGATTCACAGTATAAGGAATATCATAGCCCTCACTATTCCAACCGGATATTGCATCAGCATCTTCGATTAGGTCCAAGAAAGTTTTTAACATTTCTTCTTCCTTATCAAACACAACGCAATTTTCAAACTCCTGGGCAATCTCGTCAGCAGTCTCACGGCTCATGTGTTTGGGCGGAACTACCAGAGTGACCATTTGCTCTAGCCATTGCAGATATACTGAAATAGCAGTGATAGCATTGAATGGGTCTGTTGTTGGTGAGAAACCACGTTCAGGGTCAAAGTCAACTTCAATGTCAAAGAACGCTACGTTTAATCGAGGACCGTCTTGTCCTTTATAGTTTTCTTCTAGGCAACGGAAAATTGGATTGATATCAGACTCGTATAATTTTTTGCCGGATTGAATACGAATTTCTTTGCGAAACTCTTTGTTGTTTCTAGTGCTGAATCTGCTGACTGGTGTACCAAAGATACTTTGAAATTTACCACGAGGATCCTCGTAATAAAAAACATAGTTGGCTGGATATTCTTGATAGCGTCTTTGGCCATCTCGGCGTTCAACTACATGAATACGATCGTGTTCACGATCAAATAGTGCATCTATGTAACTCATTGTAGCTCATTATATAGTATATTTGTTGCTTTGTCTATGGAAGATTGAATTTTAATGTTCCAACTTTTATCCCAATTACGCATTATTTGTTGATTATGGTCTGCTATATCTATCCAACTTTGAGGTATAGTGTAGTCTGTGTTTCTTAAACTTCTTTCTAACTGTTCTAAAATTAATGTTTGTCTTGTAATCCAATGTTCTTTGGTGTCATAACTATGGTCTAGTCCATCATTGATTATTCGAAAACCAAGACTTGTCAAGTATTGTATTGTGCCCTTAGGGGCAAACAATAAAAATGGCCTTGGTAGTTGTAATGCCCTAAAAGTTTTTTCACTCAGTGCAATGACTCGATTATCATCGAAGTATGTTTCTATTACCAAAGAGACCATGCTTTTGGCAATAATATTTTCAATATTGCTGGTTTGCTCAAAATTACAATAAGGAACCAACGGCCTAATTTTTTCATATTGCCGCTGAAATATTGTATTATGTTCGTAATGCAACCGATCAAATATGGCCAATTTGTCGGCATAGGCGTGACTTGGTGTGAGTCGATAATCAATATTAAAACTTACAAATCCCTTATCTAGCCCAATATCAGACAATTTGTAAAACCAACTTTGTCGATTTGCACAAATACGATTGATAAAACAGTTATATGCCCGTTCTGGACTTGGTAAATTTTCTAAATTAAACGGCATATAATGTATGCCGTAAAACTCAGGAGAAATATTTAATATTGTTTGATTGGCACTTGTGGGCACTGTAATTTTGTTATCAGTCACCAACACTGTTTTGTTGGTATTTGATAAAAATTTATCCAGAACAACCGAATCAACTTGATCACCAAGAAAACCTATATAGTTTGTATGTTTTACAGCTTTACGCACATGAGATTTAGATGCTTGCATCCTGTCTTTATAATCATAACTTGTTCCAGACATAATAGTGTTGTTCAACGCCGGGCGATGTATACTTTGATAGTGTTTTAATATTTTTGAAATCAAAAACACTGGTGCTGGTGTTATTCCAAGTTGATTACAAAGATCTTGAAATTGTTCTATAAATTTGATTTCGTTGTCGTATAATGAAAGATCAAAAAAGAAATTGTCAACGTTAACATTTGATGGATGATTCTCGATCAACTGTTTACTGGTAAACAGTTTCCCAACTTCATCATTTATGATATATTTTTTTACAAAACTGTACCATGATCCTTGAAATGTTTTTTCATTATTGAATTTGACAGCTAATTTTGCTCGTTTGGGTGAGCAATAATCTTCATGTTCTTGTTTGATTACGTAAGAACGTTCGTCGAGTTTAGTAAATAATTTTTGAAGTCTTGCAACCCGAAACCATTTTTTGCTCTTGTTATTGTCTATTAGAATATTGACAATATTAGCTTGACCCCAGATCCACTGTGGCACCTGTGACTTATTTAAAATAAGAACTATTTGACCGTTGGTATTGAAATCATGTTGATATTTTGAATCATTTATCAATAATGTTTGTGCCTGTTCAAAAGTGATGTCATCACCACGAGGGAAACGATTACTTACAAAATCAGTTTGGTAAGGGACTTCCGGTTCAATTTTTTGCCAATCTTCAAAGTTTGTTGTAAATTTTGAACTTACGTAACTAAAAATTTTTTCATAATCTTTTTCTTGCTTGGCTAGAGTAAGATCCTCGTCCCAGGCATGAACCGAGTCACTGCATTGAAATAATGTTGAAAGAAATTTTCCTCCGCTACCGGGTGCAAATCTAACAATCAAAAACTTCTTTTTTTGGTCTTGCAATATATATTCTCCGTTTATGGCCGGGTAGCCATGATTCATGTTCGTAACGTGAACGACTCGATTGTTTGAAAACAATATTTATAAGGTCTTGCCTACCGAAGTCAGAATTGTTTCTAACAATTCGTGATCCTGTTGTTCACGACCAAATTCGCTCTTGTGTGCCAAGCGGATGGCTTTTTTAAGCACGTTGGGTTTGATATCCATTTCTTCGGCAATGGCCTTGACTGTGTCATTGAGACCACCAGTTAGTGTTTCGATTTCCATCATGACCTGCATACCTTCATTGATCACTTGGGTAAGTTTGGCCTGTTCTGCACCGCTAAAAATTCTACTATTGGACATTGGTTTCTCCTGTGTAAGTTTCACTATTATACACGATTATTTCATAAAGTCAATTGATCAACTCGAAGATTCGAGCAATTGACTCGTTATTTTTTTGTTGGCATTGATTACTTATTGCTAATAAATGGTCACTTTTAGTTTCACGGTAGCGAATTGTTCGACTAGGCCAGCACCTGGCCCACCTCGCAACAAGTTACAGTATTAGTTTGATTTGTTACGTTGTTCTAAATACTTACTAATTCCGGCCGCCACTGATATTCGTCCTGGGTATTGAGCTCGTACTCGAATAATACTGTCAATTACGGAGTTAAATGTATCTTTGGATCTATCTAAGACATTATTGTTGTGCCACCAGGCAATATTCCAATGTCCCCAGTCTGTGAGCTTTTGATAAGTTATGTTGGCTTTGTATTGATTGGCAAAGTCAGCGAATGATTCAATTTCGTGATAGTTATTTTTTTGTATACAAAATTGAAAGTCTACAGATTTTTTTAAATTATTCCTTACAAAATCTAATCCCAGCAACAGTTCATCCCAATTGCCGCCTCTAACTTGAGCATAGGTTTCGGCAGTGCTAGCATCGATACTGACGGTAAAAATGTCAATTAAATGGTCAATGTTGCTGAGCAGTGTTTGATTGCGACTAATCAAGGTTCCATTGGTAGTAATAGTCAATTTGATATTGTTGTGGGGATAGTCTTGCAAAGACTTTAAAAAAGCCAATCCGCTGTGGCTTGCAAAAATTTCTCCGCTATTCATTGGAATAAGGCGTATAAACTTAGTAGGATTGCTGAGAGCCCATTGTTTTATATGCTCGTATAGTTCAATTTGTTTGTCAATGCGATCCGAGTGCTTTTCGATAATAACGTCTTCTCTGCAACTGGGACATTTTAGATTACAACTACGATCCATATCTATCTTGATCGTTTTTGGAAAATCTTGAACCAGTGGCACTATTGCCGGACGGTTGGGCAAAGTGGCCAAGTGAGAACAGGCCCAACTACAGTAGGTAAATTCTTCGTCGACCACTGACTGTCTTACACGATCAGCAGCTTCATTTGTCCAAATGTCTTGTAAACTATTTTTGTAAATGTTGCCAATCGTGTAGGGCATAAATGCTTGGCAGTCACACAATTGCACATCACCGTCTTGGTCGATTTGTAAAGTATCAAACGGTAAGCGACAAAATTTACCCTGATATTTGGGTTTTTTGATCGGACTGTATTTGTAAAATTTTAATTGATCAACATGCATATACAATTACTTATTGTGTCCTATACTACTAGAAATATTTGCTTATACTATTTGATACCAATTTTCATATAATCTTCATACGGACCATCTGAGTCTATCAGATCAAGTGTTGCCTGATATATAGTTTTAGAAATAGGCAATGCTGTATCAAATTGTTTAAAATCTTTGTATTGATTAACCGCCCCGGGGTTATTGTTGCGAGCTTGAAGAACAACCATGGTTCCCTTAGGGATATTATCTAACCATGCTAGTCCTTCAATGTCATGGCAACTTAAATTGATCACTAGACCATTGGGACCAAGTTGTTGATAATCTAATTTGTTGGCATCTTTGAGCATGGCTTGAGTTTTGCTATCTAAGCCCAGTTGCTTCAGTCGTTGTTGCCCAACTTTGAGTGAGGTAGGATTAGTATCAACGTTGACAATTTGATCAAACGCGATATACTTGTCAAGCATGAACAACAATAAGGCCACATTGCCGTACCAAGATCCCAAAATATAAATGGTATCAAAGCGGTTTTTAATTTGAGATAGTGTGGCAACTGCCCAAAATCTTTCAAGATTAAGACTACTGCTTTTGCTACCGGTCAAAGTATCCGGAGATAATTCAACAAGGGGCGTAAGGATTTCTTGGGCGATCATAGCCGTCGTCTTCGGGATATACAGGATATGGATAGTCCATTACTTGCCATCCACGTGTAGTTGTGAGCCTTTGTTGAAGCTGGGGCTCCATGGACTGTTGGCCACACGTCCACCTTTGCTTTGACTCCAGGCATAGCCGGCTCTATGACCTGAACAGTCTTTGGTACATTGCGATCCTAAGAACGTGAGTTCGTTTAATTCATCTTTTAAAAACGTATCAGCAAATGCCTTGCATAGTTGTTGTATTTTGGGATTACGTGTGATTTCTATGTGATATTTTTTACGTATCCGTTCCTGGCTAGGGTCTTGATAGCCAGCATAGACTTTGTGGACACCAACTTCGTCAACAAGATCACTACAGTTAATGCCTGCACGTTCAGCCATGTCTTGAGTGCATGGGCTACAGGTTGTAATGATAATGCTGCCCGCAGGAATAGAACCAAAACGAGCATGATAGCTGTCAATAGCAGCACGTTCACCGTGAACTCGTCGTCCGTCTCTGGCAGGATAGTTGACACCCATTACACAACGGTTGTCGGGATCTAATACTGCGGCTGCAACCATGCCATATTGATCTGGAGCCTGTTGTTGACCCGCAACAACCATGTCACATAGACGCACTAGAATACGATCTAATTTGTCATGGTTACTGATTTGAAAATCAGCAAGTATCATTAGGCACCTAGTATTTGTCTTACTTGATTGACATAAGCACTGACATCGCTGGTGCCAATTTCATCAACATCGCCTACTCCGTAAGCAACTTCTTCAGCGGCCTGCATGACTTTGTCTGGTCCAAACCGCATCAACAGGTCTGTGTGCGCTACCATGATGCGATTGAGAATAGCCCGTTCAACTGCATCACTGGCAGTGCTGGAGCCTTCCGCCATGCCCGGTGTATGTGTGGGTTGTGTCAATTGAGAGAACTCACGCCTGGCATGTTGTAGGGCATCAACTGCATGAGTTGATGACATTGCCTTTTTTCTTTTGTCAGTCTTTTTCCATGTGACCACGGCTTGACCATTGTCAATACTTTGTATTTGACCTATCTGCCATGGATTGTCTGGATGTCGTACCCAGTCGCCGCGATAGACGCCTTCCGCCACACCTTGCTGACCATGTTTCTTGAGATCGTTGGCAAATTGTTTTTTGGTTGCTTTTACGATTCCTGCAAAACGTTTGTCACCACGCTCGTAGTCACCACGCTTGTCAGCAGCACCAGCATCAAGTGCCGAGGCTGTTTTATATTGTGCCAACTTATCTGTTGACAATTCGTTCAGACTTTCACTCAAGTCTTCATCTGAGAATGCCATAAAGTCATATGGTCCCCACTTTTGGCCTGTGCGACTGTCTATGGTGTCATCGTGATCACCGTATTCATAATAGTCATCACTGTAGATTTCCACACCGTCAAAGTTGGCATTGTAATCAATATGCAGTTTACGAGTCTTGCCATCAGGACAAACAACGCCACGATTCAACAAGCGTTCCACGTCCTCTTGACTCTTGATACCTTTTTGCAGGCTACCTGTGTCAAAGGTGCCATTATACCAGGCCGAAGCCAGGGCCTGGAAATAGTTGCCTGAATCTCCACCTTGCCCAGATGCAAATTCATTTACTGTGGATTCTTCTACATCACCCACTGCCTTGGCACGATTGTATTCATCGTAACCGTGATACACTTTGGCTTTTGCTCCAGGAACTCGTGATTGCGGGTTCTGTCTATTAGATACTATTTTTGCAATCATTGGGTCAACCGGTTCAGATTTTTTCGTTGGTTCAGATTTTTTATTTGCTATAAAACCCAATAGCCCTTCGTCGGTACCGGTTCTGGTCAGCACTCCTTTATCGATCATGCGCTTGGCCATGGGCCCTAGGTCTTTTTTGGCAATCGCGGCCTGGGCTCGTCGTACCGGATCGATGTAACTTACGTTGTCACCCCTGATGCTGGGTGCCGGGCCTTGATCAATGCCTTGAACTTGTCGTGTTTGACCTAAACTTTGAGCCATGCGACCTATTGCATTTGATTTTGATTGCTGCACGGGTTCGGTTGGCTCAGCAGCCGCTTGTGACTGTGGTTGGCTTGGTGCATCAGCAGGAGCATTTGGGAGAATATCAACCACTCGAGATTGCGGCGAAACTGATTGTGCTCGACCACTCATCTGTCCAATGGCCTGTGCTAATCGTGCATTGGTTTTCTCTACATGCTTTAACTGTTGATCAAGACGATCATTTTCATTGTCTAGACTGCCAATTTCGGTACCTTGTTTTCGATCCAGGGCCACCAGTTGTTGTAGCAAGCGGTCTTGTTCGTTGTTGGCACCTTTGATGGCGGCCAATTGCTGTTGACTGCGCTCATTAGAATCTATTTCACTTTTGGCCACAACTTCTACGTCGCTTCGTGCTGCAGGATATTGGGCACGAAGTTTTTGTAGTTCTCTAGCAACCTTGACATCGCCAGCAGGTACATCTGTATTACGATCTAATCTTTTTTTTTCTTGCAGTGGCAGTTCGCCTTGTCGAGGTATGCCAGGAAGTTCGGGTTGAACTGCATCGTGCCATCCTAGTCGTTTCAATATGGTCAACACTTCATCTGCGCTGGGCAACACACGATAGATAAAATGGTTTTTAATTGCGTCAGTTTTTAATCCATCATAGTAATCGCTGATTAAGTCAACACCTTTTCTGTCCAACACAATGTTGTCGTTGGGATCAGCAAACTCCAGGGTAACTGTAGGAAGATTGCCCATATTGGCCTTCACAATGCGTTGAAAGTTGCCAACACCAAATGCTCTGGGTGATTGTTTGTAACCGCCGAATGGATCTGTTTCTTCTGCTACACCTTTGTTTTTTTCTGCCCAGGCCTTTTTCAAGCGTTCTTGTTCGGCACGTAGTCTACGTTGGTCTGGATCCATAAAGTCAGGATCATCTGGATGACGTCTCGGTGTAGTGCCGCCGGATGGTTTTGGTCGACGTGATGCGTCTCCAGGACGGTTGTAGTCAATACCGGGCAAATCGTATGGGCCACCTTCGCTGACCACTTTGTCTACTGCACCTTCTTTGAGTGCTCGTTCGTACTGTGTGTTGAATAGATCCAATGCAAACATTTCGTTTTCCTTATGCTTCGTCGATGTAATCTGCTGAGTCGTTTACTTTGCGACGACGTGCTGCAAACATCTCCAAGGCCATTTCGGCCTCATCTAAATTTCTAAAACGTGTGGGCAATCGACGATTGCCATGACGAATTTCAAACCCGGACTTCTCATTGCCATGCACTTCCCATAGGCCGCATTCGTTGGTAACAGTTTTAACTGGTGCTGATTCTTTCATACTTACACCTGGTTCACCTGCAGGTTGTTGGGCAGGAATCTCACCACTCAATGCTGCACCTATTTCACTGTCAGCTTCTTTGATTTTTTGTTGTTTGGCCACCAGCGCACGATCTGTTGTGCTTTTTTCTTTTATGTCTGAGTCTTCGTGTTTTTTATCTTTGAGATCTGAGTCTTGACGGATTTCGTCTGACACCGTTTTCAAGTAATCAGCAAACGAAGATTTGACTCGGTCCAGCACATCCTCGCTGGTAACAGCTTCTTCCAATGGCTCGTCTGGCTCTTCGCCTTCTTCGCAGCCAACTAGTTTGCCAGCCAAGGGATTCTTAGGATCTGTTTTGGCTGTCAACACTGCCACAGTTTTTGGTTTGAATGTAGCTGAAAGTTGATTGACACTTCGTTGATTCGTGTTTAGTCCTTCTTCAATTACTCGAAGACGTTCAACAATAGTATAGATATCGTTATGGTCTTGTGTCACGGATCATGCCCTTACTGCCTTTAAATAACTCTTGAGCTGCCACATATACTTGCCATGTGCAGCCATTCTGTCTGCGGCAAAGTTAGCAACATCGTCACGACCCTCTTGAGTCGACACGTCAAACGCTTGTTTGCTCAAGTCTATCATGGTCTGTGTATCTGCGAGTAATTCTTCTAACATCAATCGGGCACGAGGAACTTTGATTTGGTCCTGTATTTGACTTAATTCTTGGAAGCGACTCAGGCTTCCGGGTGCATATTCTTCTGTGGTACGGATAAATTCAGCAATAGGATCTACTGCTCCAAATGCATCTTCATATATGTTGCTGAAAAATTCGTGCAATTCACCAAAATCTGGACCCTCCACGTTCCAATGAAACATGTGAGCCTTTAAGTAATAGGCAAATGTTGAGGCCAAGTAAGTTTTTAGTAAATCAGCTAGCATTATTTCTTCCGTTTATACTTTTTATACTCTGCAGGCGTGTTAGGCGTTGCGTCGTCAGTAGTGTATTTAGCACCCGTAAAGAAATGGCCACCATTTCTACTAATCATCCCGCCTAGCGGCATGGCTACAGGGGCTATACTACCGCTGACTGTGCTGCCCACAGTAGCACCATCTTCTCGTAAGTTGACAAATTCATGCAGTCTCATTGCGAATCCTTAGCACATTATTTTTTACATTTGCAGGGCCAAAATCTACCCGCATGTCTGTTACAGCGAGTGTGGCCAAGTGTGGCGGAACCAATTCATGACGTATGACATACTCACCCGGCTCTGCTTCAATTTGTAACATTTCTTCAAGATAGCAGTCAGTCCAACGCCAGGTTCTTTCCGCAAATAATTCGTCGTTGACATAGGTGCGATACGTGGGCTCAAAACTTTCCCACTCGCAGTCGATATTATACAACACCCGTATGAATTGCTTGGTCATGCTGTATTTAGTGGGAATCGTTATATGTTTTTGTATCGCATTACTACGGTAAGAGTTGTGCAAGATCTACGCGATCATAATCTCTAATTTGAAAATATCTTTGATTTGCCAACAACAACGCTAGATTATCTTTCCAATGCTGTCGCCACGTGTCTAAATCCATTGCTAATAGTCTATCTATTTCGGCGCTGTATAGTTGCCATCTTCGTTCTACATCGGGTTCACGATCATACGAGTAGTCTATAAATGCAGGTAATCGGATACCAACGTCTCGCAGTCGTTGTATAAAGTTACACGAGCTAAATGGTAAAATGAAATGTCCTTTGATCAGGGGATCCCAGGTTTTTTCAGTGATCATAATGGTATTGCCGTATTCAATGGTTTCTCCGTAGATACTTACGAATGTATTTTTATAGTATTCAACATGCGGAGGAGAATAACCACGATCGTCCCATTGTGGTTGTGTTGCATTTTCTAACTGGTCGATGTTGGTAAAAGCACCTGGAAATTCAGCTTGGCTGTATAAAAACAAACTGGGATCGTCGTCTCGATTGCCGACATAACCTAGCTCGCTGTAATTGCTTATTTTCGACACGAGTTGACTGCGATATTTTCTTGTACCATTGTATGTTTTTCCAGGCGAAACAAAAATTTTCTTTTTTGCATCAGCTGTGCTTAGTCGTGGTGCCTTGTAGGCGATCGCGTCATAGTAATACCATAATTGTGTATCTGGTGAGAATGGATACTGACTGTAATAGGCCTTGGTTCTATTGAACAAAAAGTCATTGAAAATTACATGATCATTGTCAATGGTAGGATCCCAACCATTGGTTATTGTCCAGCAGTCTCGACGATTGCATTGTTCTCTAACAAAATCTTCAAAGCCATGAAATATTCTAAAGTTAAGTTTTTGTCGGTAATTGAATTGAACTGAACTGTTGTAGCTATTTAGAACGAAAAAATCAACAGTTCCTGTATAATCTCTATCTACAAACTCATAATCATCACCATTGATATCCCACCACATCTTGATGTCGGTAAGAATGCCACGATCGGGCTTGTGAAAAAGGGTATACTTTGGACGAGCGCCGGTCATCTTATTCGGTATAGTAGATAAACTGTAGTGTTGGCCATGTCACTGCGATCCAATCTATAACCCCAAGACTGAGCATAGCGTTGCACCAAGCGATCATAGAGATTGCTTCGGCTCATGGCTTTTTGTCCAGGCTCAACATCTTTGTCGGCCGTGAAACGAATGGTTTCAGGCTGTTCCATTTCTATGAATTGACCAATAGCAGTCAACACTGTGGCAAACACACGCTGAGCATCACCGGCTCCGGAAATGTCCAAACGATTCCCACGCCAGAATTCAACCATCCAATCTTCATTGTCAGCATAGTTAGAATCAGTGTAGAAATTGATTGTTAGATTGGTGCCATCTGGCAGTCGCGCCAGGGCATCATATCTACGATCAAGATCGGGATCAAGGTCGTCATTGTTGTCCCACCTGAAAGCATAAGGTTGGTCAAATGCTTCTGTGACACCTTGTTTCTTCACTGGCCGCCAATGGAACACAGTCATTCCCATGCTGGGATATTCTTCATGCTGCCATTTTGGTCCCAAGATGTTCTGCACCACAGGAACAAAATATCGGCGATACAGGTTGGCACGGTTGTCACCTTTGGCAGTGAATGATATGCCAGGTGGCCGGGATTTTGCTATGTATTCGGGCAGTTGTTGCTTAATAATATTGAGAACTGTGCTCAATATGCGAACTGTGCTCTTACTGGCCGAGGTAGGTTTTTCAGGTGTATCATAGTCGCCATTTACGGCAAATGTAATATGCAAGGTATCATTGAACTCACTGCGGTCAAAGAATACATCCACCCATTGATTGTCTACTGTGGCGTGAAACAAACTGCGGGATCTTTTTCTATTGGGTTTATAGTCAGCTGGTGCATTGCCTAATTCTGTAAGTTGCTCAATAGGAACCCAGGCCATGATATCGGTCTTGTTCAACAGCTCGGCAGCAGCCCAGGCTCTGTGATTGCCATCGATGATCCAACCATCTGAATCTACCACAATGGGTCTGCGATCTACAAAGTTTGCGCTGTATTCGCCAGCATGTTCAGGGTCTATCACCTGCACTCGATTGTAAGGATCCGCTTCAGGTTCCTGTTCTTCATCATCATACTCTTGATCGGGCAAGTGTAAACTGGACAGTGAAACACGTTGTAGTTCATACTGCGGATAACGCAGGATCAATTTTTTTAAGAACCCGCCGCCCTTTTGATCGTCTGGGTGTATACCATCTACATAATTCCAAACCTGTTGAGCCGAAGCAGTTTTAACAGATTCAACAACAAACTCATGGGCTTTCATCGTTGTGCTACTTGATAAGATTTAAATTGGTCTTTGCGTGACTGTAGGCCTTTTGCGGCAGGATTGATAGTTTTAGTTACAGCCGCGGTGTTGCCGAAATCTTTTATTTTTGTAGCAACACGATTTTGCCAATACCATACTGCCACTTTGGCAGCAACGTCGGGTCTAGCAGCCAAATCTGGTTGTTGTGCTAATGGCAATCCTAATGCAGCACCAGCTCTAGTATAATTGTCACGCCCGGTCAATTGTATAAACCCACGTCCTTTGAAACGTTCACCATCACCTTTGACCTTGTTGCCTAGGATCCGTGCCTTGCGTGGGTTCTGTTCGTACTTTTTAGTAAAGTAAGTTGGACTACCACGTTCTTCCATACTGGCAAAGTTTGCACTTTCATGGGCACATTGTGCCAAAAACTGTGCCAATTCGGTACCTTTGATTCCGCTGGCCACGGCAACTGCTTTTAATTGATCTACTAGTGAAGATTGTTGTGCAGGTGCCGCTTGTTGTGTTAAGGCAGCTGGTCGTACCGGTGCAGCTGCTGTTGATTGAGCAGTTGTTGCGGCTGGTGCTTGTGCAACAGGTGCAGTCATTTTTGCATTTGCTGCGCCACCACCTAGGGCCATTGCTCCAGCCAGTGCAGCACCACCTAGGGCACTTTTCCATCCTTCTTCTAGTTCTTCTAACTCCTCAGCAGGCCAACTGATAAAACTATTGCCGTTGATGTCGCCGGCTCGCACAACAAACGCACCACCGTTGTCGTATCCTTCGTCTTGGCCAATTTCCCAACCCATTGACGCCAGTGTGCGTTCGGCACGTGGATCTTCGTCACCTTGCCACCATTGTGCGGCCAGCTGACGTAGGATTTCTTCTTCGTCGGGCTGTCTATCGTCACCACCTGCGGGTGCAAATTCGCGTAGTCTCATTTAGCAATTCCATCTACGACGTGCTTTACATATGGCCTTGTCTGGAGTTTTAGCACAGCTGATGTTGTGCATTTTCATTTGACCACGACTGCGACTACAATAACTCTTGCGGCGCTTTGATGCTTTACTACCCTTCTTCAACTTTGAAGGCTTGGTAGTCACAGCAGTTTGTAGTTTTGATCCTGGGTGTTCTCTGCGATATGTTTTAACAGCCTTACGACTCATGCCATCTGTTTTGTCGCGATTGTTGGCTTTTTGCCATGCTTCGGTTTCTGATAGATTTTCTTTGGCAGGTTCCTGTGTCACAGCAAACACATACAACTCATCATCTGACAAACTTTCTAAATCTTCCCAGATTGCTTCTGCATCTACACCATTGCGATCAGCAAGATCAGTTATAATGCTTTCTATTAGATCAAACTCTTCAGACAATTCTTGTTGACCCCCGATAGCTTGTAGCATAGCACGAGCAACCACACGATCTTTTTCTTTTTCATCTTCGGGCAATTGAGCATACTGTTGAGTCATTAGTTTCTGACGCTGTGCTATCTTGGCTTGTAGTTTTTCTGGAGCCATTGTTTTGGAATCATCAAACATCTGTGGATTTTTAACAAACGCCTGTGCTGTTACATTCCAACCTTTGTGGATGGCATCGCTAATTGCCTCAATATCTGTAACACCACGATCAATCATTTGTTTGGCAAAGGACGCAGATTTTAAGTTGGCCTGCCAACCAAATGTATTGCCTGGACTACTACGACCATAACCATATGCTGCATCCAATGCTGCATCACTAATTTGTGCCAACTGTTGAACACTTAGTTGTTGACCTTCGTTAATGCTTTCATTGGGCACACAGTTACGAACTGGTCCACCATTTTTGCCCTTCTTGGTACCTTCTGCGTGTTTACCTGGCCAACAACGGGTATATCCATTTGCGTCTTTTTGACCTTTCTTGATTTCCATGACATTGCCGTGTGTTTCACACATGCCACAGTCTTCACACACCATTTCCATCTCAACCGATTCGTTGTGCTTTTTCTTACCAGCACAGTGCGCCCGTTGGCTGAAACCTTTGGGGTGGCTACAGTTGATACTGCTTTTGTATTTTTGACTCCACTTTTCAGTTATAAATTCATTAGCTTTCATTTTTTGTGTCCTCTACGCATATTTAGTTGCCAACGGGCCAGCTGTCCTTTTCGACCCTTTGCGTGGCTGGCCTTTTCTAGTTGAGCCATAGTGGCACCCTTAGGTATGCCATGACGCTGACTATCTCCTGGACGTCCAGGGCCCTTGCCATCAGCAAAGTTTTCCGCCACATCTTGCTGACCAATTTGAACCAACCACTCTAATTCATCATCAGCATCCTTGACATCATAGAATTTGACATTGGGAATCTTTTTTGCGGCAAACCACTTGTTGGCCACTTTAACCATAAGGGCACGATGTTGTGGATCACGAACATCCGGCTCGTAGCCTCCTGTTAAGTTGACCCATAACGCACTTGGATTGCCGTTCCGATCATAACCTAGCAATTCACGCCATTGCTGTTGCAATCGATCTGGCACATACTGGTCTAACTCTGTGTCACTCATCCACTCTTGCCCAATGTCAACACCTTCCGCCACACCTTGCTTGCCCGAGATATTTTGTACCGCTTTTAAGTGTCCAGCACCCACCACATAGACTCCGGCTTTTCTTGTGGCTAGGTATTGGTCTCTAGTATCAACTGTGGCCGCTCGTGCTATCTTGCCTGCACGATTGGGATATTGCTCCCAATTGCTGGGCCACATCAAAGCCTCGCCGGCTTTGAGGAATTGAGTGAGATTTTCTTCAGTAGCCGGCTGTTGACTCATTTTGACAAAATCATATTTGCCTTCGCTGGCCAATGATAGAAATTTTTCCAGTGCCGAGGCAGTGAATCCCATGCCTTGGAACGAGTTGTCTTGGGCAGTGACCATGAGTCTATTGAATATGGTGTCTTTGGGATCCACACCTACTCGTTGTATTCTATTGTTGGCATCTACATTGGCAAACAAAACATAAATCCATTTTGGATCATTGGGGCTGGCAGTTTTTGCTACCTCGTCATCAAAACTGCCCACATAGCGGTCAATCACCCCGCGAGTGTAGGCACGATCAGCACCGTTGCCTTCGTACCAGGCACCGTGTTGAGCCGCTATGGCTTGAACTTTTTTCAATGTCTCAGGAGACAACTCCAAGGGCTGGCCGTGTTGTTGTCCAACTATTACGGTGTTGGGGTTTAGGAATATGGCAGATTCTGTCAACTTGCCTTCCGCCACACCTTGTTTGCCAATTTCTTCTATGTCCTTGTCTGCTACTATTCGCACAGGAATACTTTTTGTACCCGACAATTTATATGCCCAGAATCTATGATGACCATCTAATACCTGATATCCATTTTTATATTTGCGAACCAACAATGGTGGCAACTTGTCACCCTTCTTTAAGCCAGCAACAATCTTTTCAACATTGGCTTGGCTTTTTGGTTGATTCATCTTTGAATCTGGCTCAAAGCCCACAAGTTTATTAGCGGGTATGTTGACAACTGGTAGGCTATCAAACCCTGTGTCATCTACTTCTGCCCCAAAATAGCCAGGATCTGTGTGGAGTTTGACCTTGCCTTCCGCCACCGCCGGCGCTTGTTTTGTTAGAGTATAAGTTGCGCCGCCTGGCATATCGCTTCTTGCTAAATCGTAACCGCTACCAGTGACGTAGCGTCGAAGCATTCTATCATACAGTCTAGCTCTGCTGCCGGTAGGGTCATCCTCTTTTTCTGCACTGAAGTTTAACCGCGCTGGTTTCTTCTTAGCAATAAATTGTTGCATGGCAGTCAATACTGTGGCAAACACACGAGGAGCATCGCCTTCACCGGTGATTTCCATGTTTTCATCACGCTCAAACTCTACCATCCAACTGTTGTCGCCTTGAGCCATAAACAGCACGATCAGTTCACTGCCGTCATCCAAGTCAGCTGTGGCATGCCAGTCACCATTTTGTTTGCTCCATTGTATAGTGTAAGGTTGATCAAAGGCTTCTGTGATTGGTTCGGTCGGAGTCCATTCGAAACTTTCAACTGGCACTGAATATTTGTCACTGAGTTTTTGTAACAGTGCATCTAGCGTGGCAACAGGAATATTTTGGGCGACCACACGTCGGCCCTGACTGCCTGGAACTGGACGATAGTATACATCCACATGTTCAGGATCAATGATACGTGTTTCTGCCACAGGCTTGGTCCAAGCACGGGCCGGCACATTCAATGTTTTTTCCAAATGTTTCAGCGTGGCCGTTGTCAGCAGGTCAGTGCTGTCACGACCGGGTTGATAATACCACCGGCCCTTTTGAGTTTGTCTTAGGCCCATGATTCTCAAATCAAGATGGTCGAAACTGCGGCCGCCTTTGGCCACATCAAAGAAGTAGAGTGTATCAGCAGGGTTTGCACTTTCTGTAACGCTTTCCGTCATGATCGGCACCACTTCAACATCTGCACCCGGTGCAGGAGATAACGATCCTTGACTGCGTTGATCCTGCAACCAGGTTTGAGCAATGCGATTGGCATCTGCTTGATTGTTGCCCACACCACGGAAGCGCCACACTTCTTCTCCGTCCAACATGACTTTCCACTGTCCACTAAAACTGTTGCCTGCCGGTGCTGAACTGGTCTGATATCTGTTGCCAAACAAGTCTCTGAATGAGTAATTCGTGTCACGACCATCGGTCCTGTTCTGCGGGAAATTCTGTGCCACGTCTACAGGCACTTCAGGAATGTCATCCGAGGCTGGCGCAGACTGCAGGCTCAGCACGTCAGGACGCACACCATTTCTACGGGCTGTGTCGTGTAGCACGGCTAGAGCCTGATCCCGACTGGCACCACTCACAGTGTTCAGTGTTTCTCCAGTGGCACTGTAGATTATGCGCCAGTTGCTGTTTGATTCGGTGCCTCTAGTTCTCACACCAAAACGGTCATAATTTTCAGCGGCAATGCTTCCCATGGCCATGCGTTGTGCTTGAGCACGATCGGTTATGGGTCGGCCGTCCACACTGAGGTTGGCAGCCGAGTTACCAGTCGCTCTGTTGTAGATTTCCCAAGGGCCTGGGCCGGTGGGTCGTAGACTGTTAGGCAGGGCGCCTTGATCAGCATCACCCACGGGTCTGGCACCAAACACCAATCTAGCATCTACTGTGCCTATGCCGTGGGGCCCAAAATTGATATAATCATCTAATCTTGTGTTTACATCTGATTGATTGCGAGCAGAGAATTCAGTGTCGGGAATTACCTCACCAGTGCGTCTATCGAACAGTTCATAGGTTCCTGTGCCGGTCTGTGTTGCGCCAGGTTTGTCTGGTTGTTCATCGTAGGGCCGTAAAACTTCAGCATCCATTTGAGCCAGAGTGTTGACCAAGAGCGGTTCGCCCCATTCTTTTGCAGCCTTCTGTTTGGCTTCTTCTTCTGAGGTAGCAACCACTTCCACTGTGTAACTATATTGGCCAGCATTCTTGCCGTATTTGTAAACTTTCCACCACATTTTTTGGCCGTCATGCTTGCCACGCTTGATATTGCGTTGTAGTTGTGCTTGTTTGACAAAGCTTCTCAGTGCAGCTTTGGGAATCTTGCCAGCCACATAGTCACTGAAGTATCGGATAGTGTCAACATCTTTGTTACCGTCGCTCAACAACTTGTATAGTTTAGTCAAATATTCTTGGCGGTATGCATCAGGATCAAGTGCCGCACTCATAGCCACTGTGAAACGCAATAGAGTGTTTTCAATTTGATCAAAGTTCTCATCCAACCAGTCACCGCCGGGTGAGCGGAATTCAATGTGTCCGTCCTTGGTGTTGATTGACGTATACTTGCTGGTGATACCTGAGTGTATGGCCTTGCTGGCCAACTGGTCCATGTTGCCCTTCATCTTGTCCAACAGTTTGGCCGCATTGTCAGGATTGTCACGTACGGCTTTTTTAACAATGTCCAAGGCTGACTTGGCATAGGTATTGCCGGCACGCCCAAATGCATCCAACACATAATTGTCGCCCATGAGCAAGGCCAGTTTCACAAAGTCTAGTTTCTGTCTACTATAGTCGGGCACTGAGATGTTGATGTGCAAGCCGGTTGAATCATTGGTATAGCAACCATATTCTTTGGCCCAGGCCCGGACCTTGTTTAGGTCACCTAGTATTTCATCAATGGGCAAGGGTGGTGATACAAACTCCAAGCCTTGGTCGCCGGAATTGTCCGGTTCTAAACTGCCATCGGGTTCAACCACATAACGCAACTGTGTAGGACTGGGTCTGATCACCGAGCCTGAATGATAGTTGCCACTGGCTCTAACATCACGCCCAATGGCATTTTCAAACTCTTGTGCCACATCTTCAATGTTAGCTTCGCCACCGCCTTGTGATCGCCAGTGCGGCCAATTCATACTGTATGAACCTTCAACATAACTCATGCGATCTAGATCTGCATCATCCAACCAGTCGCTTTCATCATAACTTTCTTGATTTTCTTCACGGAACTCTTCATAGGCTGATTCATAGTCTCTACTATCAGGGTCAGCATGAATATTGGCTGCATATTCTTCCAAGGCTTCGTTGCGAGCATCACCCGCCAAATCGTCGGGATTCCATACAGATTCATCCACATTGTTCTTGACCCATTCAGCAATGTATTCCTCACCACCTCGTGTCCAGTCCGTGGCTATTTTGTCATCCAACCACTCTAAATAGTCCTCGTGCATTTTTTCACGCATACGATCACAATCACGGCGACTGTTGTAGTCACCATCATAGAAAAAGTCATAGGCATCCTGTATGCTACGGCAACGCTCGTCCATGTCATAGTCAGGTTCTAAATCTTCGTCCCCACTGCCTTCAACATTGGGCACAATCATTTCAAATTCCATGCCTGCAATGGCACCGGTTTTAGCAGCCTCTCTGCGCAGGTTCTTGCTCCCCATGTTGATTTCAAATAGATCTTGCTGTTTGAAATGATCCAGTTCTGTTGCCAACTGTTCAAACAGACCATTGGGGTTGGCTATCTGTGGATGACCTTGACTGTCGGTCTTGAGTTTTAATTTATTGGCTTCTCGGCCCACTTGTCCTGGTTTAATGTCCACCGTGAGCGCCATACTATAGCGTGGATCTTTAGCCTGCCGCTTGGTAGGAATATAACCTGATGCACTTTCGTGAACTTCGTCGGCATGTAAATCATCGGCTTGGCCCACAGCAAAGTATTCTGGATGCATTCTAGCATAGTCACGCATGAGTATGCCGGCTCTGGCATTGGCTTCATTTTCCCATGGTGATCCAGTTTCGCCAGCAGTGCTATCCATGCGCTTGCCATCACGCTCGTGTTGATGTTTGTGTGTGAGTTCATGTGCCACAGTGCGCAGCACATCCATGATGTGACGATCGCCCCAGGCCACTTCCAACAGGTGTTGATCATTGATGTAGCGGCCAAAGGTGGTGTGTGTCACAGGCCATTGCGGATCTCGACGCAGTTTGATTGTGGGCATGGATTTGATCTTCAGTTCAGCAACACAGAAACCAATAAAGTCTTTGAGTATTGCTTCATCTGACGGTACCGACGCTTCTTCAAGCGCCACTGTATCAGCTTCGACTACAGTAGGAGTGCGGAAGCCATATGTTGTTCGTGGTACAACTGCTTTTTCTTTGAGACTAAATTCTCTATCCTTGGCCGTATTGCGGGCATCGTATAACTGTTTAATCAAACCCTGACTACGCAACATTTTAAATGCTAAATTTTCTGGACCAAACTCACCGTGATTTTCCAATCCAGTCTGACGCATCTTTTTAATTTTTTCCGCTAAACGTGTTATGCGTTTTAAATTACCGGACTTAATGGCCGATTCAATTTGCCGGCCAACTTTTTCAAACTTGTTGCGGGTGCTGGTATCATCCACTACACTCCGTACTCTACGTGGAACCTGTAACCAGTCGTTGTTTAGTATAGAATATATGCCCTGACTGACGTGCGGCTTGTCGGCATCTTGCACATATAGTTCTACATCGGCGCCACCAATTTTAATATCGTGTTGTTCGTTATACTGAAACTTTTTGGCATCAAACAGTTCACGGTAAACAGGATTATCTGGCATGTCTACTACCAAGTGTAGGTCGATATCACTGTTGGGCGTATATGTATAAGCCGCATTTGATCCGCTGATGGTAATGTCCTTAATTGCTAGATCTGTTACACCCAAAAACTCACGAAAGTCGTCGGCTATTTCCAGCAAGCGTTCGCGCACTTCGGGGCGCAAATGCTCACGATTGTCCCACAAGCGTGGATTCAATTGATCATTGAATTTAACAGCGTCGTCAAGATTATATGAGTTTAATTCCGTGATGTTCATAGATAGTATTTACCGGATAAACAAAAGCCGCTAACTTAGCGGCCTGTGTAGAACAAACAAAAATTAATTTATTTTTTCTTTTTCTTGCTTGAGGCTAGCACTGTGGCTTCAACTGGTGCAGGCGGTGTATTGCTTAGGGCTTGTCCATTAGACATGGCCAAATTATGCAGATCTTTGTAAAGTTGATCCTGTGTCTGGAAGTCAAATACGTAGGTTCCGGTGTGTTTAAGCAGGACACGTTTGTCCACCCAAACTTTACCGCCGATGTCACGCCAGTTTTCACAGAATGTCCAGTCTTCACTGTAGTAGCGATTTTCGCGCACTGCTGTGTCAAAGTAAGTTTTCATGTAAGGATTGAGTTCTGCAGGCAAACCAATGTCGTTGATAAAAGGTTTGGTAGCAGGATGAGCATTTAGTTTCTCAAATACATCACGCTTGATCAACATGAAACCTGTGCCAGTTTTGCTGACTTCTTGTAAGGTGCCGTCTTCTGACACTTCTGCACCATCAAATCCGTTCACACACCATTTGACCGGCAACGATTTCATTGGATATAATCCACCAATGACATCTTTTTGTGCGTTCAGCATGACCAGCAGGTGCCAGGGTTCCCAACCAATGTCAGCATCAACAAACATCAAGTGAGTGCTTTCTTTGTTGTGCAGGAACTTGGCTGTGAGCGTATTTCTAGCACGACTGATCAAACTTTCATTGGTCATGGTTTCCATGGTCCAATCAATGCCCAATTGACGACAAGTGTTGGCCCACTTGATGTAGCTCATAAATGTCGATTCTGTTAGCATGCCACCATAACACGGCATACAAATATGCACACGGGTAGTTTTTAAATAGTCAACGTTGACTTGGATCTGTTGTTGACCTGGCTGTAATGCCGGTGCTTGTGTTGTTGGTGTTGCGTCTTGGGTTTCAGCCATAAGTTCCTCTATTAAAGTGTATGATATTTAATAGAGTATAACACACACGGCTATTTTTTCCTAGTCTTGCGTTCGTCAATATAGTCTTGACCGTCCTTAACGGTTTTGATTTTGCTCTTTAGCCATTGAATATTTTCTTGTATTCGAGCCAACTTGTGCTCACGCATCACACTCACAGGATTATCGCCGGCGAATACTGCTTCCTGTCCGTATATGACACCTTCTTCAGGTTGATTTACTCCTAATCGTTGATCAAACATGTCTCGTAGCTCTGGATCTGGTGTGCCATATAGGTCTGTTATAATTTGATCACGATCACTATCGTTGCCATCCAAATACAATTTGCGAATTTGGCTAGCACTATTGGCATCTACACCTCGTACTCGAAAGTTCACAGTAGGAGTCACCACAACATACCCATGTTGAGTCATGGGCATCATGCCTTTTTCGTTGTCGGGCAAAGGTTGTAAGTAACTAGCAGATCCGTCTTTTTTAGGAGCAAAGTTAAAACGTTCGGCATCCTTGGCGCTGACAGCAAATATCAGTGCTGTGTCGGCCTTTTCTTCGGCCGACAAGCCGGATGTAATTTCTACAGCTTGGTACGGGTTTTTGACATTGACCACATGCCCGGGCGGAACACCCAGTTTGGTCATCATTGCGACTTTGTCACCGAAACTAAACGGACTTGTGTCTGCGGCCTGCACACTACTACTGGCAATATATACACTGTTTTCGCCAAACTTGTTGGTCAGCCAATCGTAACTGGCCATGTGGCCCAGGTGAAAAGGATGGAAGCGCCCAGGATATATTACAAGATAATTCATTGTAATATATTTATGGTTACATGTTTTCTAGCAACCACAGGTATATAGGCGTGGTAAATCGTAAACCAACTACACCGTTACAACCCATTTCGCCATAGAATTGATCCTGTACCAGTTCTTTTGTACCGTTAAAATTGTGATCATACGTGGCCAACTTGGTTACCATATGCCCAAGTTTAATTTCATCAAATGCCAAATTGGAAATAGACAATGTTGCATCTGACACAATATTACCTTGCTCATCTATTTTAGTATGCGTTTCCGTTTTGTTCTTTAATATCAGCCGCAATTCATGATCACCGTCGGCGTCGTTGATGTCTATTTTGATCAGTTGCTGGCCTTGCACATGATTGATATCAACAAATTTTTCATCGTCGACCCAGGCTTCGAACCCCAATTCAGCTCGACTGTCAGAGGTGTTTAAATTAAAAGAGATACTGATAGTGTTTGTCATTTAATACGCTGCAGTAACGGTGTTTATATTGCCGGCAGCAAAATCAGTAATGGTTGCTCGTAGCCAAGTAAAATTGCCAATTACAGTGTTGCTAGTAATTTGGGTCGCCACATTGGCCGCAATCACATTGGCTATTTCAAACCAAGGTGCTGAATCTTGAAGATCATTTAAAGTAGCTTCCACGGAGATATTACCTTGAAAACCTGCCACATTGGCTGTTAAAGTTTGAATAGCACCTTGTCCACCGTAGTAGTTGGCAGCAGGAACTGCATTACTAACAAACGTATTGCCACCAGCATAACCATTGCCCGGTATGCCTTGTTGCAAAAACGGCACTAGTGTTTGTGTAGTATATGCGGTCATACTTGTTGAATTTCCACAATGATGTCTGACCCAGCCAGTTCTTCTGCTATTGCTTGCAAAGCAATTAACATATCGTCTGTAGAAAGTTTACCACCTGGGGCAGCATCTTTAATCAATTTTGATAGTTTGATCACAACTAATTCTTCGTGTATTTTAGCCATAGTCAACTATTTAGCCGGGATTATTTCTAATGTTTTTCTTATTAGTCCCGGCACCACCAAACTCAACATGGTCAACCAAACGGGTTCATTATAATCAATGAAGAAATAATCTTGTGTTCGTGTATATTTAAAATTGATCCAATTTTTTAGTGCAGGACTAATTCTAATACCGGACTGATTTGCTAAAAAGTTTTTTAAATGAGTTTTTTGCTCGGCAGTTAATTTGCCTACTTTAAAATAACTGCGCCATTGATATTTGGGATCTCGTAATTGAATTGTATTTCTAGGGCGACTCACAACAGCTTGACTATATTCAACGTAAGACACGCCTGGTAATTTAGCCACTTGATCAATTAACATTCGATCGTTAGCGTAAACATACCCAGTGAACGCACTAACTACCAACTTAAAATTTGCTGGCGTAGTCAATAATACATCAGCCAATACGTGCAAATTTTTAACTGTTGTTTCGGTAATTTTATTTGACTGATTGGATAATTGTGTCACAAGTGGTCGGTTATTCATAGTTTGACTTATTGACCGCCAGGCAATCCTACGCTCAATCATACTGTCAATGTGTGCATGTTCCAGAGTTCTTAAACAACTAACTTCTTCCAAATGAAACCTTACGCAATACTCAAATTGACTGTAAAATAATCGATCTTTGACAACAGGTTTAAACATTTGCGCCTGTTTGGTTGAGCACGATGTATCCGTCTTTGTCTACTGTAGGAGCCAGCACCAGAGGTTCAATATCAAATTCAACAGTATCTTCGACCATTGTGGCAGTTATAGTGCAGTTGTCCAGGCGATCAAACAAGATACGCTTACTAAGCGGCACACGGATTAATTCGTCAATTTTACGGCCCAGTGGTCTAGCACCCATTTTGCTGTCGTAACCTTTGTCAGCCAACATGTCAATCACTGACTCGGTCAAGTTTAACCGGATGTTTTTGTTTAACAAACTATCTTTGAGTTCGTCGACAAATTTAAGCACAACCTTCTTGATGGCCAATGTATCTAACTTGTCAAACTTACACACACAGTCAATACGGTTGCGTAGCTCGGGCTTAAAGAACTCTTTCATGGCTTTTTCTTCACTGCCAGTGCGTTCTAAACTTTGTCCAAATCCAATGTTGTTGTTTTCATTGTCTCTGGCACCCAAGTTTGATGTCATAATAATGATACAGTTTTTAAGATCCACTGTTTTGCCACTGCTTGATGTAATACGTGCTTCATCCAACATCTGCAACATGATGTTGATCACGTCAGGGTGTGCCTTTTCGATTTCATCAAACAGCAAGATACTAAACGGATTTTTACTTACATCACTGATCAGTTTACCGCCGCCCACTGTGCCGGACTCAAAACCCACATAGCCTGGAGGAGCACCAATGAGACCCGACACAGTATGACGTTCTTGGTATTCACTCATATCATACTTGAGCAGTTTCATATCTAGATGCTCACCGAGCAATTTAGCCAACTCTGTTTTACCTGTGCCAGTTGGGCCCAAGAACAAGAAACTGGCAATAGGACGCTTGGCATTGCCGATGCCACTGAAGTTGATATACACACGTTCCAGCACACGATCCACTGCCGCATCTTGTCCATATAATTTTTGCTTGATGTTGGTTTCTAAATCAACAATCTTGGCACTGCGTTCATTCTCCAATCGATCCAAAGGAACCGCGGTAACTCGACTCAATTGCTCCATGATCATTTGCTTGTTGACAGTTACATTGCCCGCATCTCGTACACGTTCCTTGGCACAGGCACCGTCTAATAGATCAATTGATTTGTCGGGATTTTTACGATCGTGTATGTAACGTCCACTCAAGTGAACTGCGGCTGTGATAGCTTCGGTGTCAATCAACACATTGTGAAACGATTCCAATCGTGGGCTAAGTCCAATAAGGATTTGCTCTGTTGTTACTGCATCAGGTTCATCAATGCTGACCCGATGGAAGCGACGCATCAACGCACGATCTTTTTCAAATGATTCGTAGTATTCTTCCCAGGTGGTTGACGCTACCACTTTGATATTGCCTCTAGTGATGGCAGGTTTAAGCATATTGGCCATGTCTAAACTGCCTTGACTGCTGGCACCTGCGCCTTGCATAGTGTGTGCTTCGTCCACAAACAAGATACAGTTTTTCTTGGTTTCAAGTGCAGTAATAACGGCCTTGAACTTTTCTTCAAACTCGCCGCGATACTTGGATCCAGCCAACAGGCTTCCTACTTCTAAACTCCACAGTTCGTGTCCTTTAAGGAATGCTGGAACACGGTTGGCCTGCATTTCCTGCGCTAGGCCTTCGACGATGGCAGTTTTACCCACACCAGGATCGCCTACCATCAGCACATTGGCTTTGAACTTGCGGGCCAACACTGTGATCATTTCATCTAGTTCGTCGGTGCGGCCAATCATGGGCTCTAATCGATCTTCTCTGGCCAAGTCAGTCAAATTAACACAGTGCTCGGCCAGTATTTCTGTTGCCTGTTGGTCAGTGAGTCGAACATCACTTTGTTTATAATTGGTTTGATAAAATTCTGCAAATTCTTGTTTTTTCACTCCAAATTTAAGCAAGAAATAGTGTGCATGACTATTGGTCTCGCTCATTATGGCCAAGTATAAATCCAAGGTGCTAACACTTCTGCGACCAGTAAACAGCACCTGTGTTAGTGCGCGATTAAACACACGTTCCAGCGCATTGGTTTTCTTGGGTGGAACTGGAGTTGCTGCAACTATTGTGACTATACCACTGAGATAAGATTCTAGCTCTTGTTGTAGTCGTCCTGTGTCAGTGCCGAACTTGTCTAATACACGACAGAAAGGATCATGTTTAATTAACGACAACAACACATGTTCAGTCATTACATATTCATGATGACTATCACGTGCCATTTTGACTGCGGCATCGACTATTTGTTCAATTTCGGGATTGTTTTGCATGTATTCCTTTTAATAATACGCCTTACAGTTATTATACTACCGTTAGAATAGAATTGCAACCTATATGGTTATTTATTGGTCACGACTTTGGACAATGGCCGCCATCAATGATTCAGGAATATGTGCAGGTATCACAGCATTAACCCGCACAAACATATCGCCAGGTGCATTGCCTTTTTGCCCAAGTCCTCGTCCTTGTAATCTAAACGTGGTTTTGGCCTGTGTTCTGGGCGGTACAGTTAAGGTAAGTTGATTGCCCAAAACGTCTTGAATTACAATATCCTTACCTAAAATGAGGTCCCACACGCTTACGTCTTGGTCTACAGTCAAATTCGGGCCTTGACGATGCCATTTGGGATTGGGGTGAATTCTAAAGGTTATTACTAGGTCAATACCACCTGGGCCTACACCAGCGTATTGAACACTATCACCATCATCGATATTGGCAGGTATATCTATTTCTATAACTTGTGTGCCTTGAGGAGTGCCTACACTGATAGTTTTGCGGCCAGCTACGGCCACATCGTTTAGTGTAATCCACAAGGTCATTTGTGCTCGATTCACCCGTTGATGTGGCTGTTGGAACCTGGCACCGAACACATCAAATATAGTGTTAAAATCAAATCCGCCTGGCCCCTGATGTTGAAAATTAAAACCCTGCGGACGCGGATTGTTGTATTCGGCACGTTTTTGCTCGTTGCCTAGTATATCGTATGCGGCTTGAATTTCTTGAAATCGTGCTTTGTCTCCACCTTTGTCAGGATGATGCTGACTGGCCAATTTACGATAGGCCCGTTTGATTTGGTCAGGAGTAGCGTTGCGGTCAACGCCCAGAGTTTGGTAGTGGTCAGTCATGTCAAAAAAAAAGCAAACAGCATATTAATTATACTGTTTGCCTGGAGTGATTACAATTACTTCTTGGGTGCTTTTTCTGGAACCCGGGTTCCGTCTACCTTTTTATGCACTTTGATTTTTTTGCACGTCTGTGTAGTTTTTCCACTTTTGTCTCGAACCACTTTGCCAGCTTTGTCTACTTTGTCTCTACAGACTTCTTTGGTGGTTACTTCAGCATAGGCCGGGTTGGTGACAATTAACACAATCAAAGCGATCATTGATATTATGTAATTCATGATTACCTCCAGAAAAATAACACAACTTTAAGTTTGTCAATATATTTTTGCAAATATTTTGCTTGTATGTTTTTTGCAAAGTCAGGTTGTGGAAAGTTCCAACCTACAAATGCTCCTACTGCGATCCAAAATACAGTGTCTAACATGATGTTTCTCCTTATATTATAATGCTGGGAATGATTGTGCTGGCCCGGTGGGCTTACTGCCAAATGCTGGCGGTGTGGTTGTTATGGTTGGCGCAGCTGCAGTCGCTCCTGCTCCAAAGCCTGCACTGCTACCAAAGCCGCTTGCGGCTGGTGTTGGTGTTGCAGTTGTGCTTCCAAAGCCGGTGGGTGCTGTGGGCTGGATTGGTGTCGGCGGCGTATATGTTGTTCCTCCGCTTGTTGGCAGGGCGATGCCCCCGTTGTTGGCTCCATTTAGTTTCTCCTGTGTGCGACCATAGGCCGCAATACCCAGCACAGCACCCATGGAGATGTGGAACAATCCAGCACCTTGTAGAGTGAGTGGTTGCCATTGCACATTAACACCACCGTGGAACATGGCCTGTGTCAGGCTCCACAAGATAGGTGCAATAACAAAGTCAAAGAAGCAGACCAACATATACATCCAGCCCATCATTGGACGCCACTTTGAATTCATCCAATCTTCTTTTTTCTTTTCACTTGCGCTCAGTGTTTCATCTGCCATGGTTTGCTCCTTGTTGTTATTTTACTTCCTCAAAAGTTTTCTTTTGAGTGTTATACCAGTCGACCCATCCCCGTTGTAGTGTAGCACATTCGTGGTATGTGGTGTAGTTTGACACAACTGTTTTGGTCAACACACTGAATACTGTTGTTTCAGTATCAATAGTTTTCAATTGTGGGCATGTTTCTAGCAGTTGCGTTGGAGCTTCAGGAAACCGGCGTGCCACTGGAACTGTTGTGCAACCTGCCAGTAACATGACTAATAAGAGGTATTTCATCGACGGTCTCCGGCTGCATCATTGTGTGCTTTGACAACTTCCTTGGGCACCGGGCAAGTGTTGTCATATTTTGCAACTTCACGATCTACGTATTGAACAATATCGTTGCCTTGGGTCCTGTAATACTCACGCTTGGTAACAATTTTGGTTACAATTTTTACATTTTCTGCTTGGCTCCGGGCTTCGGCCGCTGCCACTTGCTGTTCCAGATCAGCCACGCGGGCTAACCATGCATGGTTGTCACTGATGGCACCGGTCATATACAAACCAAATGCAGTTATGATGGCCGCAATCCATTGAATAGGCGCACGATACAGTGATACCAGTGGAACAAATTTTAGAACCGAACTTGCCGCAAGACCCGCCAGTCCGGTCAACAGGACCAAGTAAAATACAATGTCAGGCAACCACTTTAAAATCCACACATCAAGCTCCGAACACTAGTAATGCGTGGTTATAATGTTTTTGGCGATCTTCTAGGCCAATGGTGCCACCGTTGATGCGTTTGGTCATTGTCAGGATATCACCCGAGTCGGCGTATTGATTCAAGTTGTTGCTTTCCCAGAACCAGCAGGCACTTTGTATAGCACCTTCAAATGTTTGTAAGAAGTCAGGAACAGCTTCTACTGGCATTTCTAAACTGTCGGCAAAGGCTTGATAGTTGGCTTTGCCGGTCAACTGAATAAGTCCACGACCGCAGTAACGGAAGCCGTCACCTGACGCTTCGTCACCATTGCCCATTCTGTTGGCATAGACCCGATTGGCAATCATTTCGGGTTGATGAGCAAACTGTTCTGCACTGGAGTCAGTGAAATACTTGGGGAAAATTTTTCTCAGTGTTTCGGCCCGATAGTTCAAGTTTTCGTGTAGTGCAGTAAAGTTACCACTTTCGTGTGCCGATTGAGCAATAAAAGCAGCCACACGCTGTGGTGTGTTGATTTCATAATCTGGTAGTATTTTGTTTAAGGCTTCGGCCCAGTGCTCTAAATATGGGTTATTGCCAATGCATTGTTGTAGCTGTTGTGGTGTAATTTGCATAATATCAGTACCTTGTTAGATACTAATATTTAGTTGGTCCTGCCCCATTTGACCCTGTTCCACACTCTTTCATGCGCCCAAAATAACCCTACTTTGGTCAAGATTTCTGTCAAGGCAATACCACTGGCTAGCAGTGCCTGTCCTGTAATCAACCAACTGATAAGGAAAGTATCTATAGTGCCAGTGATACGCCAGCTAACTGCCTTGGCAAGGCTACGAACTGGCGTATCATTCATGATGTTATTTTAATCCTAACTCTTTACGAATCTTTGTAGCACTGATGTCAGTGACTGATTCATCAAAAGTTTCCTCTCCGGCAGTGTAACCTACACCTCGTCCCCAACCTATGTGAACAATATTAGGCACTACTTGTATTTCGTATTGTCCTTGATAGATAGGATCTAGATCACGCCGAATAAACTTTTTAACCTGTTCTACTTCAAATGGATTTGACCCTTGCCAACCTTGAACGTCACGTATTTGAATAACTACCTGGCCGGTCTTGGCAATCAATCGTTCAAACAAGGCACGGTGTCCATCATGCCATGGTTGCCAGCGACCCAACATCTGCACAGTTTCTCGTTTCCAATCAAACACAGGTCGGCGACGCTGGTCTATAATGTGCTGGCCAATAAATTCAGCCCACTTTTCTGCATTTTGTTCCGTGACACGGAAGTCATATACTTCAGGTTCAACAAAGGCTGCATTGGTATCTGCATAACGGCCTTCACGAATTGTATCGACCCAGATAGTCCAGTCGGCTTTGAAATTGTTACGCTGTTCGACCAAGGGTGCAACAAAGTCACAGATAACATAATCGCCACCGGACTCGATACTGAACTGAAACATGCGTATACTTTGACGAATACGTCCGTCATTGCTGAAGTCCCAATCGTTGTATTTGCGACGAATATCGTCGGCGTTGAACCAAGTGACGTGTGGTCGGAATCCGGTGATGGGCAACATTTCAGCATTGCTTAGATCTGCTGTTCCGTGCAGTTCTAAATAGCGTTTGAGTTCTGCAGCCAATGTTGTTTTGCCCGAACCCGGTAATCCCATTATCAATATACGTTGGGTCATCGCCATTTCCTTGAAGTGTGTCTTGCTAAATCATCTGTTGGATGATGTGCTACCGGTTGAAAGTATTTTTGATTAGTGTCATCTTGGAGTATTTCCGCAATGTAAGCATTGTTGTAATCTATTGGAAACTCTAATAGAATACTTAGTTGCCTCAAATAGTCACAAGAATACAATTGCAGTAACTCGTAGCTGAGATATACAGGATTCCATGTGGCCAATCGTTGATACTGTTCTACAGCTATATTGTATGTGGGCTCACCACGCAACCGAGTTTCTTGAAACGACAAGATATTACGATCTCGCCCGATGATAGCAAATCGTACATTGATGCCACAGCCCATGGCCTGTGCTGCAAAGCCGATTAAATTGGGCACAGTGCGTTCACCATTGTTCATGTAAGGACAACTTACACCGGTCACATAATAATCGCTTTGATTCCAATCGAAATTTTTCAATAGATCGGTGTTGTTCCAACAGTCAGCAAATGGTTCTTGATCATGCCCGATCCAATAGGTTTGATTCAATTCTTTCCACCCATACACTGCTGGATGCAAGGCAAGTATTTTACTCCAGACATGATTACCAGATCCTTGTGGACCTGATATAATCAACAACTGTTTTTTCATACTAGATATTTGACCAACGGTCCTGCTACGGCCATCATCTGACGAGTTTTCTCTGTTTTAAGTCCTGTGACCTGTAGTGTTGGACGCATGTAGCGACTGGCATTGGCCGTGGCATGTGGAACATTGGCCCAGTCGAATATGTGAACATCTCCGGCTTGCCAATGCGAATATGTGTGAGTACCAAATAGATAGAATTGTCCAGGGCGCCAATCATCTAACATTACGGTCATACGCACTACCTGTTCTGGATCATCGGGACAGCGTTCTTGTAATTTGTCTATGTGCAGATTAAACATTTGACCAGGTTGTTGATAATGCATACGTATCTTGGGATCTTCCAGCCCAAAGTATTCACTTATTCTAGTCAACGTAGGATATGCACTGATATCAAATACCGCATCGGTTAACTCAAGGTCTACTGGTGCACCTGTTGTGCGTAAATCATTTTCTTCTTGTGCCAGCATAGGGCTAACTGTGTTGTCATCGTTGCCGTAAAATTTACGTGTGGCCCAAGTTATAGGTTTGCCCTGTGCTTGAGCGACTTCATCTGACCATGTGCCTACAAAGCGGCCCAACACTTGGAACCACTCACCTGGTTGATCCTTGCGAGAATCATTGAAATGATAACGACTATGGTCTACACACCACTGCCAACTGCTGTCATAATCTGCTTGATTTTTCATATTACTTTTACCTCTAGGTCAGACGCCATATAGTCTTGCTGATATTCTTCTGGCGGTTGTGGAATACCTAATATTTCTGCTAGTTCTTGATTGTTGCGAACAACAAGGCCATCATAATTAGCCCATGCCCGGCCTATGTCTCGATTTTGCCAATCAATGATTTTACTCATTTCACGCAAATTCTTATAATACTTATCGTAGCTGGGATAGGTAATATTAAAATGTCCGCAACGCACCCACCAGCCCAGACAAGCATCGTTGTCACGCAGGGCTAAAATAATAGGACAGTCGGGCCACGTAGATTTAATAAAGTCTACATGGTGTGCAAACACATGACTTTTGATAATACGTGTACCTTCGCCTGAAAAAGGCCGATCAAACTCTGCTTCACATTGTTCTTTTGTATAGTCACTGAGCTTGTCAAAGAAATCGCCAAACTCCATTCCAGGATCAAAGTATACTCCAAGATGCATCAGGTCTAATTTGCCCGAAGCATCGTGGTAGTAGGTTCTATCTTCGGTATAGTCAGTACGATCTATACTGGGACTATAGTAGATATTTTTAATCAAGCTCGACCATTTACTGCCTGGAGCACCGGCACAAAAAATATACTTCATTCTTTACTCAAATCAATTCGTTGTAGCACTGGCAAGAATGTTTCACGTAAACTTTCCATTTGTTTTTTCAAACCTGCTGGAGTAAGTTCGGCCTCTTCATAGAATACTACGTTTTTCTCACGCCATTCGGCATATTCCTTGCTGCGAATTGCGGCACTGAATGTTTTCTGATACCATGCAACAATTTCTTTGTCTGTGTTGGGGGGCAATTCAATTGACCAAGCTGCGTATACATTAATTCCCGGTGCCACAGTGTTCAACAGTGGCACATCCGGATACTGTGGCATTGTGCGTGTACCAGTAAATCCAATGGCTTTGACTTTGCCGGCTTCGACCAATGGCCTAGCCACAGCAATAGGCATAATACCAAACTCTGTGCCTACTTTTCCATCGTACTGTGCCACGCTGGTCACTGCTGGCAATGGACCGTTGAATTTGATTGGCTTGATCAGATCACGATTGCCATGTGCTTTGTTAATCAAATATTCGTATGCTGTTCTATGTGCTCCGCCGCCTACAGCAATATTAATAGGCCGAGTAGACTTAGCAAGATAACGCACAAAGTCAACTGGTGTTTCTACTGTGCTTTTTGGGCTGGCAACCAATACCAGCGGACTCTTGCCCATGGTCAATACATCAACAAAACTGTCCCATTGATATTTTTTAATCTTTGCTTCCCAAATATCATTGGTGACATAGCTGCTCATATGGCTTGGCAAGTTGATGGTATAGCCATCTGCAGGTTGTTGTATGAAATGGTTGTTGGCCACTGCACTGTCGGCACCCGGGCGATTTTCCACCACATAAACAAACTTGGGATTTTTCTTCTGCACAATTTCGGCCAGTTTACGGAATGCTATCTCGTTTCCGGCACCGGGTGTGTTGCCCACAACAACTGTGACTGTTTTTGTAGGTTCCCAAGCATGGGATACCGAACATGCGCCCATTCCGGCCATGGTAATAAACAATGCTGCAAATAATCGTTTCATTTTATTCCTTAAAAGTTAAATTTAAAATTTCATCTGGTAACCAAGGCGTTTTCATACGTTCCGGGTGCCAGACCACTCCTGCTGTTTGACCATCAATCCACGCTTCACAATTGCCTTCGGCGTCAGTGGCTAATACCGTACCAGACCGATGCAATTTTTTAATTGCCAAAGTATGATAGCTATTGACCGCTATTAGCTCACCAAAGTAATTTACGTTGTGCGTGGTATTATGATGTCCTGCTACTTCTTCTACTCGACCACCTAATACATCAGTTAACAAAAAACAACCATGACAAACACCAACAACTGGTTTTTTACGCAAGGCCATTTGTCCTGCTAACTTTAATTCTACTGTGCGGCGAAGAGCAGTGTCGTCTCCACCTGTGATGATTAATACATCTAATTCTTGTGCTACTGCTTCAAAATCTTGATCTGTTCTATTTGCTACTGGAACAAGCGTATGACCCTGTAAGTATGAATACCATCCATGCTGGGTGGCATCATACGCTTGACCGTTATGATATAGGATTCGTTGTGTTAATCCTATATTCAAATTACCAACCGTATGCGTCTGCTACCAATGCTTTACCAGCATCTGCGGCAACAGTGTTCTTGCATGAAATTTCATACAAGTCTTTACGCATGGCGGCAACCAAAGTTTCAACTTTGGCAGCAACGTCTGCGTCTGTAACCAACTGCTCTAACTTGCGAGCACCGATCTTGCTGTGGAAGCCTTCGTCGCGAGCAATTTTAGCATAGCTCTTGGAGATAAATGGATCTTCGATGCAGTCGGCCATTTGATCCCACACTGCTTCGGCACGGCCTTCGGCTACCAACTGGTAAGCTGCCAAGGCAACTGGATCATTTTCTGCGCCGTATTTGGCCAACAAACCAGCGCCTTTGGCAGTGGGTTTGGCAGCTTCTTTGGCGATAGCAGCTTCAACATCAACCGGTGCACCAGTGATGTGTTCAATTACTTCTTTGACCATGCGGAAATGAACAGCTTCGTCGTGTGCTTGTTGTGTCAACAACTGCAATTCAACTGGATCTGCATCAGCAGGCATTGTTGCAATAGCTTGGCTGATTTCAACCATGTTCATACGCTCGTTGACCATGCGGCCAACAAAGTGCTCGACCAACTCTTCTTGAGCAGGCTTGCTGTCAAAGTATGCTTTCACATTGTGTTGACTAGCTTGGAATAATGCTTGATTGTCTGCCACGATCTTGGCAACAAATTCTTTACTGTTCATATAATCTCCTTAAATAGTTATGATGAATTTACAAGGGAGGCAAAATTTTTTATCTCTCTTGTAAATTTATTTATCAAAGAACGGAAAATTTCGTATGAACACTAAAATTTTTAACCTTTTTAAAGAAATTTTAATGAACACCAAAATTTTTAACTTGAACTGGAAAAACTATGTTAATTAACCCCTATTCACCGAACACAACATTTAAAAATTTCCCGGACCTGAATGCTAAATTATTAAAACACTATGATCGACTGTTTGATACTGTGGGTGATCTTGAAATTAGTCCCAGATACCTTTATGAATCAGGGTTGAAAATAGGATTCCGAGACATTTGCTATTACATTGATCAGTTATATAACAATCAACCCGAATCGGTTATTGACGTAGGCTGTGGAGAATGTGTTTGGAAAAACTGGTTCCCGAACATTGTGGGATTTGATCCTAATACAAATGAATTTTCAAAACAAGATTTTGTTGATTTTTTTGATGAGGATTTCAGTCGAGGACATGCAAAGAATTGGACTTGCGGAATGGCGCTGAACAGCCTTCATTTCATTAAATGGAGTGAGGTGCCCAAACAAATTGATCTAGCAATGAATATAGTAAAAGATCAATTTTTATTTACATTTAATTTTAATGTTTTACCTAACAAGCCTAATGTTCCAATGGAACAATTGATTTTATTATTTGATGATATACTGCATTCAACAGGATACAAAATTAACTTATTAGATTATCCCACACTTCAAGGATTTCCGCAAAGTAAAATAGACAAATGGGCACATATAAATGGACATGTGCGTTTTATATTGCAACACAAACAATGAAAGATATCAATGAACACCAAAATTTTTAACCTGATTAAAGAAAATTTAACTACAGCCTTTAATTTGCCCAAGTATGCCGACATCGTAATTGACGCCGATACTATTGTGCAAGACCTGCCCTGGACTCCGGCACGTTATAGAAAGTTCAAAGATGCTGTGGAAGCAGAGTTGAGTTTGCCTTGTGAGTATATAGGCACCGTACGGGATATAACACATGACCTAAGTGAGCGTTATATCAATCGCTTTTTTGGCGAAATTTGGAAGCCTAGAACAGGCGATTATGATTACACAGGATGGGAACTAGCAGATGAAATTAATAAACAGAATCCTCGAAGCGTTTTGGACGTTGGTTGCGGGTATCACCCATTTAAGGGTAGGATTAACAATTTACTTGGTATCGACCCTTACAACAACTGTGCTGACTATATGGTTGATATTTTGGATTATGTGGGGAGCCATGATGTTGTTATTGCACTAGGATCAATCAACTTCAACGATCGTGATGAAATAGAAAGTCGCTTTAAAAAATGTGTGGATATACTGGATGCAGGCGGTCGATTTTACTTGCGGGCCAATCCAGGTATTACACACAAGACCGGTCCGTATGTGGAAATATTTCCGTGGACATTTGAAATAGTAAAAGAGTTTGCTGAAAAATACAATTTAAAATTGTTAGAGTTTAAAAAAGATACTAATGATCGATTGTATTTTGTTTATCAAAAACTTTGATCATATAATCACCAGCGGCACAGTGTGCCGCTTCTAGTGGGTGGCCGCCAGACCCAATCGGATGCCCGTTGCGTTTGGTCCACTCTAGGAAATTTTGTCCATCGAAATCAGTTATAAAAGGTCGTATATAAGCCTGAAGATCCAATATGGCTGGCGAAACATGCCAGCGTTGATCAAACAATAACTCGTCTAGACTGGTCATAATAAACGGTATATTGCGTTGTTGTAAGGTATCGATTGCTAGTTTTATGCTGGTTAAACTCACTAACTTATCACGAAATTCAGAATGTAGATCTCGATAGTATATTTGTGCAACTGTGCTTTGATCCGTTGGGCTTATAGTATTCCAAGGGTCTATGGCTTGATCACCGTGATTGTCAACGTAATAATCAAAACGTTCAATCCAAGTCCATCCAATTACAAATACATCTAAACTGTCGCTACTGGCTGCTTGATCTAATACTCGTGTTAATATTTGTAAATTTCCAGACCCGCCATGAGAAAAACATCGATATTGTCGGTTGAGGTGACGTGCCAAGTGTGCTGGCCAGGTGGATTGACTTGGCATATCTCGTACGCCAACAAATGTTTGATCGGATAATTCTGTTCCGTGTATGAAACTACACCCAAAACTTTTTAATCGCATAGGCAATTATATACCTATATTACGCAGTTGAATCAGAATTTTTACAGTATGCCAGCGGCTGATTGAATGGCTTGTAATGCTCGATCTCGTTTATCATAGTTACTGACCACTGGTATACCGGCAGCAACACGCACTTCATTTAGATCTCGTTCATAACGTTCGCGGTAAGCTCTTGGGCTCAACGGAACTAACCGATCGAACTCATCTCTACTAAAAGGAGTTTCTTTACCTTTATAGTGCATGGTCCACGCCGAACTGTCGTCAAATTCAGTCAGGGTATTTAGATCATCCAACAACTGTTCTACATTGCCACCAGCCGTTGAGCGACGGCGAATTTCCACATAGACCAAATACCGATTGGGTTTGATTTCACCTGGACTACGATCAGCATCCAACACAAAGTCGTAACCCTTTTCAAACCAATTCATTAGGTCTTTGGCGGCCTGTTGATCACGCACAAAGAAGCTGATGACTATGACATCGTCGTCATCGCCCATTTTGCTTGAAAATTCGTCCACGTGAACCGTGGGCTTCATCATGCCGTCAAGGTCTTTAAACCCTAGGCTTTCAGAAAGCAGGTTGTTGAGGTTGTTGGAGTTGTTGTTGTGCATTTTGGGCCTGTGAATCACTTTGATAACTTTCTTGATCTAGATCCTGCTCGTAGGCATCATCTAAGTCAGCTAAATCAATATCTTGATCTTCTAATTCTACTGAGCCTGTGCGTATATCACTCATCAAGGCTTTGGGCATGGATATTTCTACTAGCCATACGGGTTTTTCTGTTATGCGAGCTTTATGGGTGCCTGGACGATAATCACTAGGATCTTCAATCTTGATCGGCACTTTCATTTGTGTTTTTTTGTATTTGACCACACAATCAAACGGCAATAATCTACGCCCGCCTCTTGGATCTGGCATTAGCTTTTCTGGCCACATAAAAATGCAAGTCACACGGTATTTGCTGATCTCAGGGCCAGATACCAATTCGCCAATTTGCCAGTTTTTAAAAGCATACAAATCCAGCTCATCCAGCACACGCTCAAAGTCCAGTAGGGTCAGGAGACTGCCTTCACTGAGATAGATATCCTGAATGTTTTGGGCTATTTGCCAATAGTCGGCACCGTCTTTGAATATAGCTTGATCAATGGTTTTGCTCATACGATTATTTATGGTGATTTCGATCTAAGCAGAGAGTTTGAATATCTGGAGTGTAGCCTAATACTTATGCCGTTTTTGAATCATTTACTACCCACACTAAACTCAAGGAACTAGATCCGTAAATACTTGGACAGCAAAAGGTGCTGTTAGAAGTAACTCAACTACAATGGAGTATAAATTGAGTAGACAAAGAGCAGCAAAATCACAAAAACGTCATGACATGACATATCAAGAAAATACAATCCGCTTCGATCAAGTAAAACCAGTAAAACAACGACCCATTGATATTGTGCCACGCACAAGAAATCAAGAACGTTTGGTGCTGGCTTTGCAAGATGCAGATCAGCCGATTGTGATCACAGCAGGACCAGCAGGAACAGGAAAAACATATTTAGCCATGCTGGCAGCAGTAAAGGCATTTAGAGCAGGTGAGGTCAATCGTATAGTATTGACGCGGCCCGCAGTGGGTGTAGAAGATGAACAGCACGGGTTCTTGCCCGGTGATTTAAATCAAAAGATGGATCCATGGGTTCGTCCATTGACTGATATACTACGTGAGTATTATCGTCAGCCGGACATTGCTGCCATGATCCAGGAGCAACGAATAGAGATAGCTCCATTGGCCTTCATGCGCGGCCGCACTTTTAAAAATGCGTATATTATCGCTGACGAGATGCAGAATGCAACTCCCAATCAGTGCAAAATGCTAATGACCCGTATTGGCCAAGGTAGTAAAATTGTAATCACGGGCGACGTAGAACAAGCGGATCGCAACCGCGGCAATAATGGTCTAATGGACCTGTGCCAAAGACTGGGGGAAGGGGGTGTAAAAGGAATAGCTGTTTGCAATCTTGACAATCAAGACATACAGCGGCATAGAATCATTGATTCTGTGCTACGACTTTACTCCGATTAGGAAACCAGTAGCCCAGCAACTTGTTGGGCTAGTTTTTTATATATGTCTGCACCAGGATGTAGTAAATCTCTAGCTGTGCCACCAGGCCATGGATAATCCATGGCGTTATCTCTGGGCAAAATTATACTCTGTATACCCAAAGAATTGCATAGCTGTTTAAATGCCAAGGCGTTCTTTTGAAGATTCAACTGTTGATTAGAGGGCGACGTGAACCAAGTTTTAATAAAGAAATCGTTGGCACAGGGATTTTGAGTATCACTAGCTATAATATTCAAGCTCATTGGAAATGATTCATCCAATAGCTCAATACGATGCATATCTGTTTGTAGCCATATGGCATACTGAGGGCGTAGCAATGGCAAATAATGCAATGCAAATCTAACGGCTGTATCGTTGCTACTGCCAGCATGTCCAAGATTGGCCACCGACAGACCGGTGATAGCAGACAACTGTTCAGGCCAGGTATCTCGACTGTGAACTCCGGTGCCCATGGTAAAACTACAACCAAAACACACTGCATCAAATGGCTGATCAAATTCTTTTGTTCTAAACCCGTGACTATTGTATTGGTAGTCAATCTGTGTATTTATAAATCCAAGATCATGTAGTCGTTGATATGCTACTGGATTTTGTAGGCTCTGAATATAGTTATTTTTATTGTCGCTGGTATCCCAGTGTAGGGTTCGACCTGCTACTTGTGAATAATTGTGTATCAACGGCGTCATCCGGTAACGATCTCGTAAATGTGCTTCCAGTTTTTAACTACAGTAATGCCTTTGTGATAATAATGCATGTTATGCCCGTGTTCTACCAGTAGACTTTGTAGGCCTACATTGTAGCCAGCTTCGGCATTTTCTGGTTTGTCCTCAAGCCAATAGCATCCAGAGCCTTTGTATTCTTCCAAGGCCTCTTCTTTGTCAGCACCGGTGTCCAAGCACACAATACGTTCAAATACCGACGTCCCGAACAATTTATTTAGATTCATTTCGCGAAGTTTTTGTGCATTAGGATCCAAACTCAAACTGGTGATACAGTGAAATCTAAATCCGTATTCTTCATGCAGTCGCTTGACATAATACATGGCATCACGTAGTGCAGGTAAAAATCCAATTGCGGCCGATTCATTAAAGATGCGTATCAGTTTTTTAACTTGCTCTTTTGGTATACCGTAACGCACACTCATATCATAATTGAGTTTACTGCCCGAGACTTCTTCAAAGCCGTGTTCTTGCATCCAAACATTAAATGCCCATTCCCAATCTAATAGCACACCATCAGCGTCGGTTAGAATCAGTTTGTTTAAATTTTGATATTTTGATTTCATACTGTTATTATACTACAAAGCACAGTTTTGGTCAACCGGCTGTGTTTGGGCAGTTGTATTGGCATCCAGGATGTTGATCCAGTGTTTGATAAAACTCTATGGTCTGCGGCTGTTGTAAAATTTCAGACAGGGTATGTTGACGAATATCGTATTGCGGTTTGTTTTTACCAAATGGTGTTTTGTAATAAAATCTATGGTCGGCAAGATAGCAACATGGAATATAATGTCCGCCGGCTGTAATAAAATGCTCATGGCCGGTATGGCATTTGGGTGTCAATGCTGTTGCGGCATTTTCTAATTTCCATTTGGCCTGCACAGCGTAACGAGAACTAATCAACGACTTGTCTGGGATCAAGTGCTGAGTTTTTTCGTCAAATCGGTCACTGAATCCCACATAGAAATTCTTGATGCCAATTGTCTGACTGAGTTTTTCTACCTGTTCAATATCAGTTTGATTGAACGCAAAAGGTATATATTTCCAATGACTATTGCAATTGGAACCAGCAACAACATCTAGTCCAACTCGAATTGAATCCCAATCGGCGTTGATTCGATATTGGGTAAAATTTTCAGGAGTACCGTCGATACTGAACGTTATGTTGTCCTGGGACGATAACATATCAACTAACTCTTGCCACCAGTTATGTGTTTTATAACTGCCATTGGTGGTGATCATCACCACAGCACCTTTTTGTTTTAACCGCCGGACAAAATTGATAAAATCATAATGATATATCGGATCACCGTAGTCGCCGCATAATTTTATACCTATATTGGTCAAATCAATATCAAGAAACTGCAACAATAAATCAATATCAAGACTTTGATTTTTCCAGTGCTGTGGCCACTGTTCAATAAATTGAGTTCTTGCACAACCAGGACATTTTAGTGTGCAAATATTAGTAGGTTCAATGTGAAATCCAGTAATTGATTCAATCATGAGTCATTATGGTTGCATTGCGACTGCCTTGGGTAATTCATGACCGTTTTGTTGCAATAATCTTTCCATGATGTTGGTATAGAACGGATAATAGTAGCCAACAATTCGATCCCAGTCTTTAGGAATAGCAGTATCACGCAGGGCAGCTTTGAGAACTATTTGTTCTTTAAAGTCCAAAATTACACTGGCAGTTTGCCAATCTTTATTTTTGACTCGAGTTGCCACAGTCATGACTTCGTCGATTTTACCAGAGGGCTGGTAATAATATGTTAGCATCAGGTATCTCATGTGATGTGATTTTTTTGATATTTTTTTATGATTGAATGATATGTGTCTAGATTTTTCGCTTTAGGAGCGCAAAGACCACAACGACATACGGGTATTTTACATTGTATTACAGGCTGTCCGTTATTTAGTTGTGTTTTTAGTTGGTTGATGATTTTGTCAGGCTCATCTAAATTTCCAATTGGCCCAACGGTTCCATCAAATGTCATTTTGCAATCTTTATTGACATATACTTCTCCATTGACCTGTTTGATAAAAAGAAAAAATTGATTCACACTACAATACCAGTCTGGAAATTTATTATCGAGAACGTAATAGTGGCGTTCCTTGTAATTCTGATCTAGACAACTTTGTCTGCCGCCACAACAGGCTCGTCCGACCTGACTGAGATTGGAAGACGCACCAACATCAGTATTGATAATTTCAAAGATTTTTGTTCCGTATGTTTTATTTTGATATATTGAATTAAACCATTTTATTTGTTGTTGATCATACGATTGATTTAAACTGGCGCCGTCGATTTGTTTGGGCAATGAGCGTATTTGATTTTCATCAAGCCATAATAAAAAATCTTGAGATTGTTGAAATAGTTGCGGATTATCATGCAGCATCACAATACATTTTAATCTCTTACCCGAGTCTCTAATAGACAATAGATTGTGTTTAAACTGTTGTTTTTGACGGTCGGTACATTCCACATGAGAACTCACGGTGAATTCATCAATATAAGGAATTATTTTTGATAATTTTTTATCGGATATTATGGCATTGGTTGTTGTAGTAACTGTTAATTTCCAACGGTCTGCGTATGGTTGATATTTTTGTTGTATTTGAGATAATATTTCTACTATATCAGGGTGGTGTAAACTTTCTCCACCATACACATTGAGCACAACATACCGTAGTCCATTAGGCTTGAATTGCATGTATTGATCCGCATATTCAAACATAAACTCTAGAGCTTGGATACATTTGTCTTTTGGAGGATGTTTGGTAGAGTTATCGTGTCCTCCGTTTAATCCTGAGTCACAATAACTACAATCAAGATTACACTTCATTGTGAGTTCCCAATCCAATAGAAAAGAGATTCTATTGTTGGGATCTATTGCAGGTTCAAGAACCTCATATGCCGGCATTGTTACAGCCTGCTTAGTTCACACAGTGTGGCACTTAAATTGATTTCTTGATCAGCTACCATTGGCATTGCAGCCATGCCGTTGCGAATAATAATGATTGCTTGGTCTTGACGTTCTACATCAGTGGTCCAGAGATCTAAATTGTCATACATCCAGCGAAAAATATCTTCGGTTTCTTCTGGAGTGCTTTGCTGACAAATTAGTGTTCGGGCTTCACGAATTTTGCCCGACTTAAACAACTGAACACAATCCAGTTTCCAATCGCCTACACTCTTGTCTGCGCTGTTGGGTGCATTCAACACGCCAGACTGACTATTTTGTTGTAATAACTGTAAGCACTTACGCAGATCTGGATAAGTGGCACGGACATAACTATCTAAGGTATCAATATCAAATTCAATTTCTTCTGTCACTAACACCGTGGCAGCGCGGGCTGTAAATTCAGTATGATCACTTTTTAAGATATGTAACTGTTGCAGTCTTGAATGTAGCGGCGGAATAATTTTATTAGGATAGTTACAAGTTAAAATGAATCGAACGCTGTGACTATAGTCTTCCATTAAGTTACGCATGGCAGGTTGAACTGAATTAGGATTCAAATAGTCTGCTTCGTCAATAAACACAACCTTAAACTTACCAAATGGCATAGTCTGACAAAAACTGATCAGTTTATCTACCCATTCAATCTTACGACCTTCTTTTGATCCGTTAGCATATAGGACATCATACTCATCAACACCTAGTTCATTGATCAGTAGTTTTCCTAATGTGGTTTTGCCTGTGCCAGGACTGCCGCTAAACAATAGATTTGGAATACTTCCATCTCGAATCCATGACTCTACTTGTTGACGTTGATTATCATCAACAAACACATAACCATCTACAGTTTTTGGTCTATATTTCTCTATCCAAAGTTCTTTCATTCAATACCTTTAATCAACTGTTTAAATTAATTCTTGGGCCACACCCAACAGCTCTGCTACTAGAAACAAACAGGCTGCAATTTGTATGTCGTAATAGGCTAAAAATCCACAGGCCACAATACGCAGTCCGCTTTTGGTAAAAGTAATAACACGATGTTTGATGATGTTTGGATTTTCTACTTGTGTTTTGGTAGGTCTAGTCAATGCCATTTTGTTTTTCCTTTGATGTTATTGTTTGAGTATTTCTACTAGTCTGTCTTGTTCCCATTTTTCTTCGCCTGAAAAAGTTGGTAGCTTTTTATACTCGGCGTCTAACCAACATTTTAACATATACAATTCTTGTTTGCAAGCTCGTCCGGTAAAACCGTCGTTGTAAGGACTATGTATTTCGCCTAGACTCTGGCGTATAATAGAATACGCTGACGCTACATCGGGTTTACGAAATCCCATACCGCTTTATTCGTTGGATTTGTTAGGAACGTAAACAGCATCGCTATGTGTGTCATCGCGTGGACGGTCTGGCTCGTCTGAAACCAACAAGATATCATTGGGATCAATTTTACGAATGGTTATTTTATGGTCAGCGGTGCCATCGTCAATATCAATGCCCCTTGTCCAACGGCCATGTGCTACCATAATCCATTGACCCACAACGACATCCGTTTGCTTTGGACCCACAGCATATACACGACCCCAGCGTGGGCGAATACCCAGACTGGTTCCATTATCATTGGGTATAATAATACCGCCCTGACTTAATCGAGTATCAAACTCCATGTCTGCTACTAATATGTTATCATTTAAAGCCTTGAGTTGGCTTTGAGAGATTCGGTGTGGTTCAAATGCTAATTTAGTCATACGGTCCTTTTAAATCCTTCTTACGCCTTGCGCCTGTGCTTGTTGGCGACGTGTTTTTTCCAATTCTTGTTTGACTTCTCTAGATCTAGCAATAGCGCCGGCTAGGCCGCCGCCCTGGGCCGGTGTCGGAGTATTCTGACGCTCTGGAGACACTGGAGGAGGTGCTGTCACTATAGGTGTGGCTGGTTCTGGAACAACCACTGGTTCTGCAGGTGGCTCGTCTATTGGCAGATCTGAAAAACTATCGGTGGGGTCAACCACGGGCTGTTGAACTGCTTCTTTGGCCGAACGTGTGCTTGAATGTGCTGGTCCAGCAGATACATTGGTTTGCTTTTTATACCTACGTTGAGCTTGTTGATTTTTTGGCTCAACTATTTCGTTATTACTGTTCAAACGATCGCCGCGAGCATTTACATTCATGTTGCCCACAGCTCGAACTCTTTCGTTTTGCAATAACAATGATCCCATGTCTACTGTTTTACCCATGGCTGATTTATAAACGTTGCGTGTCATTTTGATTTCCTTAGCATATACCTGTATTTAACGCAGAAATTCACGGCAGTCTAAATTATAGAATAGGCTGTCAATTCGATGAACGCCCAATTTGTATAAAACATAACTGGCCACACTCGATCCACGTCCTACTCCCCAAATGACACAATTAATGGTCATAACATCCACTAGGTATTTTAAATATCGTAACAGGTCAAACAGATTGCGTTCTTGGAATAGCAATAATTCTTCCCCGCATCGCTGTAGTTCAGCTTCAGATTTACAAAGTCCAAGTATATGTTCTGCAATATCCAACTGCTTATATTCCGCAGGCATGTGCCAACTATTTTGTTGTGTCAAATGAAACTCTGGAACTGCTATGTCGCTGTTATGAGGGAAGCTCCAACGAAACAATGATTCTGGCTTTTCAATCAGCCCGACTAAATTTTCAAGATCAACCGTTTCATCAACTGTCATGCGTTGTAAAGAATCGACAGTGCGCCCTTGCATCAACAAGTCACAAATGTCATCTTCTGAAAATACTAGTTCACCGAATTTATTTTGTTTCATTGGGCTGTTTAAAATCTGCAAACACTACAACATTTCCTGGAGAGTTTGCTGCAGGTTCGTCGGACCAGGCCAATTCCAACTCTCTCCAATCTGTGCTGGTTGGTATAGATAATACTTTTTCAGATTTATTAGCGAGCACAAAATCACTGTGAGCTAAGTCGGGACTAGTCCACCAGTCGGGTTGTTTGAATCCAGAAGTGTTTTCAAAATCAGAATGTAGATACGTCATATTAGCACCGTATGTGCTGGATATTTCAGTTTCCATAATAATCATACGATCTTCTGTAATGGCATTTAACTTGTAGTATAACATTATTCCTACCAATTGGTCAACAGGATCATTTGGCATGGTTGTAATATCGAGCCCAGCTTTGGAAAAAAGAGTGCATTGTGCTTTTTGGTTACTGTTGATAAAAATAGTATTGTCGATTTGAGTGTAGACAAAATACTTAATTCGTTCAAATGAAATACTTTGGTCAACAGAATTTTCACTGTTGGTGGTCATCCACAATCTAAGAGTGTAGTTGTTCATGATCAGTTTATTGTCATGGTATATGCCCGCGGTAAATTGTATGTCGTGTTTAAGTCTAACGTTCATGAGATGTCGATTACTCCATCAAAGTTGGTGTCGGTGTTGCGGCGAATTTTTTCTTGGTATTTGTTTTGATGGCTTTCAATGGCCATTCTGAGTTGATTGCAAAGATGGCCATTGCCCATGCTGTAGGCTATGCCCAATTTGCGACTTAGTTCGGTAATTTTTTCCAGCAGTTGTTCGGGTGTAAAATCTTCCAAACTACCAATTAAAGGATGTTCCATATACTGATTGTATATGATCTCGTGACAAAAGTCAATGAGTTTTGGTTAGCTAAATGTGGCGCCGTTGTTGCCAATACAGAACCATTTGCTTTGAGCTATGTTGGCCACATTGCTGTTGATATATTGTAGTGTGCAGGCCTGGCCAGTTGCAGTGAATAGGATATTTCCGGTGCCTGAAGTTTTCCATCCGGCATTGGAAACAGTGATTCTCATGTTGCCCGAAGCTGAATACATGGCCAAAGTTTTAATTTGTCCAGGAACACCTGCAAGCAATTGAGCTGTAGTAGAAGTGACTGTGCTGAAATAACTGGTAGTTACTGCTGCATTAACGTTTGCAGTGTCGGTTAAATTTTCACTGCTGTTGTTGAATGGCTGTAACACTTTGTTAACTTCTCTAACTGTAATGGTACTTCCACCATTGCTGGTTGAAAATTCAAAACTATAAACACCAGTGGCAGCAAACGAAATAGTATTGGTTGAAGTATTAAGACCTTGTATTCCTGTGTTGTTTACTGTGACTGCGGCCGGCAATACCAGTGTATGAATTGTGCTGGCCACTGTGACTTGAACCACTACAGATGCGGCCGCTCCAGCTGCTGGAAAATTAGTAAAACTTAGACTTACAGCACCGTTGGTTGTTAGGGTTTGATAACTGGCCAAGGCATAGTTGATAACAGTTGTTCCGCTCACTGTGTTTAACACAACTACATTTTCGCTCATGTTAGATAATAGTGCATTGGATAAAGGACTGCCCAACATATCGTTGTCAAGTGTAGTTCCAGTTAATGCTGCTTTTAACACTGCTTTGCTTTGCAGATCTGAAATTTCGTCAGCTGCATATTGAAAGTTCGTAGAGGTATTTGTGAAATTATCACGGAATCCTTGCGAATTATTGTCCTGCCCGGCTACTGGGTAAGCACCGTTAATGTTGTTTGGGTTAATTGCACTTGTCATATGTATTCCTAATTTATCCTATAATATTTATCAAACTCTAATAAGGCTAAGAATAATAACTTAAAGTTACAATTCCTTGGGCACCTGCACTATTAATGCTGCCGCCATTTGATCCAGCAGATACAACACCACCGGTGGGCACTAAACAATTGCCGTTTTCTCCAGAGTATGCGCCATTGTCGCCACCGGTCACAAGTCCACCTGCACCACCAAATTGGCCACCACCTCCACCACCTCCACCTGCGCCGTCTCCGCTGCCTTTGCCTTGCCCATACCCACCATATGTGGTACCAGCATTACCCGGAGTGTTTTGATTGGGGAGGCCAGCACTATACTGCCCGCCACCGCCCCCGCCACCACCACCACCGGCCACAGCTAGTATTACGGTGTTTACAGAAACTACCGAAGCGGCACCGCCACCGCCACCCCCTCCGCTATATCCAGAGCCCCCAAAACTTCCACCTAACCCCCCGTAATAATCTGTAATGGCCATATTTTTTCCTACAAACTATGTTTCCAAGCGGTGTAGGCTTGAATAATTGGACTATCGTCAACCGGCATACCGCTTATGATACTGACCAATAAGGGTGCGTTTGGTATCACTTTTATCAGAACATCAGCATTGTCGGACAACATGCGAAACACTTGGGCCTGATCTGTTTTGTTTAAAGTTAATATATTTTGTGTTAATAGATCTATCATGGTTTTTTTCCTTCAATCAATCGTCCTAGTTCGGCTACAAGTTTAAGTAAGACAAATACAGGAATCAACATCAACCCTTTTCCAAATCCAGCTGGTTTGTTGCTTGGCCCAACGACTCGTTGCCATACACCGACTATTTTACATATCGGTGTTCCGATGGCCATAATGGCTTTACCTGTATTGTTGGGCAACATACTTTCTGACATTTGATAGGCCATTTCTTCGGCCCACGGTGTAGCAATAGCTTGTGCCCATCGAGTAGACCAAGACCGGGCAGCATTGCTAAAATCTTCATCTGACATCCAAGGCATCATTTTAGGTCCGCGTCCGTCCATCCAGTCCACTACTATTTCAGCCCAGGCGCGATAACCATTGTAGATATCTGGATGAGATTTAACTAACTCTGCACCAAATGCTTGATCTGCAAGATATATTTCTTTGCTCATTAGTCCAAGTTCATATAGTTTGGTGCAAATAATCTTGCCACCCCCACCGCCACCGCCGCCGCCGGATCCACCTGCGCCACCTCCGCCTCCAACATAGGCGTTGATTACATCTCCTGGGCTTGCAGGTATATTTCCACCGGTGATAGTTAATCCAGGATACCCTACTCGCCCTGGCTGGCTGTCTGGGCCACCTCCACCACCTCCACCACCAGTCATTGTAACAATGGTCAAATTACCAGAAAAAGTTGCTGGAAGAATTATAAAATTACTTCCCACATTATTAAAACTAACAGTAGTTAATCCTGTGCGTTTAGCTCCATAAAAATCGCCAAGGCTAATAGGACCCGACGCTGGTACATTTGGTGCATAATCAGTGTCTAGCACATAGGCACCACCACGATAATAATTCTCTAACTTGATTGGTGTTGGGCCGCCAAACTCTGCCTGTATGTCAACGAGACTTATAGGTCCTGAAGTAGGCAAAGTCATTACAAGGTTCCAGATCCAGTTATATTGCCGATGGTGGTAAAGTTGCCACTTGAATCTAACTTAGCAATATTACTTCCGCTAAAACTAAAAAACAATGTATTTCCACTAGGAGTTATAGACCAGCCGCCAGATAAACCAACTGCTGACACATTGCCAATGGCGCCACCGGTGATTGAAACAGCATTGGCATTTTGGCTAGACATAGTTCCCAGACTGGCACTTTGGAAGGCAGTTATTTGATTGTTAACAAAAGCCGCGGTGGCCACTTGATTGTTGTTTGTGCCAGTTGATGCTGTTGGTGCTGTAGCTATTCCAACCAATTGAGTTGTACCAGTAACTGATACATTAGCCGCCACTGATAAATTACCACCCGTAGTAATATTGCCCTGTGCTGATATTGTACCTAGCACACCCAATGCATTAGATCCTTTGTTATAGGTCAATCCGCCAACAGCATCAACGTTGCCAGAGGTATTGAATAAAACTTGCGAAGTTGATCCAGGTGCACCTGTGATGTTTCCAACAATGCTGCCCTGAAAAGCTCCCACAAACTTGCCAGCAGTCACAATGTTACCAGTGGCTGACACAATACCTTGTGCCAGCACATTACCTTGAGTGCTGATATCACCAGTGGAAGTTATGTTTCCGCCAGCATTGACATTACCAGTAATTGACGCAGTTGAACCAAGGCCTAAGATACCTGTGACTGATATGTTGCCAACAGTGGCATTGCCGGTGGCACTAATCGATCCAGCTGTTAATAAGTTACCACCTGTAACATTGCCTGTAGCACTGACACGCCCGCCGGTGGCAATGTTGCCTACTGCAATATTACCAGTGATTGATACAGCGCCATTGGTTACCAAGTTCCCACCTGTGACATTGCCAGCGACTGACAACGAAGTCAACGTGCCAACACTGGTAATATTTGGCTGTGCAGCATTGGCAACATTGCCTGCTGTGTTGGCAAATGCTATTGGGGCAGCAAAATTTGCATCTAGCTGACTTAATGGAATTGGGCTGGATTCTGTGCCGAATGTGAATGGAACTGTCATTTTTTATCCTAAAATATTGCGTCGGGGGAATACGAGATATTTATCGTATACATTGGTGTTAGAATACATGTCAACTGGCGCAGTGAACTGCATACTTCCGCCGTCAAACGTAGTACCCGGTGGTGTTGCATAAGTCCAATTGGTCAGTGTAAAATAGTCATCTTCCCAGGTGGTTATTGCATCTGCGTCGTTGATCCAGCTGCCGATATTTTGACCATTTTGATTCCAATATGCAGGATCAGTGGGCAACGTTCCTGGCACAGTCGCTTGTATACATTCGTATATTTTATTAATTCTGACGTCGCCGCGTATAGTTTGATATTCCACAACCTGCCCAACTTGGTATGATTCAGTCGAAGAGAATATAGGTAATCCAATAAGGTCAAACGTGGTCAAGCTAGCTGGGTACGGGATCGCTGAATTGTCGGAATAGCCCCAATGTTGATCGGCTCTATTCCAATTCCGGGTTAATAGATTGTCTAATTCGTAACGATCAACTTCAAAGTCAATCACGTTGAGTTGGTCAATAAAATCTTGACCAATATAATAGGCCAATTGTTCACCGCGTCCGGGATTGGCATAGGCTATGACCCAGGCCGGAGTAAAGCCCAAAGTTTGGCCATTGGCCTGTTTACAAATCATCCACAAGGGCAATGTATTTGAAATTTGTCCTACTACATCAATAACTTGATCTCGCATGTTGATCAAACTGTTAGGATATACTGTGCTGACACTCACTGTTGAGTTTTTAGGATACGGTAATTCGGCAGTGACAGGATAGGGTAGTGTGACATCTTTACTGACACTTTGGCCTTGTGCGTTGACCAGGTCATCAATGATTCTACTGTAGACCACTTCGTAGATGACCGTTCCTGAACTATCAATGGCCTGTGCAACTTCGATAGAACCCAGCACAAGATTTTTCCAATAGTGGTTAATGTCTAAACTGGCTACATATTCATCCAATGTGGCGGCACTAAGACCATACGCATGATAATAAGTTACATTTTTTGCCACACCAAAGTTGGGATCGGTTGGGCGATATAATAAGTTTTGTTGAAAAATATCACTATTTTGTAGCAGACTATTGATCACGGCCCGATCATTGAGTGGTGGCATGGCCTGAATATAAAGATTGTCGTAAGGCTCGTTATAGGCTCGGTTGACTCGAATTGAAAATACTTTGTTAGAGCTGATTAAACCGTCAACACTATAAGCGGTAACTGTAAAATAGTAAACCAAATCAAATGTAGTAGTGTTGTTGTCAAATGTAGTTGTGCCCATGTCCAAGGCAAAAGTATTAAAACTTACTCGCCCGGCAATTTCACCCGAGGGTAATAATTCTAAACCTTGAGGTAATAAACTATCACTGCCTGACAGCAGTTGATATTGTAGTGTTACACCACTTCTATTTACAGCCGCTACATAAAATGTGCTAGTGGCACCGTTGTCGATTGTTCCAAGATTGTCAGGAACCAACCAAGTTACATCAGCACTTACTGGTCCGATTACAGTTAATGAAAACGCATATGGAGGACTAATGTAGTCAGGGTAGGCAACTAATTGCAGATAAATGTTAAAAGAATACGTTTGATTGTTTATACCCAATGGAGGAATGTTTCCATAGAACCAACCTGAATTGGGATCTAATGTCAGTCCAGGTATGTCGGCGTCAGTAGAATACTGAAATTGATCACCATTTAAATCTACACCATTGAATTGATAAGCAAAGAAATTGTCACTACGCACAGTACCAATTGATCCGGGAGTATTTAATAATACTGGCACAAGTATAGGTGTTCCGTCGGCAGTAATAAATGTGTTGTCTGAGGTGATATATGTATCGTCAGCCGAAAGACTATTTCTACTCCATACATATATACTGAATGATCTATTAACAGTTCCGTTTACTGTGCCATCGGTCAGTTGTAGTGTAAACGCATAGTCAGTGTTTGCGCTACTAAGGCCAATTAAACCAGATATCAATCCGGCAGTGCTGATAGTTAAACCAGGAGGTAAGCTGCCTGCTATCAGTTTAACTATGGTATTATCCGGGCCTGTGTATTGTATTTGCAAATCTGTAATTAAACTGGCATCATACAACTGAGCCAGTTGCCCTGCCGGTGTAACAAATGCAGGAATCGCGGTATTGGCCACTTCAATGGTAAACGTTCTGTCGGCCAGTCGATTGATTACCATACCGGTTCGTGTATACGCTCTTACGGCAAACTTACTCAGAGTGTCTACTGGCACATCAAGTGGAACGCCTTGAATTGTTGCCCGGGCGTTTGGAACTCCGGTGATAATTCCTGTTTCATTAATCTGCATACCGCGAGGTAATGCACCAGCTATTAGCTGATAATATACAGTATTGTCAGCTGTGGCCAATAAAGGAAGACTGTAAAAGACTCCTTCGGGTATGGTCCCTAGGCTACCAGCAGGAGTTTGCCAAACCGGTTGTGACATATTAAATTATAACAGCGATAATAACTTTTTTGCCGTCCTCAAGATTGGTTTCAAGAGCCTTGGCAAACACAGCCTGTCCATATAAACGACTGCGGCCAACGCTTTGAGCATGTCCTGCAGTCGAACTGGTTACCAGACTGTCACCCTTAACTACAGACCCAACGACATTGACCGGCACTCGTCCACGCAATGCCACTGGTAATCCTGGCATGGCGGCATTCATTAAATGCGCCGGATTGGTAGATATTGCACCAGCTACCCGTTCATCAGCAACGTCGGTGCTGATAGTTATTTCTTGCTCGCCACCAAACACAACCACAGTGCCTGGTGTGTAATCTGTGTCAGCTAGATAATTTTCAGCCAAGTCAGCATATTGAGCACTAGTGGCTTTAGCAAACACAGTGTTAAAATAGCTGCTCGAACTACCAATATTGCCAACGGCGTTGCTGTTGTTGTTTGTTATGCTGCCCACTGATACAGTGCCAGTTGACACGGTTATATTGCCAGCTGTTATGTTGCCGGTTACACTCAACGAGCCAATGGTGCCAATTCCAGTGGCAATCACACCAGTTAGTGCAGATCCGTTACCAACAAAATAGTTACCAGTTATGTTGCCAACAGCACTTACCAATCCACCTGTTACTACGTTGCCACCAGTTATGTTGCCAACAGCACTTACCAATCCACCAGTTAATACATTGCCACCTGTTACATTGCCGGCTGTGATTGTGCCAGTGGTTAATACTGTATTGGACCCCCACGCGGCCAGCAGTGTGTTGACATTGCTGTCGCCATAATTGCTGACGCCGGTTAGTGCAGATCCGTTACCAACAAAATAGTTACCAGTTATGTTGCCAACAGCACTTACTTGTCCACCAGTTAATACATTGCCACCTGTTATGTTGCCAGTGACATTGACTGCGGTTCCGGTATGTGCAGTAGCCGATACATTTCCGCCGGCATTGACGTCAAGGGTAGCACGAAGATAATTGCCCGAAACATTGCCTGCAGAACTGACATTACCTGTGGCGCTGACCACACCGCCAGTTGATACATTAGCACTTGTTACATTGCCCGTGACACTGACTGCGGTTCCGGTGTAATTTGTAGCACTGATATTACCAACTGTGGCATTCCCGGTAGCACTGATCACACCAGTGGTCAATACATTGCCACCTCTGACATTGCCAGTGGCACTTACTTGACCACCAGTGGTCAAGTTTCCACTTATAACATTACCTTGGCTACTTACAACTCCTAATACTATAAATGTGTTAGAATCTCTGTTAAAAGTCATACCGGCGACGGCATCAGCATTGCCGTTGGTATTGAATATAACTTGAGTATTGCTGCCAGGGACTACAAAGTTACCGGTGATGTTACCAAAAAAGTTGCCAACAAAATATTGATCTGTTACAATGTTGCCAGTGGCACTAACTTGCCCACCAGTGGTTAAATTTCCACCTGTGACATTGCCGACAGTAACACTATTATTAGTTACACTTAGATTACCACTGGTAATATTACCAGTGGACGAAATTGTATTTGATCCAAATGTGGCCAACAATGTGGTAACATTTGAATTGGTGTAAGTTGCTGGAAGCCCAGTTAATTGACTACCGTTGCCTAAAATGTAACTGCCAGTGACATTGCCAAGAGCACTAACAACACCTTGAACATATTGTCCAGTGGCAGCAACCGTTACAACATTTGAGAATCCGCTGACTCCAGTAATTACATTACCATTGATGTTGGTAATGGCTACATTACTGGTTCCATTTTGAATGGTAGTAACGGTTACATTGCCAATTTGACTTATCTGTGCCCAAATAACACTGGTTCCATCATAATCTGCAAAGCAATAGTAAAAATACGTGCTGTCGTAGGCATACCAACCGGCTTGATCACCTATCTGTCCAACTAAAGTAGTAGGAGGAGAGACCTGGGCACGAGCATAAAGTTCTGTAAAATTTTCATTGGTAATGATAAAAGAGTTGCGTAAAGGGGTGCCCTGCCCGTCATTTGGTTCGGCTCCTACTTGGATAACTTGTTGGGTCATAGATAATTGTCCTCTTGCTGTATTTAGCAGAGGGCCAATTCTAGACTACGTGGGGTATTTTATTTAACCTGGGCTAAAACTACTGCCGCAGCCACAGGTGGTTTGTGCTGTGGGATTTTTGATACTAAAAGTAGCACCGTATTGGTCTTCTTTGTAGTCTACTTCTGCACCTTGTAGATATCCGCCGCTCATGCTATCAACTAGCACTTGAACTCCGTTATAGTTTAAGTCCCAGTCATCTTCGTTTTTTATTTCGTCTAGGGTAAAACCGTATTGCATTCCGCTGCAGCCGCCGCCTTGGACAAATACACGTAGTTTAAGTTCGGGATTGTTTTCTTCGGCAATGATATCTCGTATTTTTGCCACTGCGTTGTCGGTAATTGTGATCATATTCTTTCGTTGCAAACGTTCCAGTCAATAATTTTCCAGATGTTATCTAGATAACGCTCTTTGTCCCATTGGTAATCTAGGCTCCATGCGTGTTCCCACCAGTCCACTAGCACACAAATATCTGTCCTAACCTGATGGTTTGGAATGGTTTTAATTGTGCCCGCGGTGCTGAGATATACCCAGCCTGATCCTTGAATCTTCATCGCGACTTCTTTGAACGCCGCTTTAAAATCTTCGTAGGTTTCGAAGTTGGTTTCAATTAGTTCTAGCACAGCGCCTTTGGGGCGATTAGCTCCTTTGGGTTCTCGAAGTTGTGGAAAAAATTTATTATGTAAAAAACTACCAGCACGGTTAAAATCTGCATTGCCTTCACCCGCATTGTAGCGTTTGGCATAGCCTTTGGCCAAATGCTCGTAATGGTATTCAATTGTAGCCGGGCTCATTACAGGCTCCAACGCCTTGTGTGTGTAGGGCAAAGGTGTGGTTTCCAACTTGGCTGGCCGAGTCGAAGCTTCTAATAATTCAATATCTTGTCTTATACTAACATGCATAGGGTATTTATCTACGGCGAGTAATACGACCACGGGTTAGATCGTAGGGACTAAATTCCATTTCTACACTGTCGCCCATCAGGACCTTGATGTTGTTTTTACGCATACGACCACTGAGGTTGGCCAGCACAGGCTTTTCAAAGTTTTCCATTTTGATACGAAACATGGTATTGGGTAAAACTTCTGCTACAACCCCTTCCATTTTTATTACATCTTCTTTGCTCAATTAATAAGTTCTTTCATTTTAGCGACGCATTTTACTTATATCTTTGGCTTCCTCATCTGAAAATACCGGAACAGCATTTGACTTGTGCATGGTAGCGATCCCTTTGACTTTGGTACCTGTGTAAACTTTGGCCGGTGCTAGAGTAGCATTGCCACCAGTGTTGCGACTGGGAATATGATGTGTGGTAAAACGGCCGGCGGGCGCGGACAATTTATAATCGAGTGGCTCGGCCTTTAAGGCCCGGCTACGTTTTTTCTCGTCTGCGTCTACTTCCCACTTCTTTTTTAACTCTTGCCATGATGCATCGAGCTCACGTGATTTACGAGCTTCGTCGGCGTTGCGAAATTTCACTCGGCCTTTCTTTTTGCCGTTGAGACTAAGATACGGGCCTACTAGGTGCATGGTCATTTTTGTAATAACTCCATAGTGTATTCGGTATCACGCATATAGGCCACAGGTTTGAGCCAACCGTGACGAATGCATTCCTGTATAAGATCTTGATAGTTTTCTGGACATCGCTGACTGATTTCAATTGCGGCTCGTGACACCAGTGTAAAGCCATCAGGCGAGAATGTAAAATCTGGGTCACTTGGACGCAAAGTTTTATAGGATCGACCCTGAGAAATCTTAATCATACTGTATTATAGCAGATAATTGGGCGCAGGTCAACCGTTTATTTGAACAAGATCACAGCCATTATGACGGCTTGTATTATAAACCCAACACCTATTGTGACAATGTTTAAGGTGTCCTTGAGCACAATGGCTCGACCAAACAACAACAACAGGCCGGCCCAAATGAACAGCACAATATCTAGGCCCGGAGTGCGATCACTTAACCCGGTTAATAACGCTATCAAAGAAGGAATGGTAGCGGAATGCATTAAGATCACAGCCAACCACCCTAGCGTATCGGCACTTACTTTGGGCAATTGCTGATCTAACCATGCTCTTGCACACTTGATCCAACCGTCGAGTTTTTCCATGTTTATATCCTCTCTGAATAAAATACGTGTCGACCAATTTTGGCCACTTGTGGTTTGCCCCATTGAGCTTGAACATAGTCTGCATGAAAATACAGAGCATTCTTCAAGCCGGGTAGTCTAAAACCTTCTAGTAATACTTTTTTAGCCACTTCTTCTGACTCTTTCCAATAGGCTGGATAAATGGGTCTAATTCGACTGGATCCGTCACACATCCAACTGAATTGGCAAACTTCTCGGCCTAAGACCATGTTCTTTTGATAAACCACACCGCAAATATCGGATGCAAATTTGCCGCTGTCTACACGGTTAATAGTGACTTGGGCTACAGCGACCTTACCTTCAAAAGGTTCGCTTGCACTTTCCCAATAGATGTTTTTGGTTAAACAGGCCAGTTGTCTGGTTCTGTCCTCGACGCTGATAAAACCTTGTCGAGCTGTTTCGTTTGTTACTTTTAGGATATCTAATTTATATTGTGTTACTGTGATTACAGCAAACATCACAATCATAAAACCACAAAATTGAAAAATTTTGTTACCTACGTCAGTTATCGAATTTAATTTCAATGCCTTCTCCTCATCACAAGACTGTGCGTGTCAGCGGAGGTGCCCAGGATGAGCGCATTGACGGTGGCTGTAGATTCGACAAAAGACCTCGGGCCTCAGTGCCATATTCTCCGAATTGACTGTTGTTGCTGGCCAATTCGGACCGTTTGTCAATGAAGAGGATTTCCGAAGCCCTCTCTAAAAAAGACCAGCTTTGCGGCACTGGTCCATCCGTTGTGGAGTAGATCTAAGATTATAATCCTACGCTAAACATCTGTTAGCTTGGTTGTGTATTCTACTCTCTAAAATACTTATTATTATACACCCTATGCCGGCAAAGATCTACGATTTTTGATAGGTTTTTGCCGTTAACTGGGCATATTACTCTGTCACTGGCGGTGGCATGGCCTTCAAACGGTCCCATGTGGCCTGTTTATCTTTGATGTGCTGTTCAAGTTGACGATACTGTTCGCCCAGAGCACGGAGTTCTTCCCATTCCTCTTCCAATTTGGTGTTAGGTGTTAGGATGTTCAATCGTTCCTCAACCCGTTCCATCCAATCTCGCATACTTTTTTCGCCTATCACAAGATCGGCATTATCGCCTTGAATAACAACTTTACCACTTTGATTCATGGTGTAAGGACTGTTAACAGTGTATGGGCTAGTAGTTCCGGTGGTCCAAACATGCCCAGCAGTATTACTAAATGTAAACGGACTTCCGGTAAGACTAATGTTGCTGTAAGTGGTTCCGTTGATGTTGCCATCAATATTGCTCACAGTCAACGGCGGAATAGCACCATATTGTGGATCGGCCCATCCGTTGGTTTTTTTATAGTAGCCGTCTAACGATATTGTGACAGTATCGTTAAGCTCAGAGACGAGCTCGTCTAAGGTTTTTTCTTGCGTAAGGTCCATGTGCCGTCCTTGTTATCTATCCACTCTAGAACATCACCTTCCGTCCACTCCATGTGTTCGCAGAGCTCATCACCCAGGAGCAATAACATTTCGCCTGGGTGATCAGGGTCTTCTACTATAGTTGTAATAGAACTATACCGCATGTTATTTTGCGGCTAGAGCTTCTTTTTCTACTGTGATTTCTTTACGACGTTCTTTGATTGCTTTGCTCATTTCTTGCAAGGCTTTTCTAGCACGAGCCGCGGCAGCTTTAACACCCTTGGCTGTGAACTTTTCGTTTTCGGTAAGATAGTTATCAAACGCTGTTTTGATTGCGTCATGGTTTTGTGACATTGTATTTCCTTTATAATAAAGTGCCTAAGCACCCTTTAATTATACACTATAAAGACACGATGTCAAGAAATATCAAAGACTAATATGCCGTTTTGTCCAGGCATCCCAAATGACCATGTTGTCCCAACCATGTGTCCAAGTGACCATAAACAGGCTCAAAGTATTTTGATTATAGATGTGCATACGATTGTCGTCAACACGAGCCCGTATGTTTCGGCTAGTATTGATCCATCGAGTCAGTTGGCTTTTTGCGTCAGGTGCCCGTAAGATTACCGTATATAGGGCGTCCCCATTTTTATTTGAAGGTGCAGTCATTAATGTAAAGATTGATCCGAAGATCTTGGTGAACCAAATTCACTCACATGTTTAACAAAGTCGTCATCTAACAGTATACGCTCATCGTCATACTCTTGTGAAACTTCGTTTGGAACTCCTAACAAGCGCATGAGTCCGCCTGTGTGAATTTCCGTAATACCTTGCTGATACAAAACCAACAACAGTTGGTTAATGGCCATCCTAATGGGATAATCAAGGTCGTCTAACATACAACATACTTAGCTCAAATGATCAAGTTATTGACGATATCTCAACTCAATTTCGCTAACTGTAGATGGCTTGGTGCCAGTTGTAGTTAATTGTATTTTGGTTAATGCAGGATCTTGACAAATGGATTGATTATTGAGTGCCCTAGGAAGTCTACAGTCTTGTTGCGTTACTGCACTGGCAGTATGATCAGCAATGCCTTTGCCTGTGGTTTCGTTAACGACCACACTCGACACGCCTAGCCCGGTCCACACCAATGGAGCCGCACAACCGGATAACAAAAAAAGAAAAGATACTGCAAGTATCTTGTTCATGGTATAAGTTAGGGGACTTATTGGCACTGCCCCTGGTACCTATTAAGCCGTTACTTTGGCTGAAGTTTTTGCAGTGGCCTTGATACTAGCGCCTGCTACTTTGACTTCGCCTTTCTTGGCGACCTTGGTCTTCTCAGCCAATTTGTTGGCTACAGCATAACCAGCATCACCTTCGGTAATGCCCAAGCTCTGCAAATGCTGGAGAGCTTGCAATTTGGTCATTGGGCTTGGGAGCTCAACCAAATTGATGTTGGTGCATCCTGCTTTGTTCAGGATCTTGATACGAGCCACCAAGTCGTTAGCGAAACGAGCTTTCACTGTTCCGTTAGAATTAGTTGCGGTACCTGCTACGGTAAAAAGTTTATCTTGCGACATAAGTTGCCTTTCGTTGTTGCCTGTTAAAAAGTTGATTTAAAATACACATGCTAAATTGTTTAGCATATCCATATTATAGCGGACTGTTGTTTGAATGTCAACCATAATGTAGATTCCGGTTAACCAAAAGTATCACTTTTGATTAAATTCTTTTTTGCTGATTTTGTCTTTGGTCCATTCTGCGCTGCCGGACAGATCTTTACCAAGACCCGACACGGTGTTACACGCGGTCAATAGACCAATCATTGCAATGACAATTAAAGATTTCATTGTGCTGCCTCTTTGGTTACTTGTTGAACTTTGGATACACCGTTATCAAACATCCGAGCAATGCCCGAAAATCCCACGGTGCAGAGAACGATACCAAAAATGGCACCAATGATAAATGTTTTCATTCGGAAACTCCTAACACTTTGACACGGTTGAGTTGAGTGGCCAGGTTATTGTGTCGCTTCACCGTGCCACGAATAGTTGTGTGAGTATCGGGTTCGATTGACTCACGATACGAAAAGTAAACTGAATGATTGTTGTCAGTAATGGCTGTGATAAACCAAGTATTAAATTTTTCACTGTAGCTGCTGCGAACCACTTCTACTGTGAGCTCAACCTTGTCACCTACCTTGCCAACCAGGCCATCACAACGAGCAAGTCTAGCATCTACTGATTCTTTTCTTAATTGTCTAGCATAACCGTGCGGCATGGCTGTGATCACACTCATATCGTAACGGCTGGTAATCTCATCCAAACTGCACACTCGAGCAGTTATCCTAGCCCATTCGTTTAGTTCGGTTCGCAAGGCCTGCAAGGTAACAGCCGAGGCCAAGTGTCGACGACAGTCCACACCCATAGTACGATCAGCATCAGTAATCATACTGGCGTCAGACAAAGCTCGCTCAACAATAACACGATTGGGTGAACGCACAACCTGATCACCGATCATTTCGGGTTGCTTATAGTAACCGTTGTTGATACGGAAGGCAGTGCAAGCCGCAGCCCAGAGCAAGTTGGCATCAACTGCGGCCATTGTATCGCGATTCGCTTTCATGCCATTTCCTTTGCGGTGTTCATAAAAAATTTCAATGCCTGACGAACTTTGGGATCTAATGTACGATAGTTCTCGACCATGTGCTCAATTGCCTCTAGATCTTCTAAATCTTGTTGCACAGCATAGGCTTCCATGATTTCGCAGGCTTGATCTATGTTCATTTTATTTCTTAAATGAAACGCCAGTTGTGCCGCCTACAACACCGCCTAGGACCAGTGACGCCATCCAGGTATCAAATGTCACGGGTATTGCCAAGGCAGGAAACAAGGTATTCAAGGACCAAATGGTTGCAATTGGTGCAAGTATAATAAGCAATATCACAAATGCCACGATAAGAAAAACTTTATTCATATGTTACTCCAATTAATCTAAACGGCTACCAGCGTAGGCTGTGAACCCGTATTTCTTAAACACTTGAGCGGCTGCTTCTGCACCGGCTTCCAGTGTGTCCACGTTCTGAACATACATGCCTGCTGGATTCCAAATTTGGAAAGCACCGGTATGGCTCTTGCTGACACCGGCTTCTTTGAAAGCCCGGCCTAATTTGGTATTGCCTTTGACACCAAAAATGTCAACCCAAGCAAAGCCACAAGCAAACTGATCACGGCCGCCTAGTTTATCTTGGAAGAATCGTTCAGCGGCTTCACGAGCGGCTGACTTGGCTTCGGCTACAATTGCATCTACTTTGATACCGTTAACTGTAACTGACATCTTGAACTCCTTTTTAGTTTCTATACAAGTATTATACAAAAATGGGTGTTTCTGGTCAACCGTTTTATGCGGCTTCCAACATGTTGGCCGGCACCTTCCACAAGCCAGATGGAGTGCGAACTGTGACAAACTTGATGGCAATTTTGGTCACATCACCTACCATGACCTTGCCGGTACGGCTTGATGTAAACTTGACCATTTGACCCGGCTTGATTGAATTCTTCACGTCCTTGGTCAATCGGGCACGGTTAAACTTGACAGCATCGATCATGCTACTCAGTTCTACATTGGTCCAATTACCGAACATGATTGCTTGGTTGACTTCTTGAATGGTTTTCATTCTGGGCTCCTTTTTAGTTTCTATACAAGTATTATAGCAAATCGGGCATTTCTGGTCAACCACCCTTTTTTAGGGCAAAAAACACAGCATCTACGCTGTTGCGAAAATACAACACCAGCTGCGTGTCTAAGCGACCTTTTTTGCGCCATTCTCTATCGTCGAGTAACCTATAGAACCAACGACGGTCTGCTTGAGTACCACCGGGGCCAAACAGTTTGGTAGCCTGTTCAACGTCATCATTGCTCAATGTCCAAGCGCCACAGTTGATCCTGGTGGTTTTCATGCAGGTACTTCTTCCTTCACTGCTTCAAGTGCTTCTGCCAATGGTGTTAACTTATTGCTTAAGGCCGTTGAGCCATAAGTGTCACCCACATACCATGTACCATCTTTCATCACATAGTAAAACTCAGCACCGCAACCCTTGGTACGGTCCAAAAAGTCTTCAAATGAATGATCTACTGACCAAGTGCATTCTGTTTCGCCGCGATCGCGATCGTAAAAGGTACACATGTTGCCATAGCGTTGTTCATAGTCGCTACCAGCCTCAGCATCCAAGCAACTGAAAGGATGCTTTACACCAATCTCAGGGCGTAGGCTACTCAAGTCGCCTAGGGCAACCAGTTGGTTGGCTTTGCTTGAGTCATAATGCTCTTGCAAAATAGCACCATTGTGTTCCAGATAGCCGTCCCAATGACAGTAGACAGACTTTGCGATTGGACCATGCATGACTGCGATACGTGAACGAGTTCCCATTTTTATTCCTTAGAAGTAAAAGGCAGAGGTAAAATTACAACGACTATAAACGATTTCACGCACTTCAGTGTCCATGGCTTCACCATAGATCTCAGGGTTAGACTCGCTTAGGATTCCTAATATTTGATATGTTTCGGGCCAAGTCAATTCTGCAGTCTTGGCAAAGTTTACCAAGTCACCAATTGCGGCATTGCCGCGATCTGTGAACATACCATAATCTCTTACTGCAATCATTTCTGACTCCTTGTGTATCAATTATTAACCTATTACTACCACACGACGGACTTCTGTCTTGTAGTCGCCTGTTTCTTCGTCATAGACATCCTCATCGTCTGTGACCAGTTTGTCCATACGGTGATAGTCGCTGAACTCCACAATGCCCTCAGACACTTGGTTAACCGCAGGGGCTACTTCGGTGCGCCAGTGGTCGCCATAGTTGTAGCTGAAATGCACTTCGGCATCAGGGTTCATATAGCCCAGGGATTCAATAAGTTCTCGAACTTTCATATTACATGCTCCAATAAGATTCGCTTGCGGGTGAGCAGAAGTAAGGCGTATCATAACGCTCTTGGAATTCTTTACCACCTATTAGGTTTTGCTTGGTGACAAAAGTTTCAAACACTTCAACAACAAAACCCAAACCGCGTTTAGCATCGGCCGCGGCATTGATGTAGTCCTTGGTGCTAGGTGCAAAATCCTGCTTGGCATACAAACGACGACCTGCTTTGACACGTCGATCAGTTCGGTAAATTTCTAATGTGTATTCTTTTAGTTGGGACATTTTTCTGCTCCTTTTTAGTTTCTATACAAGTATTATAACCGAAATGGCTTTTTTGGTCAACCTAAATCAATGTGTATTTAGAGCTGGCGCATATTCGCGAATCAGCTCGCGCTCACGTGCATGGGCTGGCTTGCGACCGCGGACTTTTTCAACAAATTCAACAGTATGCATCTCAGCACCATATTCACGGATACTGTTGCATAAAGCCCACACTTTTTCTTCAGTTACTGCACGGCGAACGTGCTTCTAAAAACGCACTTTTAGGGCCCGTTTTATGCTACCTGAGCACACGGTAATACCAATGTAGTAATCGCCTGTGACCAAGTTGGTTATGGTGTAGACAGCATGGTTGCTGTCTTGACGGCGTTTTCGGGTTTGCTTTTTAACTTCCATACAAGTATTATAGCAAATGGAGTATTTTGAGTCAACCGAATTGTGGCCACTGAGTTAGTGGGCACTGACCACAAAAAACCCTACAAAAAGTAGGGTTTTTGGGTGTTGTTTTTACACAACAGATCAGCTGTTTAGCACTCGAGCCACTGAATTCATAACTGACGCGATACGGCCAATGTCACGAAGTTGTTCCACAGTATAGCCTTCTTGCTTCAATGTTTCATAGTGTGCTTTTACACAGAAATGACACTTGCCCACAATGCTTGCGGCCAAACTAAATGCTTCAAAATTGCTTTTGGTTGTGCCGCCATGATTAGCAATAGCGTTCATACGTAAACCTGCTGGCAAACCTTTTAATGCAGGATCATCGGCCATCTCAACATAGGGGTACCAAACGTTGTTTTGGGACATGATGCTGGCCGCTGTCATTGCTGACTCGGCATATACCGGAGAATCTGCCAAAATTACTGATAGGATTTTACCATTGCCAGTTGCGGCCAGTGCGGCCACAGCACAACCCATGGCCACATCTGCATCTAATGTGCTACGAAGTAATACTGCATCCAGATTCAATTTTGTATCTTTGGCATAGTCTGGCAAAGCACCTTTTACTGATTCAATAAAACTCATTTTGTTTTCCTTTTAATGTTATTCATTCATCAACTCCGAAATGTTCTCTAATCTCTACAGCACAATCCTGCCTACCTGACCTAGCATCAATGTTATCTTCGCCATCTACATCTTGACAAATAGAAACACATTCTCGCACAATCAACTCGGCGAACTTTTCCAAATCAATAGACGCATACATCTTATCACCAAGTTGTGGATAGACATTGTCTGACCATTCAACTCTGCCCCAATTACCAATAGTTGCAACAGGACTTACCTGTTCAGCAAGTTCGTTTATTCGTTTGTTCATTCTTCAACTCCGAAATGTTTCTTGTTTAGTATAACACAATCAGCAGGTGTAGTCAAATCAGACTTAACCAAGTTTTCTATAGTTCTTCTAGACAACCCAGTTTTTAATCTGGCTTCTGACATTGATGAATAAACTACACCATCGATTTCAATAGATTTGGCATTGTGTGGAAGTCTTCCATACATAGGATTTTTTGATCCTAGTTTTGACTCAACTTTTAACGCACTTTTCTTTTCTATTTTACCTTTATACCATCCTTCGGGGATGTTATCTAGATTATTACAGACAGAATTAGTTGTTCCGTTTGTGATAAAAAATAATCCAAACATTGGATTAAGTTCGCCCGGTTGGCTAGATTTTTCTTTCTGATAATCTGCCTGTCCCCAGTAAAATCCTTCCGGAAGAATATTATGTTTTATTTGGTATGACACATTCCCATCAGTAATCCACTTCTTCCCCTTGTTGCCGGCACCGTGCTTCTTAATGGTAAGAGGTGAAAATCCCGGATAAAATCCTTCAGGAATACTATCACCTGCGAATATCGCTTTGTCAACAACTCCATTGGTAACTGGAATCTTTCCGAGGTGTAAGTTACTCATTCGTTCGGCTAAAAGTTTTTTAGTAGAATCATAAATCTTACTACCGTTCTTACCAGACATCAATACTAACGCAAATGCCATTTTACCTCTAGACTCACCTTCAGTCATTCTTACTAAAAGTTTATGACAGATAAAATGTTCTCTAGCAGTTAAGTTAACTAGATTACCAGAAGAATTATCCCCGCCCATCGAACGAGGAATAATATGATGAGTTTCTTTGTAATGGTCTTTTGATAGCACTCTTGATCTAGCAGTTTCTATTATAGAAAAGTAGATACGAGTGTATCGGTTGGTGATAAATATCATTGCTGATTGCTCCTTTGTAGCATTAGAGTAGTTGGGGATTGCCGTCCCGTGAACTACACTATTATTTATCACCAATCCTTCCATTTACTTGCCTAGTGTTTCTTGACCCACTTGTCTATTACACTGACACAATTCTCCAGTTTGGCAAGAATCCAATACACGAAGTGTTTCTTCTGGTGAGCGACCCACATTCAAGTTGTTGACTGTAACGTGTTGGATCGTGTTGTCTGGGTCAACAATAAATGTTGCACGAAGTGCGGCACCTGCTGGCGCATAGAATACACCCAGTTGTTCAATCAAGCTCAACTCACCACGCTGTGTGTCTGCGAACTGCATGTGGGTAATTTTCTTTAGATCGGCGTGTGCCGTTTGCCATGCCACTTTGCAGAACTCATTGTCTGTGCTACCTGTAAGCAATACTGCGTCACGGTCAGCAAAGTCACTGGCTAGTTTATCGTAGGCTACGATTTCTGTAGGACATACAAATGTAAAGTCCTTTGGATAGTAAACGATTACTTTCCACTTGCCAGCAAAGCTCTCGTCTGTGATTTCGAAGAATGCATCTTCTGGTTGTCCTGGCTTAACACCTGTTACAGCGAATTTTTCTAATTTATCACCAACTGTTTTCATAATATTTCCTTTAAAGTTTGTTTGATATCTTGATGTTTGACGACAATAAAATTCTTTACTTCGCCATTGATTCGGATTGGTAAATCCAAGTGAATAGTTATTTCTGGGCCAGCAGGACTGACTACGCGATCGTTTCCAACTGTTCCTACAAAAGGAATGTCGTTGAATCGACCAAATACTCTATCGCCGATTTGATATGTTGATTGGTAACCTATGCGGTTGAAATAATCAGTTTGATTGCCCATAATAACTCCTGCAAGTAAGTAATTATACTAGTTTTTCTGGAAGATGTAAATTCCTTCTGACTTGTAAGCCTTCTCAAGTTTGCCGTTTCCGACCCCTGGGCGCACATTTAAAATCATGTCCACAGTTTCTACGTGTCGAAATCCTACAGATTCAGCCAATCGAATCCAGCGGTCAACAATTTTAAACTCTTGCTTGCCGTTCTTATAATCAGCGATGTTCACAGCATATAGACTGTCTGCGGCCAAAGCCTTATGTGTCATTGCAACAGTCTTGGCCACGTAGTCATCAAACCATTCATCTAAGGTGGTATAACGATTCATACACTGAGTAGGCTCGTCCGTGTAAGTTTCCAAATTGAAGTAAGGTGGACTTGAAAATGCTGCATCATAAAAACCCGGTTCAGGCTCAAATTCTTCGCTAGGAACACAATGCATCCGATATCCGGCACCATGCCCTTGTTCGTCTAGTAATGCACCCAGGGCTTCAAGTCCTTGAAAGGTTCTGGTGTTGGGATCTAAACCCGTATAGTGATAACGTAGATTGCTGGTCATTGAGCCAAACATGCGTCCGCCATAGCCTGAACTAAAGTCCAACAAGTTGCCACGGAACACAGGGCAAATGTGTTCCCATACTGCACGAGCATTCATGGGCTTGAAGTTTTGTATAGTGCCACCATTGACTAGTTCCAATGCTCTGCGTATGTTTTTGGGTATGACTGTGTCTTCACCTTCATCTCTGTGAACATAGGCCAACTTAATGGCACGTTTGAGTTTGTTATCGTGATTGAATCTAGCACGAATGCTCACTGTGGCATTGTCGTTCCACTTGGCGTCCTGCATGTTAGGAAACCAAAAGCGACCAAAAGCTAGACCTTCGTTGTTGCCCACACCCAGTTGACTGTTTCTAACTGATTTGGTTTTGGTTGCCAAGTCATTGACCTGAGCACGACATCCATCTAGGCTGTAGTAAGTAATAGGAACTATGCCCACTGATCTATAGATGTCAAATACTTCTTGTTGGATAGATTCTTTGCCAGCATCGTCAGCCTTGGTCCATACATCTTTGCCCAAGGCGCGAAGTCTCGGCATAACCGGTTCGTAGCCCGTGCAGACATCAACAGTAGGTGTGTATCCCCACTCGTCACATAGTTGTTGGTAGTATTGATCAATCAAACTGTCTTGGTCCACTGGCTTGTTCATATGGAAGTTGGATGCCTCGATATGCTGTTTCATATTTACGATGCGGAATTGCTTGTGCTGTAATCAGATCTTTGATTCTAAAACGACCTTGAACCCTGCGTTGTCGTTTACTGTCAATCTTGGCATCAATTTGACAAAGTCCTTGACCGTAAGTTTCATAAATTTCCTTGCGTTTTTGTTTCCACAGCTTCCTATGCGCTCGTTGTCCTTCTGGTCCGTGCGGCACACTCTTAACATATTCAACAAATTGTTCAACAGTTTCTTTGTTAACATTGGCCCATAACAGATTGTAATGAGCAGGAGTGACGTCAAATTCGTAGATGCAGGTATAGCGTTTGACTGTGGGCGTTATCTGTTGCCATACACCAACCACCATAGTAAATTCCGTGTCTCGACAATGGTCAATAAATCTAAGTATATTAGCACAGCCAATGTCTCGGCCTTTGCTGACTTTGATACTGTAATTGACGTCGCTCTCAATGCCTTTGACCACATCCATAGTGGCAAAGTAGGCATGAGTTAATCGGGTTTGATATTCGGCTTTGCTCAGGCCAGTGATAGATCTGACTACACTGTCCTCAAATACCACACCATGGCTTTGAACTTCCATGTTAAATCACCAAGTGTTTAAAGTAATCAAAATGTCGTTCCAAGGTCCAAGTAGTTGGATCTACTGCTGTTCCGTCGTGTGTTTGATACGTAGCCTCAAATACATTAGTGTATCGACGAAACGGCAACCACATGTCTGGAGTCTTGCTGGCCCATCCAGCATCTTTCAGTGCCATGTGTTTGGCACGACTTAAAACTACAGTAGGAGCATTAAGAGCTTGATCCACAGTGATACAGTCAGCTAACAACAGATCGCGAATACGGGCCGCTGGTATCAAGTGTTCAAAGTCACAGTCTTCATCGGCACCAATTTCGTGATAGTGTGCTTTCATACCATCACGTTGTTGAATACAGTATTCGTGATATCTACGTAGGTTATCATCAATGTCGTTGCGTATTTCTCGTAACTCTTGCTGGTTATTTTCCACGCCGTGGTACTCTTCTACTAACCTAGTGAGATTTCTACGGCAACGAGCAGCTACTGTACGATATGTTTCAGGACTGCGTTGAGTCTTACCATAGATTGGTGCTGTGAATTGGTCCAAGGATTCTTTAAGCATTTTCCGTTAATACCTGGTTAGATGTTTTAACAAAAGTTTCAAAGATTGAGTCAGACCAAGTGCTTTTAGCATTATTGGCCCAGTGTGTTAACAGTCTTACATTTCCTTTGACATACCCTCTGGTGTTGTCGATGCGATCAACACTAGCACGATATGGATTTTTATATTCTGGAGTGCCGCTGACATGATCCAACCATTGGCCAGTTAATGAACATTTTCCATTTTGAGCAATCCATAATTCAGCCAGGTAAGGCAAATCCAAATTGCAGTCCCATTTAAATTTTTTTGCTCGTTTTTTAGAATTTGATAAGTTTTCACTTAATCCCATCACGACCTGATACCAGGCCGGAACTTTTTCAAACATGACTTTATAATTTGTGTCGTATGGATGTGTGGGCACCAACGACATTAACTTTTTTTTGTTGTTCAACAACTCAATAAATTTTTGCTCGTTCATTTCAATTCTCCTCAGGAAACAAGCCAGGAGCCGTATTACCATCTTCGATACCAACCTTGGCGCCAGCACCGTGGAATGGTAAGTTTAAATCGCCACCATTGCGTAGGTGCAATTCACGCAGGAAGTTACTCATGGCAGTTGGAGCGACCCAACCTGCGCCAGGGTGACTGTGCTCCCATTGAATCTTTGCTTTGGCATGCATCAAGTGACTGCTTCTAAACGTCTGCCTACAAGATTCTAATAGTGTTTTCATCCAGTCTGCGGGTAACTGAACTGTGCCAGCAGTGCCAGCCAGTCGTTGCAATTCATAGAGGCCAATAAAAACACCTTGATCAATTTCTTCTTGTAATGGATACACAGATTTAACAGCCGCAAGTATCTGACTCAAGATCCGACCAGTCTCGTCTAGCTCAATGCCTTTTTGTGCATACTTAAAGTGACTAAAGAAGTAGTCGTTGTCACCACGTAGGTTATCACTGGCACGGCTACCTTTGTCTTGCAGGTCAATACCGTTGTTGTCAAATTGATCTTGCATAGTTCTGGCACGAACGTTCTTGATATCACGACTGCCATTTTTGTAACGCACCAAAGCATTACGATGCAAGTCGCCGGGATTAAGACGCTTGACTCCAGTGTCGTTTAACATTTCAAACGCATACGAAGCAAAGTTTGGGTCATCAGTTTCTACTACAGCACAAGGAATTTCTGTATAGCCAAGGATGGCTGCGGCCAAGGTACGATGTTGAGCATCATACAAATAGATATTACTGCCCTTAATACGGCATGCACTTCCTGGACTACAAATACGTGGATCCCATTTTTTCATAATGTTGATAACATGTTTATGAATAACGTCACGTTGGACTTCATAGTCAATCCAAAGATCTTCTATGGTAATCATGGTACTATGTGGGAATGTATGAACTAGAGCTTTTGCACGAGCTCGCCAAGCCGCCAGATCTTTTTCTGTGACTTCGTAGTGTGCTTTGAGCTGTGATTCTACTTCTGCGACAACTTCCGTAAATTTACGGACAAGGCGTTTTGCGGCCATTTTACTTTTTCCTTCGTTACCCGACACAATGCGGGATTAGTTGATAAATTGTTACTACAGCACTAGTATAACATCATTATAACTTGGTGTCAACCTGTAGGTTAGTGCCCACTAACCCTGCGAGATTCGTTTACCAATGGTTGAAATCGCTGGCTAAATGCATCCAACAGACATGAGTATTTTTGCCCGGTAGTGGCATTATTATAGTAAACCCACAGTTCCTTTTCAACCTGTCGAACTTCTTCTACTACAAATATCTTACCATCCGGTGATGTAAATCGTGTTGCCATTGTCATATTATACCTCTTTTAGTCCTGTTGTAGTGATGCTAACTAGTCGTTCTTTAGGAGCCGCCAGCATATTTTGATAATCAACCAAATAAAAAACATAGTCATCCAGTTCAGCCAAAGCCGTTTTAATTGGATCCGCTCCGGTGATAAAATATTCAACCCAAATCCACGGACGGTGTTGCTTTATGGTTGCAAGTGCGCCGGTTAGTGCTGGAACTTCGTAGCCTTCTACGTCCAGTTTAAAAAAATCCAGTCTGGCCAATGCCATAGCGTCAATACTGGTGATGTTTACCACACGGTCGTTCATCCAACCATCTTCATCTACGGTAGTTTCATCTGTTAACGACACAGTACCAAAATCTTGCACTTCACTGTAATTGACCTCGGGCAGTTGGGCTATACCGGGTTCTGCACCAAGTCCGCAATTGTGCAGATACACATGGCGATATCCATTCAGTGCCAAACTGCCACCCAAGGCTTGGAATAATTGACGCTGTGGTTCAAAGCTAACGATCCTAGTGCCGCGGCCTTGTGTTCTATGGGCCACAGGCACAGTAAAGAATCCAACATTGGCTCCACCATCCACAATGACCGCATCTGCAGGCAAGGTATCAATAATGGCAAAGATATTGGCCAGTTCTGACTCGATATGGGTACGTCCAGTTTTGACCAATGCTTCTGCTTGAAACAAACAGGTCCTAGCCACAATGAATCGACCATATACACTGTCTAACACTACAAAATTATCTACTGTCACATCAACTCCATTTCATTACAAATGCCAAGTAATCACGCTCGCTATCAAAATAGAAAATATATTCCCCGGGTCGATCGTTAGAACTCACAGTGACCAGTTGCCATCGCCATTGGTCTATCAATGATTTTTTGGACCAGTCCAGGATCTCTTCCAACACACCATAGTTTTTTTGAATTCTACAGGCATGATCAAAACTGTCTTTGTCCCGCATAAACTGCATGGGACTTTGTAACAACTGATCAGCAGATTCAACTTGGACGTTAGGCATGTGACTGCAAGGACTCGGTTAATAACTCGGTAGGCAATTGCCAAAGTGCATAACTTTCTGCAATGTCAGATACATATCCTGCACCAGGCCGGCCTGATTTAGGACTGGTCATTTCATAAAAGAAAAATTCTACTCCATCTTGTGTCCAAGTGCGTTTGGTGTAGTAGTGCGGATATCCTTCAAATGCATCCAGACTACGTTCGCAATCAGCAGTAATGTTCCATAAGACTCCGGCTACTTCTGCACCTCTGCATGGCTCAACGGTGGCGTGGTTGTAGAATTTCAATTGCCAATCCTGCAGAATAAAAGCACCATCGGCTTGAGCTTTAGGACAACGCCATGACATGGCTTCTGGATGCATGTTGGCACCATAAGCAAAATATAAATTCTTTTCTAACATACGACCTCGCTGAATTTCAATTTAAAAAGTAATGCATCTTGTTGGTCTCGAAAAATCCAATCCATTGAGTTGCCACCAATATCAGTTATGTATCTACCACCAGGCAAGCCGAACAGATCAATGGCGTCAATACAGATTTGATCCCACCTCAACATGTCATCTTTGTTGTCCAGGGCAACCGTGATTGAGTGGATATATTCAGGGTCGTGCAATGTAGTGTTTCTTTATGTAAAGATCAGCTTTGGCTGGATCGTCGAAGGTATAAAACAGAATATTATCAGTAATACCAAAGTGATTACAAAAACTTTGCCCGTATCTAATGCCGTACAAGGCATCAAAACTGAACTCCTGGCGCCATTGCTCGAATTGTTGTTGAGAGATAGATTTACGAATTTTACTATCTTGATCGGCAAAGGCCACTATCTGTTCAAAAGGGTTTGTCATACTCTATTTTAACACGCTTTCTCTATTTGTGTCAATCTCTAACCAAGTATGATCTCCTATATATTTGACCTGCGTCAGGTATTCATAATCTTCGGGTACACCGGTATTCCATTCTGTAGGACCGGTCATGACCAAGAGAGTTCGTTCACGTCTCCGGTGCCATACCAACCAATACGAGTTGCCCATCACAACTTGAAACTGATATTCTGCGGCATGCACCCGGTCAGTGACTTCTAGTCTACGTCGAATATCTTCGGCTTGTTTTTGTAGCACTGCGACCAATTCCATAATACGATCATATTCCTGCTGGGCATACATCCTGGCATGATTGATCATGAGATCTTTTTGTTTTTCTACCGGCACTAGATCAAATGCGGGTCCTAGGGTGCTGGTAGCGTAAGGCGTTATGTTTCGATTGAAAAAGGCAACTAAAGTGTTGCCAGTAGAAATATCAAAACTGTCTCTGCCTTTGGCAATGTTGGATTCTTCTGTCATCAGTCCCAAAGATTCTGGTAGTATTTTCCAAACAGCACAAACCCATTTTTGATACGTTTCTGAACCTTTTCTATACCTTTGTAATCACATTGGTAAGTGTGATTAGGGCCGTCTTCCCATTTATACATGGTGGCCTTGCCGGTTTCGTCCCATGCACAAGCCACTGTTTTCTGATCAAACTCGCCCGAACGAAACTTCTCTTCCCACGAGTCATCTGTTTTACATTCGAACGCAAAAATCATTTCACCCAGCACCCAATCCCAACGTCGGAAGTGGTTGGCATCAGTATCCCACTCGTTTTCTTTGGCTGGTGCTTCTGTGCTACGCAAGCCTAAGCCTTTGGGCACATCTTTGTCATCCACATACGGAGCACCGTGTTTATCTTTATTCAACTGTCGAAGCATGGGCAGAACAATTTCAGCCAAAGTGTGATCCATGCTCCAGGTATCCCACCGATCAATTTTGACATACGTGATTCGAGGATGCACAACGTCTAAAAACTTACGCACGGCAACGCAAATGGGATTTAAGAAGTTGACCCACTTGACATATCGGCCTTGGCCTGTATCTTCGTGGTCGTAAAATACACCCTCATCCTTTTCCCAAAAACAAACAGTTTTTAAGATGGTGTATGGTGAGATCCAATGATCACGATATTTGCTAATGTAAACTTTCATTCTAATCCTTTTTCCTTTACACCATCTTTGTACCATTCGGTAAGAGGTTCATTGAATATTTCTCGAATCTTTATCATCTGCCCATCCATGAACAAGGCCTTGTATTCTATCCAGGCATTGCTTTCCCATGATTTCTGCGGGGTTTCTAATGCATGCCGATAAAAACGTATTTCCCCATCAAACTCATTACAGCATATCCAATGCTGGTTTGACTGTTTTATATAGCCGCCCAACAATGCTGCATCATCCTCAACCCACTCGGCATCGTATTCTTCATGCCATAGATACCAATACCCGTCATCCTGATTCTGTTCTATCTTGTAATTATCCAACAACTGAGCCGGAGTATCTTTTGTTTGATACTCCTCGCCTCGATAACGGATATTATCAAACATGCCCATAGTTCAACGACTACCAGGTGCTTACATCAGTGATATCAATTGTGGTGTCAACATCTTTGTCGTTATCGTTGAACAGATTGAATGTAACTACCAGTCCTGTGCCAATGCCACTGGTGTGATCCACTTTGATCGTAAACCATTCTACTTCTTTAAAATGAGTATATATCTCGGTTAACTTGCCCAGCTGTTTACGGTTAAGTGCCAATTCAGTCATTACCAACTCCCATCATCAATCCAAACACTAACAGTTAAAAAAAGAAATCGAACATACCAGCCCTTTTCATTGGGTCCGGCCCACTCACCTCTAAACTCACGACCGGCGCCGCCCAAATAAGACCAGTGGAATGGATTTAGATTCAATCTAACTGTGATGCCACTGTATCTTAGCCAGTTCATCGATACTCCCGATCTAAACTAACGTTGGTCAAGCCAGCCACTGTTTGAAACTGATCCCATGCACTTTTTGCCGCAGGATTACTTTCCAGTTCGCTACTAGGCAAAACAGTTTCTAACCAAATCTCTGGACGGCGAGCAGGTTTTACGCCAAACTTGCGTGGCTGATGTAGTCGACCAGTTTCCCAAAGTTCAATGCTGACACTACGGAAACGATCTTCATCGTGGTAGCCGGCCCATTCGGGATTGCTGTGGCTAAAAAATCCACGGCTGTATGCATTGTCTGTGCCACCACCGTAGCCAATCCAAATACCTGACCATTGCTTGTCATCATGCGGATCGAAATCGGTACGAGTAATCAGCACTAGCACATCCGCAATGTCTACCTTGCCGTCCACAATGTCTCGAACGCATCGACTATAACTAAGTCCGATTTTCATCAATCAATCTCCATGGTTGTTTCATTGTCAAACGTAAAATACTCCGAAATTTCCAACAACACAGCATCAGCAATCTGTTCTTCAATGTAGGCCCGTGTGGGGGTTTCTGAATATTTATATGCACGGTTCATACCGTATTTGACTCCGCGCTCGATACAATCTACCAACACTGTATATTCTTTTACTTTCATTCGACCTCCAAATACTTTAGTTCAAAGTTGTTTGCACATGTTTCATAGCCAATGTATCCACGTGGGTTACACACCACTCGGGTCTCACCAATCCGGTAGTCACTGGCGTTGTGCATGTGACCATGCACCCATAGTCGGATACGTGGACGATCTGCAATAAATTCATCCAGCTCACTGCGGAACGCACCATTCATCACTGTGTCGGCACGATAATACTCTGCTACACTGCGACTGCTGGGTGCATGATGCCCGACCACAATGTAGTTGCCGGGATCCTGAACCACGGTATTGATATAGGCCAACATCTGCTGATGCTCTTCTACAGTATCTTCTGGGCTCCAGTTGGCCGGCTCTTCTTTGCGTTTATGCCCAATGACAATCATTTGACCTGCTTCATTTGTGAGATACCGCCCACCATTCTGGCCATCTTCAGTCCACAGTGGGTTGGGTTCGTAAAGTGGTACTTTACGTGCTATGGTCCGACGGCTGTTCACCACTCCACGGAAATCATTCATGGCCGTTTTGGTATGCATCAAGGTTATCGGGTCCTCACGATTCATATCAGTCCACAAGGTACCACAGATAAAGGTATGATCCTGATGACGCCATGTTTCTTTTTCAAGAATATGCAAATTTCCAAAATCCAAATGCTCTCGAAGAATACTATAACTTTTAGCCGCGTCACCGTGATAGTGTTCATGGTTACCCAGGATGTAAACCACGTGCGGAAATTCACTGCATGCCTGCTCAAAGAATTTACGATACTGTTGTGCCTGTTCTTGCTTGAAACCACGTGGACTAACAAAGTCGTCGGCCACACAGATATCTCCGGCCAGGATCAGCACATCAGCTGCTTGATCATTGGTTAGATCAATTGGACCAAATTCCAAATGAATATCAGACGCTAGAGCTATTTTCATTGATTTCTAATTCTGCTTTGAACTGTGCTACGATTACAGGATCGCCGGCTACCAAGTAGGCCGCTTTGCCCGGAAAACGAGTTTGCAAGGTTTCGCGGATTTCGGTTGCTGTTTTTCCTTGACAAACAAACTGTTTATCTTTGTTATTGTAGCAGAAATACACGCCCTTGTCAACTTCAATTTCCAATTCAATGGCAGACTTTTCTGTGATTGCCTGATCGATTATGTGATCGATTTGACTTCTAAGAATTTGAAATTGGTACCATGCATACAGCAAGACCAGGCCAATTCCGATTACAACGCCCAGTAACACATTTAAAACGTCATCAAATTCCATTTGTCAATCCTTTGTTCTTTACACCTTCTTTATACCATTCAGTCAAGGGCTCCGGGTCGTCCCATTCAACATAGCCCCACGTCTCTGCTGCCAGTTCTCGATAGCGTTCTTGATCTGAGTTTGCATCAACGTCATCTGAGTCTAGGTATTCGCCATCGTATGTGGTGGTTCCTATAAAACCCACACCAGACTCCCAATAGTCCAATTTAAACTGCACCCGTCCATCACCAGCGGCCCAGGTATGAAACGCTTCAATAGGTGGTGCCCAGGCTGTAGAAAACTCAAATGAGATTGAATCTTCCTCTGTGTCATCAAGGATACCAACATCACAAATGTCCCACTTGGTTCCCCAGTTATTTACATTCCACTGGTACCAATCTTGATCGCCTTCAAATCGAGGCTGTGGCACCATCCAAGCCAACAATTCAGGATCATTCTGGGCCAGGCGCTGTTTGATTTCAGCGATCACCGGCGCTGGACCTGTAATAACGGCACGATTTGAACACCAATTGGGCATAGTTACTCCTTAAGAAAATCGACGGGTTCTTTAAAAAACATACAGGTTAACACTACTCTTGGAAATGATTGACATTTAGACATGTCAATCGTGTGTGGAATTTGACTGTTAAATACCACTGGTTTTAAAACTTCTACCGAAGCAAGTTGTTGGCACTGGCTAAGATCAATTGCACTTAGATCGTAATAGGCTGCACCAAATTTGTTTACGATCGGTTTCACTTGAGACATTAATTCCGCCGGAACCGAATACCATAAATTTCGACTGTCTTGGGTATTCAAAATAGGAAAGTTAATTTTAGCAGTCACTGGTAATTCATCAATGTGTAGATTGGCATTTTCGTTACTGACACAAATTGTAAATGCCACTTCTCTTAATTGCAACTTGAGAGTTTTGAAATATTGTGCTAACTCCGGAACTGCTCGAACAAACTCTACTGTGTCCAATTTGTTCCACAGCGAGGGTTTTGTTACATTTAAAATATCATGTTTTGTTTTTAAAAAATCAATGGTTTTTTCAGAAATAGTTTTCTGCAGATCGTCTGGACAATCAAGTTGATGATAGGGTTTTAACGTCATGCTGTTATTTAATGGCTTGTCGTTGAGCAAAATACTGTTCATGTTGTATCCAGCGATTGCGAACCAAAAAGCCCCAATCACGCTGTTTGGGTCCTGGCATGAATAGGGTCCAGGTAACAACACTAGGGTCTAGTTCGATTCGATGGTACGAGTCAGCACTGCAAATGCGAACATGACCGGGTCTGCGCCATTTGGCAATTTCACAAATTTTGTGACCGTTTGCATCAAATTGCGGAACCCATTCCCAGTAGCCGCCACGCAAAATTACGGTTGCATAGGGCCATGGATGATCATGCACATGGTCAGGATCACTTTTTAAAAATTTGTGTAAAAACACATTGAATGGAAACCAAGTACGATCTCGAAGAAAAAGATAATAGCGTTCCAGGTATGGTTCGTTGTTTTCGCGATCCATAATAACCCTATATCTTCCCAGGCGTTTGAATAGATGTTTTAGCATACAAGTATTATACAGGAAATGAATTTAATGGTCAAGTCAAGAAAAAACCCCGCATTGCACGGGGTTTGGGCTCAGTGTCCAGTCTGAATTGGACAGCGGAAGGGTATTAGATACCTAATGCAAGAGCGCGGTAGCCAGCGGCTACTAATTTACGGCTTGGTTTGCCCAACACGTATTCGGTTACAGTAACACCGTTGCCTGCTTTACGAGAATTCGTATAGACGGCAAAACCGTTTGAACGGATTCTGCTCACTTCAGCTGACAGGTTTTTTACGCCCATTTTACTGGCTTGACTAGCAGTCAAAGCCTTGCCGGATTGCAATGCTGTGAATACTTTGAACGTCTTGGTTTCTGGATTAAAATGTTTCATTGTTTTTACCTTTCAATGTTAAACGCTGTTTAACAACAGCTGATGCTAGTATAACACTGAATTGCACATTGTGCAATGCCGTCTGGATAGCTATTTTACCATAAATAACTAAAAAGGCTAACTAGACTCATGACCACCTATACAGTAACCGCTACAGCCACCAATGCTACCACCGATACGATTACCGTCAGCTCGGCGACCAACATGTTTTCAGGCATGCCCATTGTGTTTTCGGGCACCACATTTGGCGGAATAACCGCTGGTGCTACTTATTATATCGGCACCGTCGTTCCGGGATACCCAACCAGCACCATCACAGTGACCAGCTTGCCCGGCGGTGCTGTCGTTGGGTTGACCACAGCCACGGGTGTCATGACTGGCACATTTAGCTCGGGCGGACAACAAATAATCAACATTGGCACTTTGCCAAACGACGGCACAGGCGATCCGCTACGCACAGCTTTCAATGATACCAATCTAAACTTTGACCAAGTTTTTGCGGCAGGTCCGGTTGGTAGCAATATCCAAATGGTCAGCAACACCATAAAAACCACAAATACCAACGGTAACTTGGTGTTGGCTCCTAATGGAACGGGTATGGTCAAGAGCAATGTCAACATTGTGCCGGATCAGACTCATGTCCGTAATTTGGGTGCTCCTACTCTGCGTTGGAACACAATTTATTCCTACAACTATTCAGGAAACGGATCTGGGCTAACTGGAATTGTGGCCTCTGCCAACATTGGAACAGCAAGCAAACTGATTAACGAATTCAGCGAAGTCAACATTCCAGATCCTAGTGGCAGTATCTATGCCAATGTCAACAGTGTGAATATCACTGTGACCACACCGGATGGCTTTTTGGTCGACGGCAATGTCACTGTAAATGGCGCCATTGCACTACCAAACACACCAAGCGGCGCCGCCAATACTATACAATACGGTCTTGGCAACTTGATCGGCTACCTGGACGGTCAGTGGACCATTGGTGAATACAACGGTGCCGAATATGGTACAGAGGGTATTCGTATCAATCCCGGTATTGAAGGTGCCGCAGATGTCTATTTGCCAGCAAATCAAAATGCCAACGTAGAAGCATTGACAGTCAGCAACTATGCAGGTAATGTGGCAATCAACACAGCCACAGGCACCTGGACCTTTGGTGCGGATCGTAGCACCATATTCCCAAATATAACAGTGCAACGTGGTGACAATCCGTCGGGCACAATTAGTGGTCAAACCCTGTTGTTTGGTGATGCCACACAAGAAGCCATTATCTCAACTCCAGATGGTAGCAATGCAGATGGTATTAATAGCCAACGCTTGGTAATCAATCCTGGCAAAGGTGAAGACAGCAACGGCGGAGAAGGTGGTGACATCTACTTATGGGCTGGTCGTGGTGGCAACAACAACGGTTCGGGTGGTGACGTCAAGATCCGTGGTGGTTATGCTCCAGCAGATGGCACCGGCGGTTATATCCGTATGGATGGTGGTGAATCGCAAGGCAATGGTGCTCCTGGCTTTATTGAAATCACCGGCGGTCAAGGTGGCACTACCTCGGGCGGATATGTTCAGATAACAGGTGGTGTTGGTGGTAGCGGCACCGGAGGTGCTGTTGATATCATTGGTGGTTTTGGCCAAGCAGGTCCAGGTGCTGCTGTAAGTATCACCGGTGGCGGTTCGGCCAACGGCCTAGCAGAATACGGTAATGTAAACATTGGTTCCGGTGCAAGCACTTGGTCATTTAGAAATAATGGAACTACAATATTCCCTACAGGTAACATAACTTCTGATACATCATTGCAACTCACTACAACATTTGGAAATTATAGAACAGTAGAGTATCAAACAGCAGGTGTTTGGGATGTATACGTAGAAGATGTTGCTACTGGACCTAATGATGCATGGTCTTGGATAGATGTAACATTCAAAGATAATTTAATAAACAAACCTCAAGTATTCATTGAAAATCAGAAAGCAAGTGACGGTATAGCACTTCGTTGGACCTTTGATGAAAACGGTAACTTGACATTGCCAAAAGGTGGCGTTGTATCAGAAGGTGCAGCACCAACGGGTCTTGGAAATACCATTGCTATAACACCGTCGGGCGGATCAGACGCTGACCAACAACTGTTGGTATATCCAACTGGCAATGTTGTTGTTGATGGCAACCATTTACATCTTACTACAGGCAATTTACTCAATACTGAATTGTATTTGGGCAATGATGACTTTTACGTCAAATTGGCCAACACAGGTAATATTATAGTCAACACCGCTGGTAACACAGCTCAATGGACATTTGACACTGCTGGTAACTTAACTGTGCCGGGTGGTGGTGCTGTATGGACTTTGGGAACAAACACAGTAGGTTTGACTGCCAACATAGCGGATCCATATCAAGTAAACTTAGGGCTAGACTACGCCGCTAACACAGCAACCTTGGCTG